AAAGCATCACAGCGGCTGACCCGGCGGTGCGGCGGCGACGCCGCGCCGGCGCCGTCGATGTGGTGCCCCCAGTAGGACTCGAACCTACGACCTGCGGATTAAAAGAGCAAAAGACTGGGGATCTAGTTGCGGAAATATCAGAAGATACCCCCGGGCGTCCTAACCTAAACCTTAGAGTTGACTGTGACTATGACGGTGAGCCCACTTACACATGATTTGATCCATGCCGTGTTAGTGAAATATCGACTGATCCAGACATGGCAACTAGTCCAAGTGTCAGCGCGTTTGTCCTCGCGCACCATCGGTGAGCGGGTCCGCGTCATATGCCAAATGGCGGCTGAGACGGGCTGCGACCCGGCCCTGATGGAACCTGTGCAAATCATGGAATGGCTTGCCAGTCACGCCGATGACTGGTCGCAGTCCACCGCCGCGACCTATCACTCGTATTTGCGGGCGTGGTTTTCCTGGCTGCAGCGAATGGATCACCGCATCGACGACCCGATGGTCAAGCTGACCGCCCCGCGCTACCCCGAGCGGGTGCCACGCCCGGTGGCCGACGACGGCCTGCTGCGGCTGCTGACCATCAGAATGCACCACCGCACCCGCGTGATGATCCTGCTCGCCGCGCTGGCGGGACTGCGGGTCTCTGAGATCGCGCGTGTGCGCGGCGAGGACTTCGATTTCGGTCGCAATGTCCTCTACGTCACCGGCAAGGGCAACAAGCGCGCGGCGCTGCCGTTGCATCCCCTGGTGCGTCAGGCCGCAGAAACGATGCCGCGCCGTGGATGGTGGTTTCCGGGCAACTCCCGCCGTCCCGGCCAGCACATCCTCGGTAAAGGGGTCTCCGACATCGTCGGGCAGGCGATGCGCCGCGCGGGGGTGCAGGGCACCCCGCACTCATTACGTCACTGGTACGGTACGACGCTGCTCGATGACGGGGCCGACCTGCGCACCGTGCAGACGCTGCTGCGGCACTCCTCGCTGGCCACCACCGCGATCTACACCAAGGTGCCCGACGGTCGCCGCCAGGACGCGATCTCGCGGCTAGACCCGTTCCGTGCTGCTTCCTGCGCCTGAACCCTGTGGATGCAGCTGGGCGTAGATCCGCAGGAGATGATCGAGCCGATTGTCCCAGAACAGTTCGCGCTCAAGTTCGCCCTGCTGGCGCGCGGATCGTAGTTGAGCGAGTGCCATGGTGATCTGACCGGTCAATGGCATCCGCTCGGCCATGGCTACCCCTTGCGGAGTTTGTCGGCGATCTTGCGATCTTCGTCGATGCGAGTCTGGGCTTCGCGGTGCAGCTCCTCACGCATGTTGACCAGCTCTTTGCGGACCTCGCTGCGGAAGGCACCGAAATCTTTCCTGATGCCGCTGATGTCACCGCCGTGAGAAGTGACGAGCGCCAGCATCTCGGAGAGCTTGACGTCCATGAGTTGCACGGTGACCTGGGTGGCTTTGCAGATCCGGTTGGCTTCGTCGATGTCCTCGCGCATGTTGCTTTCGTGGGTGTTTTTGACCTGCTCGTGGACCTCATGCACGGTTTTGCCGGACTCTTTGTTCTGATTGAGAATGTTGCGGTTCTGCAACCAGATCGCACCTAACCCGCCAGCGACCATGACGATGACCGAGATCAGGCCGATCAGGGTGGTGGGGTGGGCGATGGTTTCGGGACTCATCACGAAGGGTTCTCCGACCAATAGTCCCGCTATTTGCCCTTGTCCTCATCGTGTTCGAGTACGTGTTCGATCTTCTCCAGGAAGCCGCATACGGCTGCGACCACCGCGAGTCCACTGGCCAGCAATGCAGCCCAGTCGGTGGGTAGAAAACCCGAGGCGGTGTGCAGCGCGGTGGTGCCGATGGAGCCGAGTGTCGCCAGCGCGGCGACGACGGCCTGGAGCCGATTCGCCAGAGACAGTTTGTATTTGGGGAACATTGTCAGGCACCTTTCGCTTCTCTATCTATTAGGCGGCTAGGCGTGTCAGTGCCTTCGTAGCAATTCTTTCTAGGAACCCGACAGCATCGGCGACCTGGTTGCTGTAGCCGGGGATCTCACCCAGGTAGCTGATGTGCGGCGCGGTCGGCCCACCCGGAGCGGCAACGAACTTCATGCCCTCGATGGCCGCGCCGATAGCGTCGATGGGGGCCTCGATGGCGGCGGCGGCGTCGTTCCACAGGTTGACCATGAAGGTGGTGAATCCCGAGAAGTCATGCAGTTCCAGCTCGGTGGCGGTCAGGTAGACCTTCTCCATCAAGTCACCGGTGTGGTTGTCGGGCACGCACGGATACATGTCGAGTCCGGCATCACCGTTGGCTGGGGAGTGCACGTAGTCGGCCCAGACCACTTCGCCGTCGATGACGGGCAGCCGGGTCATCCGGGTGGGGGAGATGCCCCGGTAGGGGCCGGGGTCGGCGATGGTCGGGGCGTGGAAGCCCTTGCCACGGCTGGGGTTGCCGAAGGTGACCCCGCCTGCGAAGTTGGGTAGGAACTGTTTGAGGTCACCGTCCATCAGCTCCATGGCCACCCGCGAGGCGGCTTCGCCGCCTTGGCTGTAGCCGTCAAGCACAAACGGGGTGTTGGGGTTGGCGCGCATCCACAGCCCGGCGTTGGTGACTGCCGTGGACACCGACTCCTGGTAGCTCGGTGAGCCGATCGGTCCCATAACGGGGCCGAAACTCCACGGTGCTTGAACAGGCACTTCGTAGCACAGCATCGGGTTGACGTACTGCGTCAGGCCGCTGACGACGTTGGAGGGATAGCCCGTGCCCGGCGCGGCCCACGTCCCGGCGAACGTGAGCACGGCAACCCGGTTGAGCCGTCGCCCGTCGAGTTTGGCGACGAACTCGGCGAAGTCAGCCATGGCGCTATTCCTGCGGTGCGGCTTGCGTCGGCGGCAGCGGCGGATCGGCCACGTTCAGCGCGGCACGCACGTCGGCGGGGTCGTGGCCTTCGACCAGCACGGCGAACAGCCCACCGATCATGTCGAAGACCGTCTGGTGGTGATACCGGCTGGTCAATATCTCCGCTGTCACGGTGACGTGGTCGATGGTCGAGGGTGTCCACCACAATCCGCCGGGCAGCTTGCCGGGGTCTGCGCCCTCCGGGCGGACGACGGTGGACTGCCCGAGCGCCACCTCCCGGTAGTGGGAGACGCCGACCCAGTTCAGCGGCGGATAGTTGGGCTGGTCGGGATCGCGGCCATCGAGTTTCCCGATCGCGGTGGCGGCAGCATCGGCCATGATGGGTCTCCTAATCCACGAACAGCAGTGAGTCGGCGAAATCGGCGCGCGGCGGGCGCACTGCGGCCAGCCGGGGACGTGGGGTGGCGCGGCCTAAGGCGGCGACTTTGCTTGTGAACGCGTCGGCGACGATCTTGGCGCGCTGGAATCCCTGGGCGGGGCCGTGGTTCATCGCGTGATGCCGGGCGCGTTCGGACAGTTCTTCGGACTCATGGACGACGTCACGGTTGGCGTGCAGGAACCGCGCGGATTCCAGTTCGATCCAGCGGGTCTCGGTCGATGACAGTGGCGTGACGGTCTTCGAGGCAGTCCGGCCGGGAGGGGAGACACCGGCCTCCCGGCCGAAGCCACCCGTCAACGCATCTTCACGCAGCCCGCTCAAGACCGTTCGATCCGCTGACAGTTCTTCGAGGGCGGCATGGTAGTGCTGTGCACTGTCCAGCGGTGAGCGAGCCACAATCGCGGTGGCGGTGCTCGTCAGCTTGGCGCAGCGACGCAACCGGGTGTCGATCGAATCGATGGAGCCGTCGAACCAGTTGTCGGCCGTCTTGCGCCACTCGTCCATCGCTTCGTCGAAGCCGTTGGCGGTGCGCTCGCGTCCGGGTGCTGCGCTACGGAACATGGGGTGCCTCCTCACCTATTGAGGCAGGACACCCCTTGCTTTCAGTAGCCCATTCCGGCACTCACCCAGGCTTCGAGCTGACGCTCGCGCTCAGACCTTGGTGTGTTCTTCTTCTGTCGTTGCCGGTCGATGTCGTCGAAGATCGCCACCATCGTGGTGTTGGCCAGCCGTCGCAGCCACTCGGGCCGGTAGCCGGGCGAGGCCGGGTCGTCGTTGAGGTGTGGTGCGGTGTCGATCGCGAACTCGCACGCCACAGCCACGATCTGCGAGACGCCGTCACAGTCGTGAAACATCAGCGGGTTGATCACCAGCGGGTTGGGTTTCATCGGGCATCCCGTGTCGACTCGATGTCGTTGGGCGGCAGCGCGCCGTGGGTCGGACAGTGAAAGCAGCTGTCGTGATAGAACACAGTCGCATGACACCAGACACAGCGCAGTGATGGCTCCCAGTTGCGGGCGGGCGTCTCCCGACGCTGCTGCTGCGGGGTCCAGGGCAGGGGCAGCCCGTCATCGGGGCGGCGCGGCACCACATGCACGTGGGTGTGCTTCACGGTCTGCGTGGCGTGCTCGCCGACGCTGGTGATGATGTTGGCCTGCATGGCGGGATGGTCGGCCACGTACTGCGCTGCAATCTGCATGAGATCCCGTGCGATGCCGGGGTGCTCGGCCGCGTTGTCGCTGTGCTCGGAGCTGATCACCAACACGTGGCCGTCGGTGACCGGGTTCAGCGGGTTGAGGATGGCGACCCGACACTGACCTTCGACGCGCAGGATCGTGGTGTCCTGGATGATGTCCAGGTTGTCCCAGTTGTCGGGGCAGAACACGCAGTCGGTCATGTGAACCTCGGGGCGTCCAATGCTTCACGAAGATCGTCACGTCCATCCCAATACAATGGTCGTTGAGTCAACTTGAACAAATGCGGCCCGACTATATCATTCTGGATGGCCGCAGGACTGTAATACTGGTCGGCCACCCAATTGGGATCACAGATGATCCACACATGACAGGCTTGCTCGTAGCACGGGTATATCTTGAGAATCCGGGCACACCAAGTGTATTCGGGGCTGATGATACCGCCGACCTTCAGCTTGGCGACTGAGCGTCGCGTCCAGCTCATTTCACCACCCCGTGTAGCTGATCAGCAGGTCGGCAAGGACGCGCCGTCGCTTCTCGTCCAGGCCAGCGGCAAGGGCACCGGGATTGGCTGGACCGAAGTCGTGGAATCGCGCCGAGCTGTTGTAAAACGAGTACATCGCCAGCAAGAACACGCGTTCGCCCTCGGAGAGGTAGCCGACCGACTCGTTGATTTTTTCGTACTGGGGAACCAAGTCCCACTTCGAGGTGATGGTGTCGAGGTCGACACCACAATTGCTGAACCAGCTACGCCCGGCAATCTTCACGCCTTCTTTCCAGGCAGCCAGGAAATCATGCTCGTTGTAGAACGCCGTGATGGTCATGTCGTCTCCCATGCGGTGATTATGGAGGAGTAGGCCGAGGCGGTTCCCCATCCGCCCCAGCCACTCCGGTCTCCTAGACGCTGGTCAGGATCTTCCAGGCATCTTCCTTAAGGCCGCCGCCCGCCGAGGCTTGCAGCATCGTGCGAGTCGCCCGTGCGATGTCGACATCCTTGGCACCGCGCACTCCGGCGTGGTGGTCGACGTACTCGGTGACGGCCTGGAACGCGCCGAACCGGGTAGCGGCCACCGGCGTGCCAACGATCGCCGGGGACTCGACGAACAGCTTGTGGATGCTGCCCGCCTGGTTGCGGCGCTGTGTGGCTGCCGGGGAGGTGGGGTCGACCTCGTCGAGCTTGACCAGCTCTTGGCTGAACAGCTTCATGTCGTCGCCGCTGAAGGGCTGTTCGAACAGTGCACGCGCCTCGGCCTCGAAGGCGTCCTCGTACTCCCAGGTCAGCCGCAGCTGCTCACGGGCCTCCTGGACCGCGCTGCGGTAGCCCTTGGTGTGACGCACCGTGAACTTAGACTTGGCACCACGGATGGCGGCGTTGGCGGTGTTGGCGCAAACCACCCGCACGGTGGTGATCACCCCGAACATGGCCGAGGAGCCGTCGTGGGAGTTGAACAACACCAGATACCACTCGGTGGTGTCGATCGAACCATCGAGTCCGATCAGGCTCAGGTGGCGCGGCAGCTTCATGGTGATGAACACCTTGGAGTAACTCTGCAGCGACCCGGCGGTCTCGTAGTGCGCCCCGCCTTCGTCCACGAGTGCGTCGGCGAACTCGGTCAGTGCCTCGTTCTGGATGACGCCGTACTTCTTACCGACCACGCCGATCGGGGAGACCTGCTTGCTGACCGGGTTGTCGAAGACGGTGGCGAACTTGCCCGGCACCACGATGTGACTCGGTGCCTCGCCGTCGGCACCGGCGATGGTGGCGGTGACCGGAACCTTGCGGACGTTCCAGTTCGCCAGGAACGCGGCATCGAGCGCCTCCTGCGCGGTCATGGCGTGACCGACCGGCGTACCGAGCTTGTGCCAGGCGTCGACCTTGCCGTTGCGCACACGACTGTCAGCGAAGCTGGCCACGCCGTCGGTGATCGAGAGCTGATGCCCCATCAGGTGCCTCCTCAGGCTAGACGATTGTTTGTCAGTCTCTAGATTAGATCAGAGTTGATCGGCTTGTCAAGTGTTTGTATGGCTGACGTCTAGTCACCACATCGCCATGAACGCATCAAACAGTGCCTGCAGCGGATTGTCGATGTCGACTGTGGCGATGAAGTGCTCGGTGAACTCCGGGCCGAGCACGATGTCGTCAGCACCGGCGATCTGTTCCGGGTCCAGGCCCAAATACTCCAGATGCTGAAGGCTCGACAAGCCCGGCCAAGGAGAGCTGGCGGCATCAGCCCAGTTGTCGCCCTCGATGACGTAGCTGTCGGTCTGGTAGTAGTCGGTGGGCGTGACGACTCCGGCGGGGTTGTCGAATCCGAACAGCCGCACCAGTTCTTCCCACAAGCCCATGAAGCCGCGATCGGGTTCGGCGGCATTGCCGATCAGCACGAAACGCAGGTAGTCCTGCGGGATGCCTTCGTCACGGAAAGCCTGCATTGCCTCGGAAGCGATGGTGGCACTTTGGGAATAGCCGAAAATGTAGAGCGGGTCGTCGGCGCTGATCTCACCGCTATGGTATTGGCCGAGCACCTCCTGCTCCAACAGATCCAGCCCCCGCTCGTAGCTGTCGTTGGTGTTCTGCTCAGGGGTGTAGAACGACTCCAGGTCGGTGGGGGCGTCCTCGCCGTGGAAGGCTGCAGCAGCGTCGAGGTACTTTTGCGCGGCGTCGAGGTATCCCTCACCGGGATTGGGGAAGCCGGTGGGTCCGAGCACTAGCGCGTGCGCCGTAAGCTCAGAGTCTGTCCAGGGCAGCGACGTGCTCACGATGGCGACCGGCGGATAGAGCAAGGCCGCGACCAGCGCAACAGACAAGGGTGTCCTCATAACAATTCTCATTTCTTGGTGAAGAGGGACGGTGAAAAGGTCAGCGACGCCAGTCGGCGGGTAGGAAGCCGCCCATGCTCAGCCATTCGTCGAGTGCGTCGGCAGCGGTGAAAAGCCGCACGACATCATCTCGGTCGAAGTCGTCGTCATCGGATGTGTCAGCAAGCCTGCGTACCGCATCGCGCATGTCGGTGAGTGCCTGGTTCGGGTCCATTACTGGTCTCCGATGTGTCGACGAGCAGCGGCTTGTGCTTGCGTGACGTTGAAGTACCAACCCAACTTCACCGACTGGACATGACCGGTGTGGTTGATGGTGAGGTCGTAACCTTCCTGCACCTGGTCGTCGGCAAGCTGATAGAGCTTGGGCAGGATCTCGAAGAACTCGATGTCGTTGATCCAGACAACCAGCGAGGAGCCTTCAAACTTCCAGTTCTGTGGGTCGAGCCGGTGAATGCTGTTGGCGCTCATGCGAGAACCTCCTGTACCGCATGCGCTTTGGCGTGCAGGTTGGCGATCAAGATCGCGTCGTATTTCTTTGCCGCTGTGGCGACGTATCGGCCCTCAGCGACCTTGATCCCGTCGCACAACGTGCCTTCGGCCACGGGGAACGCCTCCAGGGGCCAGCCATGCAGATGTTTAGCCGCGACGTAGTGCCAGCCCGGTGCCTTGATAACGACTTTGTCGTCGTCTTGTTCGACGACCTGCACAACGAAATCGATGCGATACGTAGCGTTCACAAGACCTCCTCGGCAGGAATGAGAGATTCGACGACGGCGCACAAATCGCGCACCAACGGCAAGTCGGTACTGGCCTCATTGCGTATCCGGCGCACCTCACGCAGTGCCCTTTCACGAGGCGAAAGTCTCTCGGACGCTTCGGGATGCGACTCGGCGTAGAGTCGGTCGAAGTGCTTCTGACAACTGACCTTGGCTTCGATCAGGTTGAATAGCACCGGGTCGTCCCATTCGACTTTGACGCGACCACCGCCGGGGACATCACGCAGAACGCGGCCCTCGGGCAGGTGCGAAATCACCCAGAACGTGCCGTGCAGATCGATGTCATAGCGACCGTGGTCCGACGTCCGGGCGCGATGTGCTCCTGGCTTCCACTGGGTCCAATGCAGGCGTGGCATCGCCATCCTCTCGTCAGGTGTTATACGATCACTATACATCCAATAGACAAGACGACGCAACTGGTGGTATGATAAGTGTATAGCATTCAACTAATGGAGGCAGGCACATGACCGCTGTTGTCCCCGAGATCGTCTGGGCACCCGAAGTTGACCCGAACTACCCGGTCACCCCACCCGCTGAGCCGATTGAGGTCATCACCGAAGCCGACATCGACTGGGTCGCTGAGATCGAGGCAGCCGATGAAGAGGAGTTGGAAGCGATTGCCTACTACGACGAGGTCCGCAGCTGCTGCGGCGGACGTGACCCCTGGTGCGGTCACTACCACCACTTCCCGCCCGCAATCGAGCGCGAGTACTGAATCACCACCAAAGGAAGCAGGCACATGACATCCACCGAAATGCGTACCGCGCAGGACATACTCGACATCGTCGAAAGCGAAGTCAAAGCGATGGCCGATCGGGTCACTCGCATCGCTCGCCTTAACCAGGAAGTCCCCGGTTCGATCAGTAAGAAGATCGCCGAACGAAACCTCAACCAGCTGTGGGGTGGACGCGAATTGGCCCTGCGGGTCTTCGGCGGCGTCGAAAACCTTCCCGAGGGACTGCTGGGCTACATCAGCCGGGCGTGGCACGTCCACGCCCTGGAGTGGGGACGCCACTGATGCGCACTCACAGCATCTGCGAGCACTGCCACGAGCCGGTGCACACCGACGGTGACCCCAAGCGCGGCTGGATTCACACCCAGACCGATCGCTACACCTGCCATGACTGGCACGGCAACTTCGCCCTGCCGCTAAACGTCGATGCCCAGGAGGAGAAGCTCGAAACGGCCTACGACGAAGGCTATGCCGCCGCCGAGGGGATCATGCGCGACGAACACGAAGCCGAGTCGCTGCAAGAGGGGCGTCGGCTGATGTACGACGAGATACTCGATGTGCTCAATGCCTTCGGCGAAGGCACCAACATCGAAGCCGTCAGATCGGCACTGTTGCATCAGGTGACGCCATGAGCTTCGAACCAGTCCACGAAGTCACCTACTATCAGGCCCGCTGCACCGAGTGCGGTGTCATCGAAGACGACTACGGTGACTACAGCGCCTGGAGCGATGCCGGAACGGCGATCGACAACGTATGCGACAACGACTGGTTCGCGATCTATGAACCCGACGGCAGCACCACCGTAACGGGTCGTCCCGCGCAGGTGCTTACCAAACTGCTCTGCCCACAATGCCAACATTGCGAGGTCTGCGGGAACGAGCGCGCCTACGCGGTCGATGAGCACCTGGTGTGCGAGGAGCACGAAGATCACGAGTTCACAGAGGATGACGAATGAGTGATCCAGCAGTCGATGCCGCACAGCGGGCATGGGATGGATGCGACGTATGCCCACCCGACAGTGGGCACAACAAGCCTCCATCGAGCAGTGTCGCCGCTGCCCATGAAGCTCTCAAGCCGGTACGGGAAGTTGTTGAGAGGTACGAGAACCTGCTGAACCCTTGGGATGACGTGGGATTCGAGATTCTAGATGCACTGCGTCCACTGGTCTATCCCACCGAGGAGCTGACATGACCGATGACGTGACGGACCGCGTACGGGCTGAGCGCGACAAGTCGTCTCGCGGACTGCCATGGGGGCTGGCCGACGAGCTGCTGGCCGAGGTCGAGCGCTTGCACACCTGGGACGGCCTCATGTCCTTGCTCGATGAACACTGGCCGCAGTCGATCTTCCCCACATTGTCAGACGACCCCGGCCGCGATCCCGGCCCACGCATCGTGTCGTTGCTGCGCTGGGTTGAACATCTCCGCGCGCTCCAGCGTGACGACCGCCAGAACGCCATCAACGCCATCGAAGAACGCGACCAGGCCGTGCGTGAGGTCGAGCGGCTACAGAGCGATCTGAGCTTCTACCGAGAGTGGTCCAACGAGCTTACTCAGTACATACCAGAGGAGTTTGACGACGACATTGCCCAGGAGGCCATCATCAGCAACTGGGCCAAGTTTGTCTCCGCCGAGGTCGAGCGCTTGAGGGGTGCGCTCGAAGCGCTCGCACATGACCTGAACGCCCACAGCCAGACCACCCCGGACGATGACGACCACGAGATCATCTGTGATGTCGAGTCGGCCATCGCCTATCGCATCGAGGCCGTGCTGCGGGGTGACCAGTGAGCGACTACTACGCCGACATCGGCGGCTGGGACACTGTTACGGATGTGTTTCTGCCGCTGAAGGTTCACCGAGTCGAATAGTCACTCCAGTAGTCGCTCGGCGATGTCTAGGTCGGCGAGCTGCTCGGCAATGCGTATGCGCTCCTTGTCGAGCCGACGTAGTTGTTTAGCCAGCTCAGAATCCCGTTCAGTCAGCCCCCTGCGCCGCCGTAAGATGATCTGACGCAGCTCTAGATCGGTGTACTCGGCGCGATGCATGATCGCGTCATCATGGTGCCCTCATCCGAGACTCGAACTCAGATTAGCCGTCATGTCCTACCGCAACTGAGCGCTATCGCTGCGGGGTGTCACGACGGCATCACTTCACCGCGAAGTGAGGGCTTGTGGGCAGTTTTCCGGTGGATGCCCAGCCACTCAATCCATCCCCGCCGTTCCTGGCTTCCTTGTGAGAGGCACCCAACGTACGGCTCTGGAGGCTTGCTCAAGGTAACCAGGGACATCGCACATCCGTTGTGGCACGGCTCGCGCCCAATCCTCGACTCTAGCGCGCTATCCCTGGTCTTTACCGCGAGGTCGACCTTGTGTGGCATACGTTGACCCGCCGGTATGCCAGCGACGGATGAGCAGGGCGTCCACCGAACCCTGTCGCCGTGGACCTGGGGGGACTCGAACCCCCGTCCGCGCTTCTGTCTAACTGCGTTCTACGGGCGTAGTTCGTGTTTGGTGGTACCAGCTAGCCTGCCCCACGAACAGGACGATGACTAGGACCGTGCGCGATTGTGCTCTAAGGCAATGCCGACCGGCCAGGCTCGCGCAGCCCACTCCGATACCCGCCTGCTGCTAAGGATGATGCCGGAAACTCTGTGCAGCAGAGTGACTTGTCTCCGGCAGGTCACTGACTCAGACCAGGACACCCTCGTTGGCGTAAGCCTCGATGGCGTCGAAGTCGGCGTCAGTGAACCGTGCGTCGTTGATGTCGGCGCTTAATCAATTTCCACGTTCACTTGAGGTAGCTCGTGGAACACCTGCCCGCTGTTCAGTTGTCTATCCACACGTCGAAACCTTTACAGGCCCTTGCTGCACTCATCACGAGTACGACTACCACTATACAGATGAGACAGACTTTGGACAAGTCCTAGATCATCGGCAGATATGCGTGGTGGTTGAACTGCGGTTGGTAGGCCCCACCGCCGCCGAACTTGATGCCGCCGCGTTCTCCCGAAGAAACAGCAGTGCCGTCCGGCAGCGTAGCGGCGGTGTGGTAGCTGTTCCAACCGACCACCAGAGCATTGGGCGCGGTGCCGGGAATGAAGCCGCGAGCGGCCAACTCAGCGCCCTCGTTGTGGGTGCTGAAACGCCCCGAGTAGGGCGCTCGGCCAGAGGCGATGTTAGCGACGAATGACACCAGACCCGAGCAGTCGCTGCCTGCTGGACCATTGCCGCCAGAGATGTAGGGCGTGCCCTGCATCTGGCCGACGAACGCGATGATGGCCACTAACGCTTCTGCCGTCATACTGTTTGAGGCAAGGCAAACGTATTTGTTTTAGACGACCTCTATAACAGAGCAGGTCGAGGCTTTAAGCCTGTCGCGAAATCCATGTGACGGCAAACCTTTTACTTAGGCCCTCTACGTTTGAAAATCTCGATACGTTCGCTGGAGGTCGTACCGCCCCAGACGCCGTGCACTTCTTCGTTGTCCAGCGCATACTGCAGACACTGCATCTTGACCGGGCAGCGCTGGCAGACACGTTGTGCGTAGCGAGAGTTCGCGCCGAGTTCGGGATACCAGATGTCGGTGTCGAACCCACGACAATTGGCATGGATACGCCAGCTCTCGGGATCGTCATCTTCGTCGGGCGGTAACGAGTACGGGCTGGCGCTCACGCATCCTGCCGCTCAGACCAGTTCTTGTTACCTTGTCCGACTTCGACTTTGATGCCAAGCGAAGTGAACATCTCGATGCACTTCGGGTCGTCTTCCAGGCAGCCGCGCACGTCGTAGCTGTTGATGAGATAGGTGTAGATTTCACGCTTGAGCACGTCGCTGGGCCGGTGATCATCGTCGTCACGCATGAACGGGCCGTCGTAGGGCAACTTCAGGTGCTCGCCGAGCCAGGCGCGGGTCAGGTCACGCCATTGACGCATCCGACCGGTGACGACAACAAGTTTGTGGCCGGTGTCAAATGCGCGCTGTGCGTAGTCGACGCCGTGGAGGTAGGGCGGGCACCGTCGGCTGGCGTCGTGGAAGGCGTCGAAGTCTTTGCCGCTGTCGCTGAACAGCTTTGGCAATGCGCTGGTGATGTCGCACAGCGAGCCGTCGACGTCGAGGATGACGGCTTTGGGTCGCTCGTAATGGCAAGCGTGGGAAGCGATGCGCCGCTGCGAAAGCGTGTAAAGCGACAGGTCACGCATCGATGTTTCTCCCCGGTCGGTTGTCGTATTCGGGCAGATTGTCGGCGAACCAGGCCAGCGTGAAGGCGTGCCAGGCGACGGCGATGATGTGCGGGGTGCCGGTCTCTGCGTCGATATCCTCGCCTGACCAGAACTGCCACAGATGACGATTGAGCGCGGCAAACGAAAGCGACCACTTGTAGCCTCGCTGCCAGTTGTTTTCGCCGTCATGGATGATATTGCCCATCTCATCACGCTCGGTGTACTTCTCAGCGCCAACACCAAAGTGGCGGGCCAGCAAACGCAACGGTTCAGCGGGTATTAGATCGTACCGCTCATTTTTTTGACCCTTGCGTCCGCCGGTTGGAGAGACTAAGCGAGTTTCTTCGGTGGACATACGTCTCCATACCTCTCAATCACTTCGTATGCCCAAGCGAGCATGTCCTCGACACGGGCACCAGAAGGGTGTCCCACCGACCACAGTTCGAGATTCTGTGGTCTGTTGTCGTTACGCACCTTGTTCTTGTGGTGCACCCGCTCGTCGGGGTGTAAGTAGCGACCCAATTGTGTTTCCATGACAGCAATGTGCTCAAGTACGTAGCGTCCGTTCACCGCCCGAGGGTGGTCCGGTGCCCAGACCCTGACATAGCCGTCCTTAAGCTGGACGCGACCACCCCTCCATGACGGATGGTTCTCGCCACGCTGCGCCTTACATCGACATGCTGCGCACGTACGAGCGGATTTGTTTTTTGTCCTCCCGCACAAGCAAGTGTCCTGATCCGACGCCCGGTAGGTGGCAATCCTGCACGAATGGCAGTACTGATACCTGGCAGGCACGGATGTACCGCAGCACTTGCAAAAACGGTCTTTGGTTCCCTTGGTACGCTCTGTCCGCAAACAGCTGACGCACTTACCGTTCTGTTGAAGCCTAGTCACCGAATGGCCACACGCCTGAACTTCACCTCTAGGAGGGCGGGGCCACGGCTTGCTCACTCGGCCATCTCCCTGGCGACCACCCTCGTAGAAGATTTGGCCTGCGCGGTCAGCGATACGCTGATTCCGATCCGGGCATTATGTTCGGAGGTTCGCCGGTGCTTGCCGCACGAACAGTCCGGTCTGCACTTCGGCTGGAACCGACCTTTTTGCGAACGGTGTTTGCCGCAGGTGCAGTTCTCCGGACAGTGATTCATGCGATGCTCTGATTCGGCGCGATCGGTGAGCTGATCAGCCACTCCGATTCCTGGCCGGGCAGCAGGCCCAGCGCGCCCATGAGGTCGCGCGCATCGGCTACCTGCTGCTCTTGGGTATCGCCCTGGGCGTTGGCGCAGACCAGCCTGGCCGCAGCTATCCGTAACTCGTCGGGCAGTGCGTCGACATCCCCACATTCATCGATCCACGCGGCGATTTTGCTGCCTTGACTTGTCACAGGCCGCCTCTCAGATGTTGGGGAGTGAGACTGTGTCTAGTCTAATGGATGTGTGTCAAACTTGGCAAGAATGAAGTTAGGGACGTCCGAGTCTGCCACGGCCTTGTCGTGCGTGAATGTTGTTGGCACGCAACGGCGAATAAGTATTACCGCGTCCCCGCGACAGCTCAGCCATGGCTTGACGGGCCTTGTTCTCCGAGTAGCCGCCACGCGGCAGCGTGGTCAGTCGCTCCAGGTCACGACCGGAACGCAGTCCGGCGACATTGGTCGAGCCGTAAGAACCGGCAGCGAGGTTGCCGTCAACGCCATAGCGTTCCAAGGCGTCGTGCAGCAGGTCGGTGACCACCACCGAGAAGGCGTCGAACAGGTCTTTGGTGGTGACCGGCCCGAAGTCCTGCTTGACTACGCGACCGGCTTTCTCGCTCAGGAACTTCGACTCCATCTCCAGCAGACATCCGGCGTCGTCGTAGAAGGTGTCACGATAGCTGGACACCCACTCCAGGTTGACGGCGCTCTTGAGTTTTTCGCAACGGATCTGGTTTTCACGTTCGGTGAAGGTCACCTCGGTGACTCGGATGCCGGGAGAGAACCTGCGGCGCAGCGAGGCGATCAGGCCGCTGGAGTTCCACTGGTCGAAACTGATCTTGGAGGTCGACGGGAAACGCACCAGGATGTCTTCAATGTCCTGCTGGACCTGCACATAATCGATCGTGGGTTTGCCGGTCTCCTCGTCGGGAGGGAAGTCGCTCGGCTTCCAGACATGCAACAGGTCGATGATGACGTGCGGTCGATACTTACCGTCATCAAGGGGGCGATCTTCGACGTGGCCGATGCACAACGCGAAGTTCGCGCCCGTGTTATGACAGACGATGCCATTGGCCACAAAGTTGTGCTCACCAGATTCCATCGTCAGGTCATAAGTGGTCTCCTGGCCGTCCGACTCTATAGACTTGACCTCATGCCAGCCGTCATCTCCGCGCGTCTGCCTGGTCTTGTCAGATAGATGTGGCAGGTCAGCCAGATAATCCAACCGAGCTACTTTTTCATGGAAGTCAGCCAGAAAACCGATCTCGTCACGGAACCTGACCAGGTTTCGGCCCCGGATACTTAACTTCCAATACTCGGTCTTGGCGCTCCCCTTGACTCCAGTCGCTCGCCAACCGCTGTACTGGCCAGAGATGATGCCGAAATTGGCGAGGACTACCTGTGTCTGTCGTATCAACTCGCCGGATGCGGAGCTGACCGTCACCTCACGACTCTTTTGGTGTGGTGCTGACACCCATCCATCACCAGAGAAATAGGCCGCCATGAACTCTGCCACGACAGGCTTTGGTGACCGCAGGATGGACCATGGGATGCACGTCTGTCGACAGTGCTCATTGGGGATGAAGCCCATTTCGGCCAGCACGGCAATCATGTGCGGATTGCCCCACCCGATTGTCTTGCACTTGCCCTTGAATCTTTCCCACGACGGGTCGACACCAAACAATTCACGAATGAGGTCGGCACACTCGTCGGCAAGCTTCTCGTCGCTGTGGCAACTGATCGTCAGTTGATGCCACTGAATCGACCCCTCAGCGCAGATATAGCCGAACAGCCTACCCATCTTCTCTGTGACGAACGGAGCAGGACTGCACATTCGTGCGTTGACCCGCTTGCCGGGCCGAACCTCGGGGATGTCCACGTATTGCGTCGCCCAGATGTCGGTGTCCGAACGCACCCGAACCTTATCGTCCGTGCGGAGATCGCTCAGGGGCACCCAGCCGCGCTGAGTCCAAACCGGATGCTCCGCACTGCCGCGCACCGACCAGCCGCCCTTCAGGGTCAGCTTCAAGATAGGTTTGACGCCGCTGTTTACCCACCGCACTACATTGTCTGAGCCGTCCCTGGTGGCGACATGATCACCGGCCTCGACCTGCGCAACACTGACAATGCCGTCCGTCGTGTAGAGGTACGAGTCCGCCGTCAGACAGCGGCCTGGGTCGCAGTGAATCCGATAGCTGTGAGTCAGGATGCCTCGGGCCTGTGCTTCCAGCGGTGCTCGCCAAGAAGGGGTGTCGAAGATGCGATCCACCTTGTCGGGATCGAGGTATGCGCCTTGGACCTCGGCGAATTGCGCTTCGCGTTCGACACGGAATCGGTCAGGATTGCGCAGTTTGCGACGACGCTGCGACTCGTGCTCCAGCCCCCACTGAATGGGACGCTTGAAGGGGATGCCGACCAGCTCCGGCCCGCGTTGCCAGTCCTCGTAAAGCGACCAGCTTGGTCCTTGGAAGATGAGCATTTCAGGGTCGGCAGCGATCTCGGCGATCTTCTGTTCGGCGTCGATACCGAGTTGCTTTTCGGTGACCCGCTCGACGGCGACCTGCTTGTCGCGATAGGCGGCCATCAGCGCGCTGCCCTGCTGGTAGAGCTGGAAGAAGATCCCGACCTTCGACCAGGGTGAGCTGGGGCAGTAGGTCAGACCGTCGGTGCCGAACTGGTCAAGTGATGGCTGGGCGGCGTTGTAAATTTCGTCGCCAGACTTCGAGGAGCCGGTCTGGATCAAGAACGCCATCTCGTCGTAGGTGTTGGCGTAGCCGGTGCCACCGCGAGTTGCCGCCGATGTCGAAGACAGCGCCACAGCGGTCAGTGAAGCGATCTCGTGGTCGATGGGTACGTGGGCGGCTTTCAGCTCGGCGATGCGCCGAACGTCAGCCGGGGTGCGGATCGACAGGTAATACTCTTTGGAGCTGGCGATGTGCGGCTGAAGGTACTTGCAGTCCTCGACGGTGCGCCGGATGTCGGCGAACTGATAGCGCATGGCCTGTGTTTGGCTGGTGGCCACCACCGACATGACGCCGTTGAGGCCCGGTGCCACGCCGTAGTGGGACTGCCAGTCGTCCAGGGAGAAAAAATACGCGATCTGCTCGGTGTTAACGATGCCTCCGATGAGGCCCTTGCTGGCGCGCCGTCCGGCCACCATCTGGATGTGCGGGAAGCGGCGGTAGCCGCGCGCCTTCAGGTACTCGACGCGCTCCCAGATGTCGGGTTGCACGCCGAAGACGTCACGACGGCGCTGGAATCCCTTGCGCCACTCCTCGATGACATCGAAGTCATAAGTGGTCATCCTCTCGGTCTCTAGGAAGATGAGCTTGAGCAGGGTCTGCTGGCGCGGGTAAAGCCGGTAGCCACAGTAGTCGCTGCCGACAGCGAAGTGAACAATGCCGTCCCACGGCGGCTCTTTGATGACAGCGGCTTTGAGTCGCGCTACCGGATCGAAGTCATCAACGCTGAGCAGTCGCAGTTGGGCATTCGGATGGAAGGCCACTAGTCGGGTTGTTCGAGCTTGTCGTAGCAGCCTGGCACACCGAGTTTGGCGCAGGCGGCACCGAGTGCCTCCATCGGCGTGCGTCCGCCCAGGAAGTCCCAGCGAGTCAGGTATTGCAGCCACATGTCTGCGGTCTGGACGTCGGGGTCATCGGGCATGGGAATGGCAGTCGGACTTGACACAGGGGTGCCTCCTGACGGCGGTGGCGGCGGCGGCGGCGGTGGTGGGGGTGCGCTGTCGATGCCACACGAGGCGGCGAACTGCTGCGGGGTCACGCCGTCGGCGGAGTTCATGTCGCAGCGACCGAACGGCGGGCAGCCTTCGGGCAGTCCGCCACCGTAGCCCTGGCCGTCGGTGTACTGGTGGGCGATCTTGCCGGGGAAGTCGGGGTTGGAGCCGTATGCGGCGACGATGAACTGGTTTTCGCGCCGGTTACGCCACATACTGTTGAGGTCGTAGGTGTTGCCGTAGGCGATGACTCGTCGCGGGTCGCCGGTCCAGGCGCTGAGCGCGTCGTCGGTGGCGTTGAGTGCGTCGGAAAAGTCGCCGGAAGGGTTGCCGCCGCGTTCGACGTCGATCATCAAGATGGTCTTGGGGTGCAGACCACCGTTGTCGTTGATCATGTCCTGATGGGTGGCCACTGACTGCTGCCAGTTGGGTCGCCAGTAGAAGTAGATGATGCCGCAGGCGAGGCGTCCATCGTCGAGTGCGCGGCGCATCCAGGCGTAGTTGCGTGCGAAGTTGTGATCACGGTAGGTGCCGTCGCTGGTGCGGATCGACAGCACCTCGTACGGGTATGAGTCGTCGACCGGAACTTGAAATTCCGAAACGTCGGCAAAAATGGTGTCTGCCACTGAGTCCTCCTGGTGTCTCTACTTATTCAGGAGTCGTCGTCGGCGAAGTAGTCGCCGCAGCATCCGCAGTCGCACGGACGGTGCTCGTAGACAGCCTTGGGGTGGCGTGGCTGTCCTTTGGTACGGATGTCGACCGAGAGACGTTGAGTGCGGTGGGAGGATTCTGCGCAGCCGCAGACGCATTTCATTTACGAGATCCGCATGATGTATGCAGCACCGGACACTGAATTTTGTGACGCGGAGATTTGACCTGCCGGGTTTGATTCGTTTTTGTTGAACGCCCAAACCGTCAGCCGCGCATTGAGGTTCGGCGAGTATGACGTTTGTACGCCATTGGCCATTGAACCTATTGGCGCGGCAGCACGCACGACGACGGCTTGCAGATCGTTGTAGGCGTAGCGTCCGATGCCGGAGGCGACCAGGGTCTGGCTGTCGTAGGTGGTGTCATTAGTAATGTCTCCGATGCGGACCTCGACAGCAGGTGTCGCCTCCAACGAAACCTGAAGTTGGGCAACCAGAAAGACCCACGGTTGGAAGCTCCATCCGGTGACACCGAGGTCGAACTGCGCGATCTTCATCGGGGTGGTGCCGGTCGAACCGGCATAAGTGGCACTGACGCCCCAGCGGCCCCGGAAGGTGCCGAAGCCCAGCGCGGGGATCTGCGCTGCGGGCAACTTGCCATCGCCGTCGAGTGAGGCGATCCCGCCGGTATGCCCCAGTTCGGTCTTGAGGATGTTCAATGCGTCCTGTGTTTGATAGTAGGACTGTGATGCCCAATCAGAGGTCAGTTCATCGGCGTGGCCCTTGGTGGCGTAGTCGGACCCCTGGGCGGCGATCTGATCGGTGGTGTAGGTTTGGCGGCTCTGCGCTTGCAGATAGTTCTCGGTGGCTAGTTTGGTGGCGATGCCGCTGTCGCGTGACGGTTCGGGGCCGACGTATTTCAAGGAAGGCATCAGCTCACCTCGTCTGTGGGCAGCACCATGGCCCAGAAGTCGAACCCGAGCGGGTCGTAGGTGTAGGAGCTGCCGCCGAGCAGCGACAGCCACATCGTGAGGTTCAGATCGCCGGTGATGGCCTCAGGTGTGCCGTCGAGTACCTCCACGGGCACGACAGGGAAAACGTCCATGATGCGCGAGTTGTTGGCAAGACCACCGGCATACGGATTGCCGTCGGCGTCGATGACGTTGATCTTGCCGAATGATGCGCCGCCGCTGCGCCGGGAGTGATCGACCTCCTCGGGGCAGAATCCGGCCACCGCACCGAAGACAGCCACCGTGTAGGGGTAGCCAGGGTCTGCGATGCTGAGATCGGCGGCCTGGTAAGTCTTGATGTCGGTGGATTCGACTGACTGCTGTGAGGTCAGATAGATCATCGACGCCGGAACGAATTTGACAAGATTCTCGGTGACTAGTGTGGGCAGTTGCGCGTCAGGGATGTAGGTGTTGGCGTCGAGTGTGGCCGCGCCGTTGGCGACTCCGAGCGCAGACCGGGCCACATAGAGCGCCTGGTCGGTCTTGAGCTGGTCCTTGGTGGCGAAGTCGGCTTTCATGGCGTCGACGTAGTCGGGTTTGATCAACGGCTTCGCGCTGGCGTAGTCGGCGACTGCGCCGTCAATGTAGTCGTTGTCAGCTGCCAGACTGTCGTGAACCTGGTCGATGTAGCCCTTGTTGACCACCGACGAATCGGAGGCGATGACGCTGGCGGGATTAACGCCGACATAGCGCAGGCCGCTCATGCTGCCAGCGCTATCGCCGAGAAGCTGGCTTCGTCAACGTACCCTGCCGACACAACGGTCTGCGCGGTCGTGGAAGCCACGGTGACATACAGCGTCTGCGGGCCGGTCAGCACATCTTGCGAGCCAAGGGCCTTGGGCATGACATCGACCGGAGAGTAGCTGATCTGACGATCTGACGGCAGCCGGTCGTTGATGGTGATCCAGTTCAGTGCAGCCGGAGCGGTCTGCGCGGTGGGGAAGCCACCGAACTGAACCTGGCCGCTCTCGTAGCCGAAGCCCCAGTGCCGATAGTTGGAGCCGATCTGTGTGGCTGCTGCGACGTCGGTGTAGTTGAGGACGACGGCGTCGTTGCACAACAGCTGAAATTGGCGGGTGCTGGCCGCAGTGCCAAAGCGTGCCGCCCATTTGACCCCGGCGGCGTTGGGTAGACCCGAGACGGTGGCAAGGTAGTTCGAGGCGGTTCCGTTGACCGAGTAATACAGACCAGCCGACCCGGCACCGACGACGAAGCCGCAGAAGGTTTTGGCGTCCGAGGAGCAGCGTCCCAGCACGAGGTTTTGCGCATCAGCGCTTGCGGGGTTGTTGGGATCGTTGCCCGGCTCGCAGGCGCTGGCGGTCAGCCAGGTGATCTCTTGAATGTCGGTGGGGGTGGTGGCGTCGTTGCCGGTGCGGATGAACAGTCCGATGCGTCCCTTGTTGACGCCGTTTTTGGAGTAAACACAGTTGGACCCGTCGGTAACGGCATGCCCGGTTCCGGGGCCTGTCCAGCTCTCCTGCCATCCGCTGCCCAGATTGCCGCCTACGCGATTAAAGTGGTCGATGCCGAGGTAGTCATACCCCTCGTACGATCCGACGCCCTGAGCGATCACTGGGCCGGTTTTTGAACCCACTCGCACACGCACCAGGGGTGCCACCGCGCCGTCCTGGCCGGACAGTCCCAGCGTCGTGCAGAACACCGCTAACCGGTAGGGCGTGCCGGGGTCGGTGATGTCGGTGGTGTAGATGACGGCCTCGTCGACTTCCTCGATGCCGTGGGAGGCGTCTTCGGGATGAACCGATACCGGCGAACCGAAGTCGGTAGGCGACCACGGGCCATGAGGGAAGCGTTGAGTGTTGTCATGATTGATCTGTCCGCGCGATACGCGTCCGGCGGCGTCGAGGGTGGGAACGCCCCCGGCAGTGTCTTTGAAGGTCAGCGGCACGAGGTTGTCGGTGCCGGGGATACCGGCTGTCGAGTCCCCTGATTTCACATCGTCTTTGGTCGCCATGTCAGCGGTCAGAGATGTGAGATCGTCGGTGCTGACGTAGGCGCTCAAGTCGGTGCTGATCCGCGCGTCGATGGTTGAGGTGGGGATGTCGTCGTCACCCACCGAGTGCACGTAACCACGAGTGCCCAAGTCTGCGTCGTCGACGGCGGCAGGGCCGAGGTAGTCGAGTTCAGCCATCGCTCTCGCTTTAGAAGATCCGGTTCAGAAAGTCGGTCATGCGGGTGATGGGGTCATAGCCGCGCAGGTAACCCATGAGGTGGGCGTACAACCCCAGTGCCAGCAGGGGCACCAGAACGGGATGAGCAAGCGCTTGGCGCTTGGACGTCTCAGACAGCATCTCTCGGTGTGTCCCAGCGGCCCAGATGTTGTGTCCGAGCACGAATCCGAAGATCAGCGCCCAGCCACGTGTCGGGCGCGATTCGCCGCTCATCCCGTTCTGCCGGGTTGTCGTCAGCCCTCGGTGCGCACGTGGCTGGTTGCCACCGCGCCGCCGACCACTGCGGTGATGACCGCGATCCACGGACTGAGCTGGGCGTCGGTGAAGACGTGCAAGCCGACCAGCAGCGCCTGGACCGCAGCGAGCACGCCGTAGAACCAGGTGCGGAACCCGTTGACCGAGTTGATCGCGGCCAGCGACGGGGAGAGCACCGCCAGCGCCGCGCCGATCCACAGCTGCGAATTGCTCACGCCGAGCGCCAGCAGGACCACCGGGGTGAGGGTGTACAAGAACGCGCGCAGACTGTTGAGGTCGCGCAGTCGAATGACGTCGAAGATGTCCATGACGAGCCTTTCGCATCCGGGTCCGCGCCGATGCGGGCCATCCACCTATTCAGGTGCAGGCTCGTTGAGCGCGTCGACCTGACGCAGACGCTCGATCCAGCCGTCGATGTCGAAAAGATAGTGCACGTCCATGTGTCTATGATACAGCAATAGTACAGAGAGTGTCTAGTCTCTGTACTATTGCTGCCCTCCTGTTCGCTACTTCGCGATCTTGCCGCGAGTGATCACGGTGGTGTCGATGCCCTCGTAGACCTCGTGAGCCTTTATGGTGGCGGCTTCCAGGTTCAAGGTGTCGCCGGTGTCCTGCGGGAACGTGCCCGAAGCGAACCACTTGACCACGTGGCCGTCAGCGGTGCGGCCGATGAACAGCGTGGTGGTGCCGTAGTTGCCGTCGAACTCACGCACCGTGGTCAGGTGCAGGACGATGTTGCGGACGCGCTCCTTGACCTCGCCGATGTAGCCCTTGGCGACCGGGTTAGCCTCGCGCTCGGCCTCGATCTGCGCGGCCTTGGCGTAGACCTTGACCAAGGAGACCAGGATGCCCAGGTTGCGGCCCGAAACGGTCTCGCCGTCCAGGATGACCCGCAGGTTACGACCGTAGTCGGAGTTGGCCGAGGTGGTCTCGACGCTGGCCTTGATGGCGTCGAGCAGCGCGGTGTCGGCCAGGTAGCCCGCAGCCTCCTCGGCTTTAGCGGCGAAGTAGCGGCGCTCCTCCTCGGTGCGCAACTTGGTGCCGAACAGCGAGGTGCGAACCAGCTGCACGGTGGGGGTGTCGTTGTACGCCTGCGCCGAGACGTAGGCGCGACCGCCGTTGGAGTGAGCGAAGGCGAAGGCCAACACCCGGTCAACGTCCACGCCCAGGTCGCGCGAGGAGAAACCGCCGCCATCCAGCAGACCGTCGTCCTCGGTGAACTCGGCCAGCTCCTGGTCGAAGGTCAGCGCCCACAGGCCCTTGGGGGCGATGCCGGTGTACAGCTCGATGCAGCTGTGGCCCAGCTGGATGATGGAGTCGTCACGCTCGTCGCGCACCAGGTACAGCCGGGTGCGGTTGCGGTTCTTGCCGCAGTGGTCGCACTCGGTGGTGCCCTTGGGGGCGTAGCCACCCAGCTCCTGGCCGGGAGCGCTGTGGACGGTGACACCGGCCTGCTCGGGGATCAGGGAGGCGACGAAGGTGAAGTGACCGTGGGCCAGGCGCAGCGGGCCGGTCAGAGTGGCACGTACCCAGGGCTCGTACACGGCGGCGCTGGTGACGACAACGGCCTGGTTCTCACCCGGCCGCGCACTGCGGCGCTGGAAGTTCTCGTAGGCAACCTCGAAGCGCGCGTCGAGACCGGCGCGCTCCAGCTTGCGGTTGGCCTGCGCGACCTTGGACTGAAAGGCGGCGAGCTTGTAGGCGGGGATCTCCCACTCGTGGGTTTCGATGACGGGGGCGTTGTTTTCGCTCATGCCCTTATTTTACCACAACTGGCTAACTTATGTCTAATGGGTGTCTAGTTCACCGTACGTACGCTGGCCTGCCGGACATTGGGGCCGTGGTAACCCCACTCGTAGTAGCTGTCGCCGTTCTGCCATAGATGCTTGGCGGGCACCGTGGTCTGAATGACCGGCCAGTCCTCGTCGCCGCCTTCTCTCCTGGCGTGTTGCTGCGCATACTCTAGCGAAGGGGTAACCCAGTCACCGGTATTGAAGGTGCCGTTCCCGTGCGGGAGCGCACGGTAGATGGTCACCGGCGCTTCCGGCTTACCACGGATGTCGTTGTAGAGCCGATGAACCTGTCTCATCTCTCGCGAGCTAACCTCGCCAGGGGCTGCGTAGTACTGCGGGTGGGTGTACCAGTCCTCGGGTACACCGCCCATCTCATCGCTACCAGTCATGTCGTGCACGGGAAAACCTGAGTCAGGGCCGGGAGCCAGATGGTGTCCGCGATAGTCCTCGGCGGCATGCACTCGATGGCCGCGCTGGTCTTTGGGTCGAATGTCGACGATCTCGCCGGTGCCGTACTTGTCGTGGGTGATCACACCATCGTGGCCAGCATCGAGCAGAGCCTGCGAAAGTCCTTTGCCGGTCGCCCCGTACTGATCGGCCAGCGCTTTCTTCCAGCCGCCGTCGTCGTGGGTGAGACGCAGCGGGTTGGCGAAGGTGACGGTGCCGCGCTCCCAGCCGGGCTGTAGCGCGCTGTCGGGAGCGCTGTCCTCGCTCATGTAGCGCCCCCACGGCTCGACTGCCTGGTCGAAGTCGCCGGGACCGGCGTGCTGGCGCAGCCCGTTGTTGTTGCGGATGTAGCGCATCACCACCGGCGCATCCTTGGCAGCCACTTTGACGAGGGTAGTCTGCGCGGCCAGTTCCGGGTTCCAGAACGCGGCAAGTTCCACCTGCTCGCGAGCAGTGATGATCCTGCGTGCCACGTCTAGCCCTCCTACCGATTAGGGCTGCGTCTGCCGTGCATTGCGTCTCGCCGCAGAGATGGTCAGGCGGTGCAGCCCGACGAGCGTCAACTCGCTCAGCTCAGAGCCGACGTAGCCTCCGGCCAGGACGAACGCGACCGGGATGTCCTGCTGGAGGCACCAGTCGAAGACCAGTTGCTCGCGCTCGGCAAGCATCTGCATGTCGATGCCGACAAGACCGCCGACAGTGCAGCCCTCGTAAGGGTCCATGCCCGCGTTGTAGAGACATAGGTCGAACGGACCGTGCTCTTGTGCCCAGGCCAGCGCGTACTGAATGTTCGGCAGGTAGCTGTCGGCGTTGGATGATTCAGCCAGGAAGGCGTTGGTGCGCCGACCGGCGTTGTAGCCGTCGTAGCTACTCACCGACACGTCGGCGTGAACAATGCCGCGATCGTTTGCGATGCAGCGCACGGTGCCGCCGCCGCAATGCGCGTCGAGATCCAGGATGAGCACTCGCGACACTGCACCCTCATCACGCAGCGTGCGGGCAGCGATGGCCAGACCGTTGAAGGTGCAGAAACCCTCGCCGTAGCCCGGCTTGGCGTGGTGCAGGCCCGACGACAACGATCCGGCCACGCCGTCATCGAGCGCAGCGCGGGCAGCATCGAGCACACCGCCGTTGGTGACCAGCGTCATCTCCCACAACCCGGCGTCCCACTCGAAGCCCTGTGACTCGGCGAAACTGCGCGGCTCACCGGTACGCACCGCATCGACGTAGTTGGCCTCGTGAACACGCAGAATGTCAGCCTCGGCCAGCAGCTGCGGCTCGACGAGTTCGACACCGCTGATCCGATTGTGGGTCAGCGAGTCGGCGATCCAGCCCGCTTTGCGTGTGGTGTCGAAGTCATGCTTCGAGAGCGTGTAAGCCGGGCTGTAGAAGACCTTCACCTGCCACTCATGGCACGTCGGGCCTGCTTTGCGCGGCGATTCTCACGAAACTCGCGCAGATGCTGCTCCAGTTCATGGTTCTTGCGTTCGCGGAAGTCAGCGGTGAGCGCATCCAGCTCGCGCGCCCTGGCCAGGTCGTCGGCGTAGTGGGCAACCAGCTGTTCGACAGGGATGTCGAGCTGGTGTGCCTCGATGCCGATGGCCTCCATCAGCAGCTGTTCTTTGGACAGGTGCCCTTCGTGCAAGATGCTGTGTTTGGGCAGGTCGACGTCGGGGAAGTTGATCCCGAGGTTGTTCCAGTGCTCCAGAAATGTTTTGCTTGCCATGACGTCGTCTACCCTCCTTTACTGCTGTTTCGACCAGTCTGCCGTCACAGGGTCGACAGTAGGCTGTGGTCCGGTGTATGCGCTTCCCGATGGGATGAACGCCCGATTGTGGGACTGCGGGCTGAGCGTAAGGCTAATGTCGCCCTCATCGTCGCCTCTGTACATTGTACCACCTTTAGACTCCGTTGGACGATACCTGGGCAAAGTCCACGCACTGTAGGGGTCGTCGGTGTCCATGTGGGTGTGAAACGGCTCGATCGCGCTCTTGGGCAACATGGCGTGCACAGGATCGTTGGCGGCGGCGTCTTGGCCCATGTGGCTCAGCGTGGTGCTGTGGGTGATAGGCACCTGCGAGGGGTATTGACCGGGATTGGATCGCGCGTGGTGCAGCATCCAGTGGTTGACACCCATACCCCGGAACTCGGGATGCACACTCAAGGTGCCGATATGACCGTTGCCTTCATCCCAGTTCAGTTCGCCGATCGGTCGACCATCCACAGCATGGCGGGCCAGAATGCCTGGGCTGAGACCGTCGTGGGTCGGCTCGAAGGTCATCGGCGGCAGCCGGTCGTTGCGCGGGGCACGCATGTTGCGGTAGTTGTCAGGATCTTCGTTGAACGCCAGCGCCTCCTGGAGGGTCATGCCCTCCCTGTTGGTTTCCACACTGCGTCCATCCGGTTCGGTGCGGTACCACGGACCTTCGGAGTAGTACTTGCCCCACTGTCCGTTGCCGGAGCCGGAGGGAGCACCGAAGGGGTCATAGCCGATGGAGTCGTCGGGATCGTCGGGGTCGTCGTACTCCGACCATGGATCAGGGAACTCGTGGACCGGGTACTCCTGGTGGAAATCGTCGATGGCTTTGTGCGGATCTTCATCGACGTAGTGGTTGCGCTGCTCTTCCGACAGGTCGTTCCACCAGTCCTGGAAGGTCTCATGGTCGTCGTAGTCAGTGTCTTGTAGCTGCGGCATGCTGCGGCGAAGCCCGTCGCGTGTTTCGGTGTCGGTGTAGGCGTTATACCAGTCGCGCGGGGTGTAGTCGTTGGGTATCGGCTGGCCTTGATAGTCAGGATGCGCTTCGTGGAAGGCGTCCACGGCATCGCCCGGTGATGACATCAGACGCTCGACCTGATCCTTGGGAAGGCTGTTGAACCACGCCTGGAACTTCGGATCTTCTTCGTAGGACTCGCCTTCGGGCAGCGTAGGGGTTTCGCGAATACCCCTCGCGCCCGCGCGTGGATCGTCGTAACGATACTGCTGCGCCCAATCCTCTGCACCGGGTCGCGCCCAGTTGGGGTATTGCGGTTCAACGGATTCGAAGTTCTGGTCGTAGGGCAGCATGTACTGGCCATCGACGTCGTTGGGGTCACCCCACTCGAAGCTGGGATCAACAGCACCTGCGAGGTAGAACGGTGGCGGATCAGCTGGAACGTAAGGCACGCAGACCCCGTGAGTGGGATCGAAGTAGCCGCCCTCGGGGCAGGCCCCGTAGCCGGAGTAGCCGGGTGCAGGTGTTGAGGTCTGTGCGGGCACGCAGACCTTGTGAACAGGGTCGAACGCCATGCCTTCAGGACACGGGTTCAGCAGCTGCGCAAGAGCTTCGGCGATTTCAGCCTTGTCGTCGGTGTCGGCGGTACGGATAGCACCGCGTCGGCCTCGCTGGTAGTCGTCGTAGTGGCGGTCCAAGATGCCTTGGGAACGCTGCGCCATCTCTTTGGGCACCTCAGGCACAATGCGCCCGTCATCGGAATTGCCGGGAACCCAACGTCCTTTGGCCCAGTCCCAGATCAGATTGTCGCGATGGGGGTCGATCTCGAAGTCGTCAGCGGAGGCGTGCCTCTTGCCCCAAAAACTAGGCAGACTGTCTTTGTTCTGCGCCAGCCACGGCGCAAAGTCGGGGTGGTGTGCAACGGGGCTGCCCTCGTTCTGCTGAACCTCGTCGTCGTGGTAGACCTTCACCGGCAGATGGGTAATGCCAAGCTCTTTGGCGATGGCCGCGCGGTGATTGCCCTCGGCGAGCAGGCCATGGGTGTCGTTGGTCGACAGGATCAGTGGCTGGCGAATACCACCGTGGTCCTGAATGACCTTCTTGACGGTCTGGTAGTTCTCGTCGTTGGGGTCGCGATCGTATTCGCGGTAGTGCAGCACTTGGTCGGTAGGCATCATCAGGTGTGCACTGTCGGTGCTGTCAGGAGTGTCGATGATGTGGTGGTAGTAGCGCTCCCAACCTTCGGGCACGCCCGGCACGGGATCGTATTTAGGTGGGGACGGCGGCGACGGCTCCTCAAAGTCATCTGGACGACCGAAAGTGTCACCAGTCAACAACTCCAGCAACGAGTCGATGTCAGCGTTGGCGGCGCGCTTGCGCCGGAACAGTGGCCGGGGGTGTTCCCAGTCGGTGACGCGCCCGATGGCGTCCCTGAGGTTGTCGTAGGGGTTGTCGAACTTCGCCCAGGTGCTGGGACGATTCGGCGCACCGGTGTAGTCCACGATGCCCCACAGCTGGTATGGGCCGCCGTGTGGCCCGTCGATGCGGAAGCCTCCAGGGTGCGTCCAACGCTCAGTGTGTTCGTCGGACTCGTTGTTCCAGTCCAGCGGTCCTGCGGTACGGATCGCGCTACCGGTTCGTGCCCAGACAGGAACGTCGTCATCGATACCCCACGCATCAGGGTCGGGCGTGTAGGGCGCATCGTCGTTGTCAGGTGAGTCTTCCCATGCCTGGCGTTCTGCCTCACCGCCGCCGCGACCGCTGATCCAGTCGCGGAAAGTGATCAGCGGCTTGCCGCCCCGAGCGAAGTAGTCTTCGATGTCGTCGGGATGACCGCCGGTGATGTTCTCCAGTTCAGCTTCTTGGCGGTTGCGCTCCCAGCGGTAGTCATCAAGGTCGGCCTGGGAGATGGCGACGCGCAGCTCGTGCTGTTCGCGCGCGGTCAGGATGCGGCGGCCCATCAGCTGGTCCTCGCGCCGATAGCAACCCACCGATACTGGCCGTTGCTCGGCGGGCTGGCGAACTCGACAGTGACGGTGTTGGTGTCGCTGATCGAGATCCCGGCCAGGACAACATTGTTGGTGTTGTCGATGATCTGCACCAACGGAGACATGGTGCCGAGATTGTGTTTGATGGTTGCGATGGTGTTGCCTGCCGGGACGGTGCCGGTGGCGACCATAGGCACGTGTGCGGTGTCGATGCCCACGCCAGCGGAGGTGACCGAGATTCCGGTGGTGGGCTTAACCGAGAAGGTGTCATCGCTGATGGTGATGCCGTTGCCCTGCTCGGGTGCGTACTGCGGTGCGCAGTAGCCGATGCGCTGCCAGTTGTTGGCGTTGGTGTCGATGAATCCCGATGCCGCCGTCATCTGCCAGATGGTGTTGGCGTTGATGTTGCCCTGCGAGACCGTGATGATGGTGCCCTTGAGCAGGTAGCCCCCGGAGGGAAAGTCTGGGGGTCGTGTCCAGGGGCCGGTGGCGTTGATCTGCCAGACGCCGTTCTGCTTGGAGTCGGACTGGCCGGTCAGCAGCACGATGTTGCCTGCGCCGAGCAGTTGGCCGTCGATGCTTTGTGCGCCCGACAAGCTCGGCACCGCAGTAGTCGAGACGCGCACAACCTGCTGGCGTCCGGCGGTGGCCTGCGACAACAGCGCCTGGACCTGGGAAGTGTTCAGCAGATTGGCTGTCGCAGCACTGATCTGGGTCGGAACCGCATCCAGTGAGGTCTGCAGTCCGCTGACGTCGGAGATGTTGAGCAGATCGCCTAGACTGCGTGCGCCGACATCGGCTGCGCTAAGCACCACAGTGCCGGTCTTGCCGTTGACCGAAGACACATCGCCGATGGGACTGGTCAGTTTCTTCCAGTTCGACAGCTGTGAGGGGTCGCTGCCCTTCAGGAAATAGTTGCCCTGATCAGACCCGGCGGTGATGATCGTCCAGTCGCCGGGCTGCACTTGCGCGGAAGTCTGCGCCAGCAGTGCTGCCTGGTTGGCGACCTCGGTCATGGTGGAGAACGCCTCGGCAGGCAGCTGTGTGGTGGGCACCTTGCCGCTGACCAGGTCAGCTTTTCCGGATTGCAGCGCCGTGATGGCCGACTGCGCCGCACTCATGTCGGACTGGTCGGCTTTGCCGTCCACGGTGTCAGACAAGTCATCCAGATCGGACTGGTCGGCTTTGCCGTCCACGGTGGTGCTCAGTGCCGACAGCGCGGACTGGTCGGCCTTACCGGATTGCAGCGCGGTGATCGCCGACTGTGCTGCGCTCATGTCGGTCTGCGACGCTTTGCCGTTCACGGCGGTTGTCAGTGCGCTGACGGTGGACTGGTCGGCTTTGCCGTCCACGGTGTCGGACAAAGCGTCGAGCGCGGATTGTGATGCCTTGTCGTCGACAGTGGTCGTCAGGGCCGTCAGGTCGGCCTGGCTGGCTTTGCCGTTGACGGTGGTGGTCAGTGCAGTCAGGTCGGATTTGTTCGCCTTTGCGTTGACTTCGGTTGTCAGCGTGGCGATGTCGTCGCTGGTCGCAGGTTCGGGATCTACAGGGTTCGTCTCATCCCAGGTGCGTAGTTGCAGATGCCCATTCGGGGTGATGTAGGGGTAGACGTAGCTTTCGCCGACCGGTGCGACGCCGGTGTGGTTGTAGGTGTAGTCGCCGCCGTCATCAAGCGAGAACGGACTTTTGAGCATGACCTGATGCACGCGCTGGAAGTCAGCGGGGTTGACCACACCGGCGAAGTCTTCGGTGCCGTCGAACCAGGCGGCCAGGCCGTTGCCGCCATCGCCAGTACCACCACTGCCGCCCAGCTCCAGCGAAGCGATACGTGCCTCATGGTTGCTGGTGGTGCTTAGTCCGTTTTCGGTGAGGATGGCGTCGAGTCCACTGATCTGGGATGTCGCCAGACTCAGGGGGTCGGAGCCACCGGCAGCGTGGGTGGTGGCGTGCGCGGTTGGTGTGCGCGCGTTGGTCAGTCGCGTGTCGTCGGTGTTGACTTTGTTGTCGAGCGCGGCCTGCGCTCCGGCGACCTGCGCCAGTGGCACGCTGCCGCCCTCGGCTGCGACATCACTCAAGTCCATCGAGACGATGCCGTCTTCGCCGTTGACCGAGGTGACCGAGCCGGTGCCGGGCACGGTGATGACCTGTCCGGCCTTGTTGGTGATCTGGTTCTTGTTGTTGATGTAGGCCATCGAGGAGTCATTGAGCGTGTGGGGGATGACCCCGCCGCTGGTGTGCACGTAGGTGTCGTCGTCCTCGATCGCGCTGACGCGACTGGCCAGCGCAACGACCTCTGATTCGTCTCCTGCGGCGTCGAGTGCCGCGTCGAGTCCATTGACCTGGGAGATGGCGATTTTGCCGCCCTTGGCCGCCACAGAGGTCAGATCGATGCTCACAGCGCCGGTCTTGCCGTTGACCGAGGTCACGGTGGACAGGTTCATCCAGCTGCTGACCTTGGAGGGGTCGTCGTTGAGTAGCAGAAAAGTGCCGTCGGGCCGCTTGACGAAGTCGCCGGGCTGCACCTGCGCGGCGGTCAACGCGAGCATGGCCGCTTCGTTGAGGACAGACACGCCGGTGGTCAAGGCTGCGCCGGGCAGCTGGGAGATGAGCACCTTGCCGTCGACGAGGTCGGCCTTGAGTGCCAGTGTCTCGGTATTGTCGGCGACCTCACCGTCAAGGGTGTCGATGCGGGCGCTCAGCGCCGCCTCGGCGGTGTTGCGGGCGTTCATCTCCGCAGCGATGCTGGCGTTGAGGGTGTTCTCGCTGTTGGCGAGGTTGGCTGCGGTGGTATTGAGTACCGAGTTGATCTGGGTTTCCAGCGCCAGCTGTGCTGCGGCGGCTGTTGCGGCATCGCCTTGCTGGCGTGCGACGGTCTCGGCGGTGAGTTGGCCCTTGAGGGTATCCAACGAGCCGGTGGAGGCCATCCTGTTGCCCGCGCCGTCGAGGACGTTTCCGGCGTTGTCGAGCCGGGCAACACGTCCGGGCACACCGAGATCGGCCTGCTGGAGATAGTTCTCGCCGTCGATGATGTTGCCGAGGTCAGTCAGGTCATAAAAGTTGACGTCCTGATCGGGCATCGCGAAGTCGTAATGCACTGTGCGCCCGGTGATGCCGCCTTCACGCCATTCGATGCGGTAGGTGACCGGCTCAGTCAACCCGGCGAGATGTGAGGGGATCAACTGAAAAGTCACGGTGGTGTCTTGTGCGAGCAGCACTTTCTGAACACCGGCAGGCTGGACGAACGTGGCACCAGCGATGGGGGACGACGGCGATCCGACCGCGATGACGACGACCTCTAAGGTGATCGGGGCCTGGTCAGGAAACGTCACCGAGCGTGCGAACGGGATCGTCAGATTACGCCAGATCACCTGGGGTGCCGTCACCTGCTGTCTCCCTCTACGCCTGCCCTCCCTTATTCAGGTCAGAGCAGGTCGTCAAAGGACTCGACAGCGGCCATCACGGTGCGCGGAGCTGATGGTGTGATGGTGTGAAACGGTGGCCTGCCGGTGCGGGGGGCCACGCGCATCTGGTCGACATCCATCTTCGCGCCGGGCAGCATCGTGATCTCCTGCTCACTGCGCCAGGGACCGCCGGTGTCTTGCCGGTAGGGGTCTTCGCCGACGCCCCTCCACGGCGAACGCAGTACCACAGAGTGCTCATCAGCGCGACGGTTGGTGCCAAACGCTCGCGCTATCGCAGGATTGGTACTCCAGTGGGTGCCCAAACCCCCTCGACCACGCCGATTGGCGGGATCGTTCGTCAAGTAGTCCAGCACCCCGTTGAGGACTTCGTCATGAGCTATGTTGTCGGGGTCAGCCTGGGCGCGATCCAAAGCACGCACAGCCCCCACGGGGATCTGGACGCCACGGTAGAGGTTGATGGGGTCGGTATCGAGCAGATGTTCGGTGCCGGGCAACACAGGCTGTTCCGGCTCGGAATGAGTAAAGCGGGTCTCCGGCCGGGCGATGCTGGGGGACTCGGGGTTGACGTCATGCGGACTGTAGTAGGCGAAATCGTCTTCATACTGCAATCCGCGTCGCTTCTCCCCGGAGCCGGGCCGATCCCTGACGCGATAGCGAGACGGGTAGCGCTCATCTTCCTGTGCGGGGTGGTAGCTGGGGTACTGATCATAAGACGTGCTCATGGTGTAGACGAGGTCATCGTCTCGTGGATTGTCGTCAGACAGACCCCAGTCGTAGAGTTGGTTGACGAAATGATTTTGGGATTCGCGTGAACTACCGGCGTCCTGCGCCCAGCGATCGAGTGTTTCCGGCTCAACGCCGTTGAGCCAGTCGGGGAAGGCATCATAGGCTTCGGGGTGCATCTCCAGCAGATCGTCGTACCACGACGGCCCCGCCGCGTCCATCCCGCCTGATTCATGAGCGCGCAACCACTGCTGACGAAGTTCTTCCCCGGTTGTTGCTGGACTGTCTTGCGGCGGAAGCGTGAACTTGCGCGGCGGCCAGGGCCAGCGTTCGTCGCTGACGTCTTCCAGAGACATCTGCCTGGGGGCGATGGAGGCAGCAGTGCGGATCGTCCTGTCGATCTGGGCAGCATCGACCACGACGGGCATGAGACTGGCGATATGCCAGTTCTGTTCTGCGGCTGTGATGATGCGACGCACGAATGGGTGACCTCCTCACCCATTCAGGCGCTAATAGGTCTAGCCGCTGTCTTCGGATATGCCGAGCAGTTCAGCCAATGCCTGATCTGAGGGGGCATCGTCTGGACAGACGTGTCCCCATGCCAGTCGGTTAGGGGCGTTCGAATACTTTTTCACCAGCGGCTGACGACAGTATCGGCACTCAGTTGTGTCCATCGTTCACCAATGCCACAACCGACTCGCGGTCGGTGATCTCCCCGCGCAGCGCGGCTTCGATCATACGGACCAGTGTCTTGGTGACGACCTGGTATTGCTGCGATGCGGCATGGAACAAAGTGTCGTACTTGCTCTCGCCGCCGTACGGACCGTAGGGCTGCACCTGGTCGCTGGGGCAGCCTTCGATGTGAATTTCATCGGAGTTGCGATGCTCATAGCAGCAGAACGTCCAGCCTCCGGCAGTGAAGGTCAGACCCCACTCGCGGCAGTTGTCGAAAACGCCGAAGTCAATCCTGTCGCCGAATCCCTCAGCCAACGCACCGCCGACCTCTTTGGCGATGATGTATTGACGTATCGGTTCGTCGGGGTACATCTCCTCCCAGTAAGGAAGATTCTGGTCGACGCGCAACTGCGCGATGGCATCGCTGTAGTTCATGCTGTCACTTCCTGTTCGGCAAGCCAGCCAGACAATTCGTGACGCTTAAGAGTGCCATTGGGCATGATGTGCTGGACCTCGATGCCGTCGCGGGTGGCCAGGTCGGAGATCATGCACGCCTCCTGTCCTTGCGACGCATCCGATCGCGATTGCAAGCGCGACAATCTCTATGACCTGTTTTCCTGATAAAGGTATTGGCCTCATCAAAGAGATGACCGTTTTTGCAGTGCGTCTTAAGCCCATTATGTAGCTTGCCTTCAGCCGTCGCTTTTCTACGCCGCTTCTCGTCAAGGCAAGGTTTACATGCCGCCTGTCTCTTCGCTCCAATACGAACGATATTATCCTCTATCCATAGATGCTTGTTAGCACGACACATACCAGCAAAGTCGTTGCATGATCGTCCCCTGCGGGTGTTCTCTGCCCCTGTCACCTGCTCCAGATGACTAGGTCGAACACACCCACGATTACGACAGTTGTGATCGGTCTCTAAGTCTCGATCCAGCTCAATACCAAGCAACTCCAGACCCACGCGATGTGCCCAACCAACACCCTGACCGTGGCCCCGGTTGTACTTACCGTAGCCGTTGCGCTTGTCGCGGTAGGCAGTCCACTCCCAACACTCATCCGAAACATCCACCTTGGAGATAAACCGTTCTGGCCACTCAGCTAGCGCACGGTCATCCAACACAACAACCCTCCTGCTTCAACCACCCGGAAAGTTCATGCAATTTGGCGGAGCCATTCGGCCAAATATGGTAGACAGGAACCCCATCGCGCGTAGCCAGATCAGAGATCATCCTGCGATGGCATCTGAATGGCGCAGGCTCTCCGCACATGATCGCGACATTGTGATGCTTGGACTGTTCGAGGAGCGCCTCGTAGTCGAGTGCAAAGTCCTGGGTGTGGGTGTAAGCCGCGTAGTTGGCGAAGCTCTCCACCTGCCACCACTGGTCCTCGGGGATGCGCTCTTTGGGCGGCTTGCGCCGACCGCCGAGATTGGGCCAGTGTGAGTAGGTGACGCCAGCAAGACGAAGCCAGTCCGGCATCCGCTCCTGGTTGAACTGAGGACTGCGACGTGAGCCGGGGAAGCTACGGACATCGGCCAGCTCGGCGATGTCGTGTCGCTTCAAGCGTTCGTTGAACTTCACCCAAGTCTCATAGCCGTGGCCGATGGTGTAGAGAGTCATGCGTCTCCTCGGAAGGGGTTTCTCGTCTAACCCATTGTCTCACAAATGTATAGCAACTGTCTAGTGCAGCGCTAGTCCCACGTTGAGGACTCGCATTCCTCGATGCAGTAGATGCACTGGTCGTCGACCATCTCCTCGTCATCGAGCACGTCGTGCAGCGGACACAGGTGTTCAAAACCGATCTTCATCGTCTAGCCATCCTCTCGGAAGCGACATGATTCACCCTCACTGCGTGCTGCGTGAAATTCAGCGCTCCACTTTCGATTCAACTCCTCAAGCTCCACATCAGTGACACCGAGTGCATTTAATGCCTGTGTCGTCTCTTGACGCGCATCGTCTTCTTCTCTTGCACTACAACAAAACTCACCAGCCACGGAACTCGACAGATATAGGATATGTAGAACGGCCTCTTCGCGCGTCATGCTGCTACCTCATCCACGCAGTAGCTGTCGATCCAGCTGGCGTAGCGCTCTTCCAAGCGCTCATGCCATTCACTGGGCCAGGGGTCGTCGTGTATCGCACCCAGCACCGACCCGGCGATGGCCGCAATCGAGTCGGAGTCGCCGTCGGTAAGCGCGGCACGACGCAGCGCCCGCACGGGATGATCGGGCAGCATGTCCACGCACAACAGCGCGCATGCCAGAGCGTCGGGCGCGTTCCAGCCGGGAAGCTCGCCAGAGGGATCGTCAGACCATGGGTTGTCCCTGATGCTAGCTAGCGTAGCTAGCCGTTGAGACTGCCGGGCGTGCCCACGGGAACTTCCTGACCGAGCCAGTTGCACGGACGCAGGGTGGCGAAGGCGGTGAACGCACACTTGAGTGCAGGATCAGCGGCGGCGCACTGCGGCTGGCCGGGACCACCACAGGTCTGCTCCATGCCGGGCACGGCCTGCGCCGGAGCACCGGACACCGCAGCCGTCGCGCTCAGCAGCACCGCAGCGATAGAGATGACATACAACGATTTCTTCACAGAGATGTTCATATTAGTATCTCTCCTGTCATTGAGAAGTTATTAATTACTATTCACTTGTCGTTGTGCTGCAGTCAATACCCCGAAGTCATGATCCGTAAAAAGGAGGCACAATCGCGGGAGGATACGGCTGGCACACCCCGTGCAGCGGGTCGTAGAAGCCACAGTTGTCGTGCGGCCCGTAGCCGGGATAGCCGGGCTGCGGATTGGCCGGGTAGTAGGGCGCACAGGCCCCGTGCGCCGGGTCATAGACGTTGCCGTCGCCGCAGGTATTGAACGGCGCGTGCTGGAGCCACAGCGCGGCCAGAATCGTGATCATCGGTCTTCCCTTTCCCACGGTGTGACATAGCGACTGGCGATGATCTCGGCGTCGTCGGCGTCGGTGTCATCCAACACAAGTCCGCTGACATCGCCGACGCGCCAGGACAGTTCGGGCCGGAGCTTCAGCGCGTTGATGACCTGGCTGGCGACGTGCTCGGCGTGAGAGCCTTCGGCAGACAGGCAGTCATCGCCGCACTGACACCACCAGGCCCGCCGGTCATGGTGCACCAACAGGTGCTGCTTGTGCACGCGGGCGATCTTCTTGACGACGTCCCGCATCACGGCTTCCCATTCAGCGCAGGCTGGAAGACGACCGCGCCGTCGGGGCCGTAGTTGACGGTGCCGATGGCAGGAGGGTCAAAGGCGTCGTTGATAAGCTTCAGACCGTCCGCCGGACGCATCCCAGCCTTGCCCAGCGTCTCGCAAAGCTTCTCCCACAAATCGATTGCGGCGGCAACGGCCAGCAGCTCGTCGCTGGCCAGATCGTGTGGCACAGCGGTCATTCCCACTCCTCGGGGTCGTAGTCGCACCAGTCGCCGCCCTCGTCGAGGTAGCTGATGCCTCCGGCGTTGGCGTAGTCGGGGATCATGTTGTTGTCGAACTGATACAGCGCCACCTGGTAGATGGTGTCGAGGATGAGCAGACCGACCTTGGGGTCATCGATCTCGCGCTCGAATGGCTTGCCGGGCACCTGATGGATGTACCAGAGCTTGAACTTGGTGGGCGTGAAGTCAGTCATCGCAGTACCTCTTTCTCGAAAGTCCTGAACGACGCACCGGCCATCAGCGGCTTGCGGTGATCGATAGCACAGCAGTGCGCGTACCGTCGAGCGTCGTCGAGTTGCTCCTCCGACGCACCGGCCCCAACAGCCTTTGAGCGCAAGACGTCTCTTACCGAGGCAGCGTCCTCCGTTTGCTCGCCGACAAGACCGCCGTACCTGCGAGAGAAATGCCAGTAGACCGCCGCGCCGTAGAGGTCCAAAGCGCGCTGAAGCTCGACCAGGTCACTCATCAGCCGACCTCCTCTTCGGTGAACCAGGGACACATGTGCCCATGTTTGGTGGCGTAGTAGCGGTCATGATCGCAGGTGGCGCAGACATCGCTGTTGCTGTGCGAGCACCGGCGCGGGTCGATCCAGAGCCTGTCGCCACCAGAGACCCAGACATAAGGTGATTCAAGGGTCACGCTGACATCCGCGCCTTGCATCGCAGCAAAGCCCTGTAGGCTTCGTCCTGGTCGCTGCCGACGCCGTAGACCTCGCGACCGTCGGCGGTGATGGCGGTGGCGGTGTAGATCCACTCGCCGTCGATGACCTCACTGGTGAACTCAACATCCATCATGGCTCCCTCATTCATCGGGTCTTCTCCAGTTCGTTGATGACGTTCTCCAGCCAGTAACCTTTGCGGATACGCAAGGCCCAGCCAGGCAGGTCGGCGTCGAGGGTCTCGGCGACGGTCAGGGCGCGGGCGGCGGTGACGTAGCCGATCGCGGGCACGGTGTCGCCCCAGCGCTCCAGGATGGCGTAGGCCACGGCCTTGACCGACGGGCGGACCTTGGCGACGCGGATGTCTTCTTCACGGGTTCTTCCGATGACGTCCATGGCTCCTATTTTACAGCATATGACCAAGGTTTGTCTAGTAGTCGCGAGAATCGCCGTACAGGAAGCGCTGCACATGGGGATTGCGCTGCGCGGTGCATATCGCGCAGCGGCACAACATGCGGTCCTTGCCGGTGTACCGACAGACGACGACCGGCGCTGGGATCTGCGCATCGGCGATAACCTGCGCACGAGACAGCTGGATACTCCTATGCAGCATCCCGACAAGGCCGTCATCGGTCTCACGCGCAATGACGACCCCGTTGGGGAGCGTGACGGCGTTGGTGGGACGCTCCTGCGAATCGGACTTGGCCCAGAACTCCTCGAAGACGTCGATGGCAGGCGGGTAAGAGCCATAGAGGCCCTCGGACTTGTTCTCCAGCCACAGACGGTGCTGGCGCTCGGCGCGGGCCGCCAGCGCCTGAGTCTCGGACTGCTGGTGTAGCGACGTCACATCCATGAGCTGATCCCACACCGATTGGAGCTGCTCTTCGGTGAAGATCTTCGACACGACCGTGCATGAAGTGCCGACAACAAGCATGAGAAACAAGACCACGTATCCAACGACGTCAGGAGCCATCACAACGCCTATACTTGCGGCCTAAACCCTCCGGCGTCACCCAGAAACTGCGTTCAGTGGCGAGGTTACGCGCCAGCAGCGAGCGGTTGCTACGTCCAGAGCTGTCGCTGTCGGCGTCGATGATGATCTCGGCATCGTCGGTTTTGCGCCGCCAGCGCGTCCCTTCCAGGCCCATCAGGTCTCGATACCGTAGAAGCGCCGAATCCAGCGCGGGCTGAACTCGCCGTACTGCGCGGGATCATCAACGAAGGTCTGCGCACCACCGGGGGAGACCATCACCACCGGGCCGCCGTAGACGCTGCCGATGAAGCTGACCTTGAGCAGGTCGCTGTCGCTGCCGAAGTCGTTGTCGGCGCTGTCATAGCGGTAGCGCACGTCGACGTCGTAGGCGATCTGTCCGGCGATGCCGTTGTGCCGGGTGACCTTGATGATCTGGCGGTCAATGACGGTCGTCATGGTCAGTGCTCCTTGCTGTTCCAGTGCGTCACTACGGCCTGCTTCGCGGTGACCAGGGATTGGCGGCCCGACAGAAACGGCACACGCTCGTGGCCGTCATCGGGCTGCGGGGTGCCCTGGGGCAGATACAGGATCACCCACTGGCCGCCGAAACGACTGATGATGTAGCGCGCACCGTTGTCGTCGAGCGGCAGCGTCGAGTAGGCCGGATGGTTGCCGGTCCAGATGATCTTGCCGCCGGTGTTGCGTACGGGCTGAAAGCCCTTGAGGGCTTCGCCGAAGATGGGGTGGATGCTCATGCCATCAGTATACAGCAAGTGTCTAACTATTGTCTAGCCTCTGGGCGTAGTCAGGATGCGCCTGCGCAGGATCGGAAGTCCAACCCCACTGATCGATGCCGACGCCTTTCTCGCGCACCGGCCGATACCAAGTGGTCCCGCTGTCATCGGTGCGTGCCGGATACTGCTGTGCGACGTTCAGTCCCATTCCGCGTTACCTCGCTCATCGACCCAAATGCAGATTGCGGTGATCCCTCAACCACTTCTTGGTGACTTTATCCTCGCGCGGGCCGACGTAGCGCTCTTTGCAGGTGGAGCACTCGAACATCTCGACGGGGCCGAGATGGCGGATCAGTCCCATGTCGCTGCCTCCACTTCTTCCGCGCACATCTCACAGTCCTCGATGGGTTCGCGATGGCGGCAGAGGCGCGGAGTCTGCACCCACTGCGCTGATTCTCCGGTCATTCCGGCCATGACACCGCTGCCACCATAGGCACCGAGTACCACGGGGACATGGTGGCCGCGCGGCACCGCCTCACAGACAGCAATGGGCACCCCGCCGATGCTGCCGACCGGCTCGTGGTCGGGCTGGCCGCAGAGCTGACATGGTCATCACTCCACACCAGCCGTCGGAATCAGGCGGTTGGTGTACTGCGGGCAGTAGACGTGCACCGAGTCGTAGATGAACTGGTTAGCCTGGTGGTTAGGGATCGGCGGAACATCCAAATTGCGCTGTGTGCTGGTCATTCCGTTGTTGATCACCAGCCAGATTTCGTACTGCTGAATATCGGAGCGGCCCTCGGCGGCACACACCTGGTGGGCTAGCGCGATATAGCCACGACGCAACTGCGGCGAGTTCTGATCGTGGATGCCGTGATGGTTGATCTTGTACAGGAACTCATCATCATCGGAGCGGGCACCGACTTCGTAGTGGATCGTCGCGCCGATGACCCACGCTATTGCCAAACCGACCGCGATCCACAGAGCCTTTTTCCTGTTGATGCTCATGCCGTCTCCTCACCAGATGCGCGCAGCCAGTCCAGCACGATGTCGCATTTGCCGGTATCGGCCAAAGAGTAGCGCTCGTTGCCGCGTGCGCACCAGAGAATGCCGCCGGGCCTGCTGTATTCGACGGTGACAGTCTGACCGTCGCGGGAGTAGTCGGTCGTCGTACGACCAGCGTGCGTCTGCCAGCCGTTATCTGCGGCAGCTTGATCGATCTGGTTGCGGGCGCTCATTTCGCTGTCTCCTCGGCGTTGCGCCATTCTTCGATGTCGGCTAGGAGCAGAGTCTCCGGCTCGCCGCCTTCCAGCCAGGGGACGCCGGGGTTGATCATCGACCGCCGGGTCAGTTTGCGCAGCAGCACAGTAGCTGCCCACTCCTCACCGCGTTCACGCAGCAGCTGTCCTGCCCGAAGCATCACGACCGGGTTGACGAAGCGGCTCTCGTCGGCCTGACGACGTCCTGCGGCGTGCAGCTCGGCTAGACGCTCAGGGGTCAAGGTGGTTTTCATGACTGGTCTCCGTAACTCTTGAGCCAGTTCTCCAACGACATCTTGAACGCGCCACGACTGGTCTCGTCGGTGGCGTAGGTGTAGTAGACCGTGTTCTTGCGTACCGAAGTAACCTTCATCGCGGTGGCGGTGCTGCCGTTGACGGTGAGATCGAGGAAGTGCCGGTGCACGAACGTAGTTCCTCGACGCGGGTAGGCACTCATGCGGTCCTCCGGCGAATCAGTTCCAGCTCGAAGCGCTGCGCCTTGCGACGGTCGATCTCGCCGACGTTGACGCCTGCGGCGATGGCGACACGATGCCGGTCGAGCCACGTCTGGATGCTGGCGGTGCTCAACTCGCTCATCGCACCTCCTCCAGCTTGTCCGCGACCGTGAAGTCGGCGCTGCCCCAGTGGACCTGACCGCCTTTGCCCTTGCCGCCGACCTTGCGGACCCGGATGCGCAGCGTGCCCCGGTCGTCGGTGATGACCGAGCCGACCTCGCGCAGGGTGTTCACCGCGTGGCGCTCCCAGTTCGCCGACCGGAAGCTGGACTGACGGCTGTTGTGGGTGTACACCAGATCGCCGACCTGAACCGAGCCGTTCTCGATCGCCGAGAACTCGCCCCAGTGCAGCGAAGCGAAGCGGTCGTTCTCGCGCAGCTTGGCGGTGACCTCCGCGTTGAGCTGGTGATCCAGACTCCACAGCTTGCGGTCACGGCTGACGCGAGGGGCTGCACCGCGCACGAAGCGGGGCATAACGAAGATGTCGGCGGCGGGGATGTCTGCTTTGCTCATGGGGCCAGTATACCAGACTCTCTAGTGGATGTCCAACGTTTGTCTATGACGGGCGCGGGAGCGATGGCCAGCCAGGCGGCGGCGAGAACGGCGGTCAGGGTGCGAGGCATCCGTCCGGGCCTAGATCGGCCAAAGCGCAGTCACCCCAGCGGGCCACGCCGTAGAGCAGTGCCAGCGCGACGATGACCGCCCCGAAGCCCAGGGCGGCGAAGACCACACGCGACGGCTTCACGGCGGCGACGCTAAGCGCGCGCCGTGCAAGCCCCAGATCAGCGCATCGCAGCCGTGAAAGCGTCGGAATTTCCTAATGTGGTGTCAAAAGCAATGTGGCCCACGCTGATAAACCCTCCTGGCGGGCGGCCTGCGGTTGTGCATCCCGCACATGCATAAAACCGGACCTTGTCAGGAAAGTTGACAATGTGGTCGGCCTTCGTTGTCGCGGACGCGAGCTATTCCCAGGTGATCTCGACGTAGCCATCGCCTGGGGTGCCCCCGCTTTGGGTCTGGTTGTTGCCACCGCAGGAGCCACCGGAGCCCGCCCCGTACTGTCCCGCGTCGCCGCCCGGCGCCTCGCCGTAGAGGGATCCGATGCCCGCGCCGCCACCGCCGCCACCGGGCCTGCCCGAGCCGCCGGAGCGTCCTGTCTGTCCGGTTGCTTCGCTGACGCTGGTGTTGCTGGTGCCACCCGGGCCGCCATTCGCGCTGAGGGAGTTTCCACCATCACCTCCGGTTGACCCGAAGACGCCCAGCCCGGAAACCCCGACGCCACCGCCACCACCCGGGCATCCACCTGTGGTGTTGTCGGGCGCATCGCCGCCGCTGCCGCCGCTTGGACTGCCGCCGCTGCCGCCCGCTGTGCCGTTGTGCCCGACAACCCCAGTAACACCGGTGGCCGACCATGTGCCCCCGGCACCGCCAGCCACCGTTGATGACGCGTTGCCCCCCTTGCCGCCCTTGCCGCCATTAGCCGTGAGGACGACACTGCCTGAACTGAATCGACTGAGGCCACCGTCGTTGCCCGGCGAGGAGCCGCCGATCGCGCCGCCCCGGCCCGACGGTGCACCTCCCTGGCCGACAACCACCGAATACGTCGACCCGAGCAGTGAGACGGGGATGACGATCTCGTCGATGACCGCAGAGCCGCCACCACCGGATCCGCCGCCGCGGTTCGACGACCCCGACCCGTATCCAGATCCACCCGAGCCTCCGCCACCGATCAACTTCTTGATGCGGACCTGCGTTGCACCGGCAGGTACCGGGTAGTTGGTGCGGGTCTGGTTGATCTCGGTGATCGGGGTAAATGACGGCCACACCTTGACGAATTGGCTGCCGTCCCAGATCCAAACACTGTCGGCGGCACTGATCGCTGACCCGCTGCCGTAGGAGAAGTCTGGTTCAACGAAGCTGCTGCCGTTCCAGATTCGCGAATACGCCATCAGTCGTCCGTGTAGAAGTAAAAGAAAGCAATGCCATCGCCACCGGAACCGCCAACGGGGCTACCTACACCGCCGATGCCACCCCCACTGGCACTAATGGCACCACAAGTTGTCGCTTGCCCCATGCTGCCTTGGCTAAAATAGGAAGTCCCCATGACCCATCCTTGACCGCTCCCGCCGCCGCCGCAGAGCACGCGGTCTCATTTAGTTGCCCCGTCCGGCCACGACACGCTGTAGTTGCCTACGGTGTCAACGGTGACTAGTTCTGGTTCAAACGGAACGATCGCGTCACCCCACTCCTGCCCAATCCAGGAACTCGACTCACGCCGCTGCGCGAATCCCGGCACCCACACTGTGCCGTTGAAAACCATGACGCCTTTGGACATCAGGTGACCACGTAAAGCACGCCGGTGGTGCCGCTGGCGGGCAGCGATGACCCCATCCACAATCCGGTGGCGGTGCCCGAACCCTGCACCGCGCCATCGGCTTTGGTTCCCTGAGCAGCAGTCGCATAGGCAGTGGAGTCGGTGGTTGCCGCCGTGCCGAGCCCCAGGCTGCTTCGGGCACTGGAAGCGCTCGTGCCTCCGGTGCCTCCCTTGGTGAGAGGCAGTACGCCCGATACCCCCAGTGTCACATTGGCGCTTCCGTCGAAGGTGGGGGAGGCTCCCGAACCGAGGTTCACCGACAGAGTTCGCGCAGTCGAAAGCTCGGTGGCCGTAGCGGCATTGCCTGTGGTGTCCTGGTTGAGCGTCGGAAAATCCGAAGCACTGGCAACGCTGAATCCAGATGTGCCATTGCCTTTGACGATTCCGCTCAGCGACGTGGTTCCCGTGCCGCCGTGATTGACCGCCAGCGTACCCGAAAGCTGACTCAAAGCGGTGGGGACCGTCGGTTTGTTCAGGATCGCAGCATCCCCAGAACTGGCGTTCCAATCCGATTGAACGTTAGCCTCCGCGCCGGAGGCGATGCCCGCCAGCTTAGAGTGATCAGCATTGAGTTGGGCTCCGGTCACGGTGGTGTCAAGGTCGGTCAACGCGGTCGGAACATTCGGTGTGCCCGAAAGATCGCTGTAGGCACCGGATGTGGCCACCGTGGCAAGATCACCCGGCTGCACGGCGCTCGCCGCCAACGATCCCTGCGCGGCAGTAGCATAAGCGCTGGAGTCGGTCGCAGCAGCGGTACCGAGTGTGGGTTTGTTCAAGATGGCGGCATCACCGGAGCTGGCGTTCCAGTCCGATTGCACGTTGGCTTCTGCGCCCGAAGCGATCCCGGCGAGCTTGGCATGGTCGGCGTTGAGTTGCGCGCCGGTGACCGTCGTATCCAGGTCGGTGAGAGCATCAGGGATTGCGGGTGTGCCCGACAGATCCCCGTACGCGCCGGAGGTGGCGACGGTAGCCAGATCAGCGGGCTGCACCGCTGAATCGGCCTTGGTGCCCTGCGCTGCTGTCGCATACGCTGTCGCGCTTGTTGTTGCCGCACTTCCCAGCCCATCGATGGCGGCGGCGTTGAGAGCCTGCCAGGTCTTGTCGCCGCGCCAGTACTGCGCGGTGGTGCCCGCGCCGATCTTGGGTTCTTTGGTGGCATCGGCCACGGTGATGTTGGCGGTGCCGTCGAAGTTCACCCCGTTGATGGCGCGCGCGGTGGTGAGTTTAGCGGCGCTGGCCACGGACTTGGACGCATCGGCAGTGTTGTCGACGTTGCCCAGGCCGACATCGGATTTGGTCAGCACCACGTCGCCGGTGCGCCCGGCCACCGACGAGACCGCATCCGAGCCGCCGGAGACCTCCCACACCGAACCGCTGTAGGTGACCCAGTCGCCGACTCCGAACTCGATATCACCCGAGCCGAGGTCTTGGGTGCCCGCCACCGAGACGCGATAGACATCGCCGATATTGCCGATGCCATCAGCCAGCGTCGGGGTATTCGTCGAGGCGTTCCAGACGCCCTGGTATTCCATGACGGTGGCGGGCAGCTGTGAGGCGGGCACTTTACCGCCTGAATCCAGCGAGGCATACCCGCCCGCTGCGCCCTTGTTCGCGGCGTCTTCGGGAGTGTATCCCAGTGCCGCCTGTTTGCCGTCGAGCTGCGTTTGGATCGAGCTGGTGGCATCGAGGTAGCCCAGCTCGGTTTTCGTGACCCCAGCGCCGTGCAGGGCGTTGATCTCCGACGCGGTGGCCGTGATCGACTGCTGCCAGGAGTACAGCGCATTCAGCTGAGTGCCGGTGACCGTGGTGTCAAGATCGGTCAATGCTGTGGGCAGCGCCGGGGTATTGAGCAGATCAGCGTAATCCCCGCTGGTGGCTACCGTTGAAAGATCACCGGGCTGGACCGCGCTGTCAGCCAGAGCCCCTTGGGCTGCAGTGGCGTACGCGGTGGAATTGGTGGCTGCTGCGGTCCCGAGGGTGGGCGTACCGGACAGATCGCCGTAGGCACCGCTCGTAGCGACATCGGCGAGGTCAGCCGGTTGGACCGCACTGTCGGCGAGTGCGCCTTGGGTTGCGGTCGCGAACTCCCCGACGTTGTGGGAGGCGGCGCTGCCCAGCGTCGGTTTGTTGAGGATCGCCGCGTCGCCGGTGGTCGCATCCCAGTCTGCCTGCACATTAGCTTCGGCCCCGGCAGCGATGCCATCGACCTTGGTCTTGAGCGCGTTGAGCTGCGCCCCGCTGACCGTGGTATCGAGATCGGTCAAGGCGGCGGGGATGTCGGGCACACCGGACAGGTCGCTGTATGCGCCAGTGGTGGCCACCGTCGCCAGGTCGGCAGCCTGGATGGCGGTGTCGGCCTTGTCGCCCTGAGTCGCGGTGGCGAAATCGGTTGCGGCATGCGACGAAGCGGTACCCAACGTGGGTTTGTTGAGGATCTGCGCATCCCCTGATGCGGCATTCCAGTCCGGCTGCACGTTGACTTCAGCACCAGAGGCGATACCTGCCAACTTCGAATGGTCGGCATTGAGCTGGGCACCAGTGACCGTGGTGTCAAGATCGGTGAGAGCGCCAGGAATCGTCGGTGTGCCCGACAAGTCGGTGTACGCACCGGACGTAGCCACTGTCGCCAAATCGCCTGGCTGGACAGACGAATCGGCCAGTGCCCCCTGTGCGCTAGTCGCGAAATCGGTTGCAGCATGAGTGGCTGCGGTGCCAAGTGAACTGGCATCAACTTTGGCGTCAAGGGCGGTCTTGAGGTCAGTTTGATTAGCCAGCGTGCCGGTGATATCACCCCACACGGCACCCGTGTCGGCAGGAGTATCGACAAGATCGTTGTAGGAGCCGGAAGTGGCCACCGCCGCGAGGTCACCTGGTTGCACAGCACTGTCGGCGGTGGCCCCTTGGCTGGCGGTGGCGAAGTCGGTGGCGGCATGGCTTGCCGCGCTGCCTAACGCAGGCTTGTTGAGGATCGCAGCATCCCCGCTGGAGGCATCCCAGTCGGGCTGGACGTTAGCTTCGGCCCCCGACGCTATCCCGGCAAGTTTGGTGTGGTCAGCGTCGAGCTGCGCGCCGGTAACGCTGGTGTCGAGATCAGTCAAGGCGTCGGGAATCGCAGGGGTGCCCGACAGGTCGCTGTATGCGCCGGTGGTGGCGACACTCGCCAAGTCCGGCTTGTTGAGGATCTCGCTGACCCCGGAGGTGGCGTTCCAGTCGGAGTTGACCTGCGCGGCTGGGATGCTCGGGGTGCCGGTCAGGTCATCGTAGGCTCCGGTGGTGGCGACAGTGGCCAGATCAGCTGGCTGAACCGCCGAGTCCGCTGTCGCACCCTGAGCAGCAGTAGCGAAATCGGTGGCGGCGTGCGTCGAGGCGGTGCCCAAAGAACTGGTGTCGGCCTTGGCATCCAGCGCCGTCTTGAGATCGGTCTGGTCTGTCAGGGTGCCGGTGATGTCGCCCCAGACCGCAGCGGTGTCTGCAGGCGTATCGACAAGGTCGTTGTAGGAGCCGCTGGTAGCGACATCGGCCAAATCGCTCGGTTCGACGTAGATCGCATCGAGGGCTTCGCGGGTATCCGAATCAGACTGATTGATCAATCCGACAAGGGTGGGTTCGGTCAGGCCACCGCCGGTGGCCGCAGTCACCTGGGCGTCGACGTAGCCCTTGGTGGCGGCTTCGCTGTTGGATGTGGGCGCAGGCCCGAGTAGTTCGCGTGCCATCTAAGCCGCCTCGCGATCGCATACGAAGTTGATTTGGGTGGCGTAGCAGGCCATGTCGGCCTGGCAGTTGACGTGCGCGGCGTAGCGCACACTGTGGCCAGTGACTGCTTCGACGAAGTGGTCATGGCGAAACGGGTTGTAGGTGATGCGTTGCGCCCAGCCGAACTCGGCCCAGTCGCCCAGGACCACGGGCAGCGGCATGCCGGTGATGAAGGCATGCACATTGCGGGTGCGAGTCTTGCGGGCGCGCTCCTGCCCGCCGGGCTGCACGACGAACTCGGCGTCACGCAACGCGATCGAACTTGCGTAGCCGATGGTTTTGCCCTTGTGGGGGCCGTCGCAGGCGCGGACACTCCAGGCATCGCGGTGTAGATTGCGATGCACGCTGACCCTGCCGCCGGTGTAGGCGCGGTTTTTGTAGGCGGTGAACTGCATAACCGCTTCCCTACGACACCGCTTGCAGAGACGCCCACAGCGTGCCGACCGCATCGCCGACAGGCCCGCTGCGCCAGATCGTCGTGAGGCCGGTACGGGTATCGGGTGCGAACGCATGGATGTCGAGACCGGGATACATGTTGTGCTGGATGAACAGCCCGAGGATATTGGCCCCGTCGTTCCAGTCGGCGTAGCCATCCCCAGCGATGGTGAAGATGTCGGTGGGGTACAGATCGGTGGGGGTCTGCAGAGGATCGAAGCCATCGAGTCCGACCCATTGGCCGTAGCCGGTGCTCTCGACGATGCTGCGCACCGCGTCGTGCAGTGCTGAAGGAAAGACCTCGTCGAGCCAGCCGAGTAGCTCGGGGAAAATTCCGCCGGGTGCGGCGGGATCACCGAACAGCACGAAGTGCAGGGACTGCGAGGGGATTCCGGCGTCGGCCAGGTCACCCATGAGCATCGAGATGATCGACGCCGACTGGGAGTAGCCGACCACCCACAACACGCCGCTGTCGAGTTCCCCGGCCTGGAACCGGTGAACGATCTCGGTGTAGAGCAGCTGCTTGCCGGTGGCGATCGAGTCAAGTTGCGTGGTTTCAGGGGTCCAGAACGCTTGATAGTCACCGGCGAATCCGAGCGGGCTGAGATAGCCCGTGACGAAGGCGTTCATCATCCCGTCGGTAGGCACGGGGAATCCGCTCGGTCCCAGGATCAGGGCGTGGTCGGCGGGGCCGGGGGAATCAGCGACGGCCTTCGGCGCGCAAGACATAAGCACCAGCGCAACACACAGCGCCATCAGAAGACGTGCGACAGACTGCATGGGCGGGCCTCCTCACCTATTTCAGGTGTGAAGGCTTAGCCCACGCGCGGATGGTAGTTCTCGTCGACGACCAGCGCCGCATACGGCGCAGACTTGGCGTAGCCCTCAACGTAGACGCCGCCCCTGCTGCGTCCGGTGCGTCCGTTGAGGATGTCGACCTGACGTTGCGCGGCGCGGGTGGCATTGGACTCGGTCTCGTAGGTGTCGGGGGAGGCTGCTGCGGCCATCCCGTTGCGTGAGACCTGCGTCCACGCCCAGTTCTTTCCAGCACGGTGGACGATGATGCGGTGCGGTACTGATGCGCTCATGGTGATGCCTCCTCACCTATTCAGGTTTTGGAGACTGCCAGAGCTTGGCGTACAAGAGTTGTCGTAGTGTCAGCATTTAACCTCGCAACAGTCGGGGCAGTCGTCTTGGCAGTCGTGGTCCCACTCTCGGAACACACATCCCATACACTTCCGGTCATCGCAGTTCCGGCAGGAACTGTGTTGCCCGGGACAGTGCCAATCTCCGTCTACGTGTTTGGGGTGGATCTCATCTCTGTCACATAGTCCATGGATGCTCACTGGTCACCCCGCAGCACAGCCTCGATGACCTTAATGTGATCGTCTAACGCGGCGCGGTATTCTCCGTGGATCAGCGTCAACGTCTGTGCTTTCCATAGCTGCACAACCCGGTCGAGCGCACCCCTCAACCGCTCGACCTCGGCCAGCAGCTCCGGCACCAGCGTGCGGGCAGCAGCGATGAACCGGGCGTCCCTCCGGTCTATTCCGCTGGACGAGAGGAAAACTGGAGCCGAACCATGCACGTCGGGATAGACGCCGCCTCGGATGCAGCTACTTCCATCCTCGTAGTCGATTCCGTCGAGTAGCGATGCGCGCCACGGCCCCTCGGTGACTCCTTCCAGTGCCGCGGTGGCGCGGGCGATCACGTCATCGGTCATGGCCGTGTCTCCTCAAGCTTTCGAGCGAGCAGGTCAACCAGTCGGATCAACGCGGGTACATCGTCGGCCGCTAGGTCATGCAGTGCGTTCTCATGCGTCGAGGCACCGCAACGGCATTCGTTCGTCTCGATGCGATGCAGACGCTCTTGAATCTGGTCAATAGTTCGAGGCGCGTAGGGGCTCCCGCCGACGACGCACTCGGACAGCAGCCTGTCGACATATCGGCTCATCGCTCACCGCCGGGAGACCACAGGACGGTTGCGGGGAGGTCGATCGCGTCAGACCACCGTTGCCCTTCCCATCCAGGTTGATACCACCGTCGGGCCGTCGCCTTCTCGTAGACATACCGAGAGTCATCGCGCACCACAGAGTCCTCCGGCAGAGCATCTAGCTGCTCCACCGTCTCGATCCGCCGCCGGTAGTGCTGCTCGGCGGCAGCAGCGATCAGGGCGGCGACATCCTCCCGTGACGACCCAGAGCCGAGCCGCCATGAGTGGCCGTGCAGGATTTCGGCGATGCGGGCGGTGAGGTCAGTCATCAGAGCAGCCACCTAGTAATGAGTTCAATCAGGGCCATGAGCACAACGGCAATCAGTCCAATACCTCCCGCGAATGCGAGGGCGAATAGCAAGACCTCCCAGATACTCGGTTCGCTCACTTCTCGCTCCGTTCTTCTGGTGTCCAGCCGGAAACCCAGCGGGATGAGATTCGATGTTCGTGCAGTGGATTGACTCCGCTGAGCCGATTGGCTCTTGCTTCGTCCAACGCCCGGAACTCCCGCACCACGCCCCACGGCGTGTATTGCCGTGCGAGTCCTCCGAGGGCGGCGTCAACCATCTCGGCGACGTGCGGCGGATGCTCGTCGTAGGTGCATGGATCATCGCAGCGGCAACGGTCTTCGTACTTGCGCCACTGGTGCGCCCGCAGCACGCCCGCGATGACGGCAACAGCGGAGCTGGTGCCTATAGGGTTCGATCCTCCGGTCGATCCCGCCTGCTGTGCGTCACTCATCGCCCACCGCCTCTGCTGCTTTGGCTGCGGCCAGGAGCGCGGCGGCAAGGCTGCGGGCATCCTCGGCGCAGTTGACCGGGTTGGATGTACCCGTGAATGCGATCAGCCCATCCGTCTTGCGGATCGACACCTCGCCGTCGTCTATACGTCTGTCACCCCAATGCTGAGCGACTGGCCATGCGAGCGCGCTTCCGTCCCAGCGGAGATGCGCCTCCGGCAGCTTCACCACCTCGTAGCCTGCGGCGGTGAGTGCGGCGAGGATGTGAGTCGCCCATGTTGTCGTGGTGCCGTAGCGGACCTCCAACGCACCCGCGATGACCTCTATCGCCTTGTCACTCATGCGCCCTCTCCTTCTGAACATGCCGGGCAGGCGTCGATGCGCATCTGGTTGTGGATGGAATGGCGAGGACGTGTCCAGCCATTGAGTCTGGCCTCAGCACGAGCACGGGTTGCCTTGTCGTAATCGGTCTCGAAGTCCACGCCGCACCGATCGCAGCGCACGACATAGCACACCAAGGCCGTCATTGTGGCTCCTCTGCGTCCGGTGAATGCTGCGGCACGCCCCATGCCTTAGTGATGTCCTGAGCCAGCGCTTCATTGCGACCAATCTCAACCTTCACCCCCGTCCCGCCTCGTGCTCCGGCGTAGCCCCGCCAAACCCCGGTCTCGACGATGACCGCGTCGACCAACAGTTCGGCGGCACCGAGCAGGTGGGTGATCTTCTCGTCGTTGTGGGCGTAATCGTTGCGCGCGGCGTCAAGTGCTTTGCGCAACGCGCTGCGGGCGAACGTCAGGTGTCCACCAGCGTTGTCGAGCTGACTGACGACAAACTCGGCGCGTTCTTTGCTTGGCCCGGCTGGGAGCTGGTCACCTGGGGGATTTGGACGCACGGCACCCGACGACGACTCAGTGCCCTCCCCCAGGTCGTTACCGTCGCCACGACCAGCCTTCTCGATGGCGTCGGCCAGGTTCTTGATGGCGTAGCGCAGGTTCTCCAGGATGTATTCGTGAGAGCCGCCTCCGGCGTGGTCGGCAAGCCGACGGGCCTCGGCGAGGTGATCGGTCACCAGGCCGCCACCTTCGCAACGTCCTCGGTGGCGGCGACGAGCGCATTCACCAGCGCGGGCAGGTCCGACTTGCCGTCGGCGTCAGCGACGGCCCTGGCCGCACGTAGCGCCGCGTACTTGAGACGAAACCACTCGTTGCTGTCCACCATGATGGGCAGCGGCTTGGCGCGTTCGGCGGCATCGGCCCTGCGTTCGGAGTCGAGCTGTTCCTGCCAGACGCGAAGGTGTTCACGCCGCTCAGCGGTCAGCCATAGCGCCAGTGCCGGGTCGGCCAAAAACACCTTGACGCGCTCGGTGAGGGTGCGCCCCCTGCCGTCTTTGGTGAACAGCTCGCCGTTAGAATCACGGCCAGTGACCAACCACAGCGCGCAGAGTTCTTCCGAGCTGTACTTGCTGGGTCGCGCCAGCGACAGCTCGCGGTCGAAATCGTAGCGCTGCTCGCCCAGCGGGTGCTGCTTGTTGCCGCGCTCATCGACGTAGGTCACGGTGAGGCCGTGCAGCCGGTCGCCGTAGGTGACGCTCCAGCTATTGCTGCCCCTGACCTGGAAGTCGAACTCGACACGCCACTGCCCGCCGTCGGGGGCGTCGTGCAGCCACACATACGGATTCTGAACCTCATCACCCCGGATGATGCGCTGAAGCGTCGCAGTGGGGTCCAGCCGCCAGCCGTTGTCCTTGGCGACGTGCGCGAGCTGGTCGTACCTAGTCTGTTTGGTCTGAGCACTCATGCAGCCAGTCTACCACAGGTCTCTAGATTCAACACAGTGAATGTCTAGTGCCATCCATAGCGCCCATCGACGCTCCAGTCGCGTTGAGAGACCCGGTACTGCTTGTCGCGAAAGTGAACCGGCTCGCCCACGGCAGGCACCGCGTCAACGGTGCCCGACCAGCTGGGAAACTTCCCTATCTGAGCTGGTTCGTCAGCGATGAGATAGCAGTGCATCAGGCTGACGTCTTCCCGACTTCGTCGTTGAGTGCTGCCGCCACTGCCGTGAGGTACTGGCGCATCTGCTCTTTGGGGCTGTCGTTGTTGAACGGCGTGAGGCGGACCTCGCCGGACATCACCACGCCGTCGACAACGACGATCGGTGCCATCCCAATGTAGGCATCGTTTTCATTGACCGTCATGCGTTGACCTCTTTGATGCCGATGACGCTGGGGAATCCGCCCCACCAGCGGTAGCCGCCGGTGGTGATGTCGTAGGTCTTGCCGACCTCGATGACCGACCAGCGGTCGTAGGACTGCCAACCCCCGGCGATGGTGTCATCGACCGCGAACACCCCGCAGCTGGTGGACACCAGCTTCTGGTAACTGGTGTGGGTGTCACCGTCGGATCCCGAGACGTGCTGGCGCTGTTCTTTGTTGGTGACCGTGCAGTTGCGGTGGGTCTTTTGGTTCATCGTCGAGCAGCCCGCGCTGAGCACCACGAAGGCCAGCATGGTCGCCAGCGCCAGCGCGATGAACGCCCGGCGGCAGTACGTATCACTCAACACGGACCCCCTTCGCATTTGGTGCAGAGCACCTTGCCGAAACCGAAGTGCAGAGCATCCTGGTTGGCCAACATGAGGCGGGTGACGACCAGGCCACAGCCGCAGGTGCCGACGACCTCGCGATCTTCTTGACGGCGGCGCTGCTGTTGTTTGGCGATGCCTTTACGATGGGTTTCGCGGCTCATGGCTGGCGGTTCTTCCTGCGGCTGACAAACCAGCGCGGCCAGCGAGAGAGTTTCACGGGCGGGATCATGCGCGGTGCCTTCCTTGGTAGTCGGCGTCGGGGGTACGAACGATCTGGACTCCCGACAGCGCCAGGCCGTGTCGTCGGCGCAAGTGAAAAGCACTGTCGTAGCGCAGTCGCATGAGCGTGTTGCCCGCACCGATGATGGCCACGCTCACAACACCCCGAGTCCGGCCAGGATCATGAGCGCAGGTCTCGCTTCCCAGCCATCCACGGGTGATCGTCGGGCAGGTCGACCGGATGGATGTTGACCTCCTCGACCTGATCGGCATACGCCGGATCTGACACCAGATTCATCAGGCGCGGACAGCCGGGGTCGTGCAGGGTTTCGACGGCGTTGACCGGAACGTCAGCGCTCAGACCGAGATGCTCGACGAGTTCTTGCGCGCAATCCCCGCACAGCTCGGCGTCGTGAAAGTATTTGACCAGCGACGGGTAGGTCTGAATCTTGACGTCGCGGCGCGCACAGTCCGGGCAGATGTTGAGTTCTTTGATCTCGCCGTAGCTCAGGATCATTGAGTGCCTTCCCGTGAAGCGGAAACGGAATCGGTGTAGAACCAGGCGACATACAGCTCGCCTTGGCGTACTGCGGCACGAAAACCTTGATCTCCGCGCAGAGCTGCGGGTGCCAGCCTGGAGCCGTTATTGATGGCTGCGGCCACGGTGCGTTTGGAGTTGACCTTCAGTTCGTGCGGATACTTGGCCCACCGGCCGGGGGAGGAGCGCAGCGCGTCGGCGAAACGTGCGGTGGTCTTGTTGCCGCCCCGGCCCGCGTTGTTGTGTCGAGTCGGCTCGGGCAGCTCGTCGACGAACTCGAACTCGGCGCTGTTCACTCGTTGTCGTCCTCGCGAACGAAGTCGAGCAGCCGCTGACAGGCGTCCTCGACTTTCCGGCGTGCCCCGGCCCGCCAGCCCACCAGCATGTCGTCGAGGTCGGTGGCCAGCTGCACCAGACGTGGTGTGGGGGCGACAGCGACCTCGGTCTGCTTGTCGGAGCATTCGGTGGGACCGAACAGTGAAACGCCGTCGTCGAACGCTTGGGTCTGTGCGGCCAGTTCTGTCAGCCTGGACTTCATCCGCCGCAACGAATCCTGGTCACGAGGTTTCAGCGGCAGCGTCTCCACCTTGCCCTGACTCACCGGCTCGGTCAGCTTGTAGCCGACCGGTGTCTTGACCGGCTCATCGTCAGGGTCTTCGGTCAGGGTCTCCATCTTGACCTCCTCGGAGGTGACATCGGAGTAGTCGGCACCGCTGCGCAGATAGCCGACACGTTCGGCGACGTCGATGTCAGTACCGAGCTTGGCGGGCGGATGATGCTCCTCGTAGAGCGCAGCGGCGAAGTTGCGCCACAGCTGTTTATGCTCGTCGGTCATGGCTTCCCAGGCCAGTGCGCCTTGGGGGACGAAGGTCGTGGTGTAGAGCCGGTAGATGCGCTTGGCAGAAACCCGCCTGATCATGCGTGAGTCTTCTTCCTGGGCTTGGGCTGCTTCTTGAACTTCTCGGTGAGGTTGGGCTTGATGACTTTGATGCCCAGCTGTTCGGGAGATTTCAGTGGATGGCTGCGCCGGTTCCAGTCGGTGCGGGTGCCCACCCGCCAAGCGGTGCGTCCCGGCAGTCGGGGATCGTCGTCGGTGCGCTTAGCGATGACCGGTTCGATGTCGGCGTGCTCGATGATGCTCGGCACGCTGTAGGCGGCTTTGAGTTTGAAGCGATGCATCCAGGCGCTGATGCGTTCATCGACAGGCCGGGTGTCACCACGGAAGGTACGGACCTGCGCCAGCAGACCCAGATGCTCGGGGCGCATCGCATACGCGGTCGCTGACAGCAACGGTTTACCGATCAGCCAGCAGGTGTCGGCGGTAGGAAGTGTGGTCAATGCTCGGGCGATCGAAGGCTGCCAGTGCGGGGGCCGCATCCGCCCGAGGTAAAACGATGCGATGCTGGCGGTCTTCGGCAGGTGTGCCAGCGCATGCCGTGCCTGGTCGATGAAGTCTTCGGTGGGCACCATGTCGTCTTCGACGATCAGAGCGTAATCGGCTGACGAGTCTTTGAGGTAGTTCCATGCCTGGGCGTGATTGAACTCCGCGCCTTTGAGATTGTTGTCCCAGCAGACAGCGTCTGCGCGCAGAGCCTCGGCGAGCCTGTTAGCGCGGTCTTTGCGTCGCGGGTGTGCGATCACAGCGACATCCACTGTGGGGAGTCGCTTGGTTCCGCTGGTTCCGCGATTCAAAGGTTTGACCTATCCGTTGTATTGCAGAAATGTCAAGTTTGTTGGTCATATGCTAGCACGATATTAGAGCTACATGCAATATAAGGAAAGAGGGATGCTGGATGACGGGAATGCAAGTCTAGCGCATGTCTAATCGTCAGTGGTGGTTGTCGAAGATGGAGGTACAAGCATCTCGATGATTTGTGCCAGTGCAATGACTGCCTGGACGGGTTGACCCATGTGCGCCAGATCGCGGGCGTTGGCCAGAACGTAGCCGATGTGCTCGCGGGCAGCGGGGTCGATCGTCAACACTTCAGCGTTGGCGCGGCGGGTCGTCGACGGCTCGGGTGCGGCATGACGTGGGGCGTGTTCGTTGGGCACCAGGTTCTGTGAGTACGCGGCGCGACGTGTCACACAGTTGCGGTGGACGCGGCGAGGCAGCGGGAAGTCGGGGTCGAGCTGCCAGGCATCACCGTCCTGGATGCCCGTGCTGCATTCGGGGCAGATGTCGTTGATGCTGGGGGCAACGGCATGAACGATGCCTTGATCGAGGTCGCCGACACGGTTCTTGTCGAGCTGCTTATCTTCGTCACTCATGGGGTGCCCTTCGAGGGGAACGAGAAGAGTTCAATGATCTGGGTGGACTCGCAGCCGCAATGTTTGCAGCCGGAGGTGAGGCCCTGATGGTGGGAGATGTAGCCGCACTCCAGGCAGCGGACATCGTTGTTGGAGCCGGTCATTCAGTAGCCCCTCGCCTTCTCTTTGAGATCGGAGATGTGAGCGACCAGGGCACGGATCAGGATCTCCTGCGTCTGGTAGGTGTCTTCGGCGAGCGGGTCGATCTGGTTGATGATCTCGGTGAAACGATCCACGAGCTGCTGGCGTACCGGGTGGGCGGCGATCACTTCTTCGGCTACCTGATTAGCCACCCGATTGACCGCCATCTCGAACTGCTCTTGCAGCGGGGTCTTCGACGTGCTGTTGTAGCGGTCCCTGCTTGATGTCATCAGATGCTTAAGCGCACCCTCAATCAGTGTTTCCTTGGTCTGCGCCGACAGCGAATCGAGGATCGCTTTGTTGAGGATGCTGGACAGTTCGTCGACGGGAATCATCAGTTCGCTCATCAGTTGGTCAGCACTCCTCGGATGTCGGGGGCGATGTACTGGTCAGGCTTCTGGACTTTGCCCGCAGCATCCTTGATCGGCAGTCCCTCGCCGATGACTTTGGACAGGTTGGATTTGACGACCTGCGCGGCAGCAGCTTTGGCTTTGTCGGGGCCGACGTAGGCCAGCAGGGTTCCCCAAGCGACCACGATGACATCGAGCAGCCCGTCAACGACTTCAATGAGGTCGTTTTCGATCTCGGCCTGCCGGTACTCGAAGAATTCTTCGTGGAGCAGGTTGCGGCGCAGACGGCGTAGGTCGTTGCTCCAATGTCCGGGGAAGCCGACCTCATCGAGCTGTCGGGCCTTCTCCATGAACAGCTGTGTGCCGTCGAGAATGTTGGGCAGTGCATCCTCGCGCCCCTCACGCATGACCAGATCGAGCAGCTCCTGCTGCGCCGCCTCCTTGGCCTGTGCTTCGGAAGCGAAGCCTGCGAGAGCGACCTGACGCCCCTTCAGTGAGGCAGTGCAGCCGAAGGTATTGCCGTAGGTGGGGTAGGTGATGGAGGTGAAACTGTCCTGATCACCTGCTGAACACATGCTGTTCCTGACGCTGTAGGTTTGTTGGACTTACTCTATCACACCGTCGGACGGTTTTTCCACCAAAATCGTCCAATGACCTCGCCTTTCCACGTCTCGCAGCCAGGCAACTGTTCGGCCATCTCGTCGAAGTCCCATTGGTACAGATGGGTCTCGTGAATGTTGCCTTCCAGCTCGCCCTGGGGATAGTCGATGATGGGCACCGACACCATGATTTCGTCGGCCAGTGAGCGTGCGCGGTCCAGGAACAGCGCCGCCTCGAAGCGGGGAAGATGCTCGATGACGTCTCCGGCCAGCAGCACAAAGCGTTCAGTAGGCAGCTGGTAATCGCGCAGATCGCTGACGTGGACTTCGTCGTACTTACTGTGCAGCTGGTAGCGCTCGACGTACGGCTCGAAGATATCCACCGCGATCCAGTGCCGAGTGGGCAGATGGTCGCGCGCCAGCATGCTGTAGGTGCCTTCGCCCGCGCCGAGATCGACGATGGTGGGCGCGGTGGTCTGCTTGAGGTGCTCCAGCACCCAGTCACGACCTTCAGGATGAGAACCGGGCATCGCCTTGCACCTTCCGTAGGGAACACTCGCATGTAGCTTCGTTGGCGTAGCGCTTCCACAGCTCATGGTTGGCCCGCCACTGCGGGTCCATCATGCGGGTGATCTTGTCAGCGCTGGGGTGCCACAAATGGAACGCTGCGCCCTCGATGCGCAACGGGCTGCCGCCGAGGATGGTGGCAGCGTGAGCGAAGGCGTTGTCTTCGCAGCCCCAGCCGATGAACCGTTCATCGAAACCCCCGACGCGATCCCACAGCTTGCGCGGCACGACCAACATCGAGGACTGCGTCTCGATCTCGGCGGTGCGCACACGCTCAACGTCCGGCCAGACGCGGTCGCCGTTGGTCTCCACCAGCCGCTTGGTGTAGTGCTCGCTCAGTTCGATAACGCTGGTGAAGGCGAAGGCCAGCCTGCCTGTGCGCCGCGCCAGGATGACGGCGTCGTCGAGCTGATGCGACGGCACCCACGTGTCCGCGTCGGCGATGACCGCCACGTCCCAGTCGTCGGGCTGCTGAAGGTCTGCTCTGTGTGCCATCGTGTTGATGGCGCTGCTGCGGCTGAAGACCGTCTCTGGTGGGTTGTCGAGACTGCTGTGTCCTGCGAAAACGGTGTAGTCGTTGCGCAGTTGCGCCCAGTAGGTGGCTTTGAGGTAGGTCCAAATGTCGTCACGCCAGCCATTGTCGCCACGATAGGGGACCAGAACAGGAATCATCACAAACGCTTGACGTTGGCAATGATCTCGCCAGGCACGTTAGCCACCTGGTAGTTCCCGCCGTTCGCAGCCCAGTAAAGAACGCTGCCTTCAGGAGCATTGCCATTAGTGGGATTTGCTGTGAAGTATGCAACATTGTCCATGTTGATGTAGAGCAATCCAGGAGGTGCCCCCAACCAGCCTGCCGTGAAGGCCAGCCAATTTCCATCGTTGATGAGATTGACAACCTCTGAGGGCACCTCCGTGACGTAGATCAGATCGTCGCCGCCGGTGGTGTTGTTCTGCAAAACGCTACCGCCGCCAGCGGAGGGCGGCGCAATCTGAAATAGGTTGGCGCTGTTGACATACACAGGCGCTCCAGTCGTCCTGTCAGTCAGAGTAATCCACATTTCAATACAACCTCTCTGTTGTGTTGGGAACCAGATGCCCACCAGACGCCATGTACTTGCGCAGCTCGTCTGGCTTGCCTTGCAACGCACGCACCTTGTCGCGTACTTCCGCATTTATGGCAGCGTAAATCTCACAAGTAGGGTCAACCGTCAGCCCTCGCGGATGCCACAGGTGCATGGCGCTGCCTTGCATGTATTCGATACCTGCGGTGAAGGTCCGCAGCATGACGGCCATGACATCGTCTTCGTAGCCCCAGCCCCGCAACTCCGCGAAGCCGCCTACTTGGTCGTATGCCTTACGCGACAGCGCCATCACGCCTGATGCGTGGTCGTGCATGACGGCCCAGTCCTCTGTCTGCGGCGCAACGAAGAAGTTGCCTTCTTGCATCAGGCGATCACTGGAGAACTGATCGAGGTACATGTAAGCGCTGTAGGGGAAGACGCAGCCGCCAGTCTCATGCGCTCGGCGCACAGCTGCTTCAAGCATCTGCGGGTCACTGATGTTATCGGCGTCGTGGAACACAGCGACATCCCACTCACCTGCCGACCGAGCGGCGTTGTTGCGCGCCGCGCCCCGATTGAATGTTCCCGGCTCACTATCGCCTTCATAGATCATCCAGTCACGGTGGTGGCGGCGCAGCCAGCCTTCGACGAAGCACCACAGCTCGTCTCGCCGTCCGCCGTCACCTCTGCGCGGCACCAGTATGACGACCCTCATGTCTGCCCCAGGTCGAAAAGCGCGAGTTCGTGATTGCTTCCGCCGGGGAACTCAGGAACACCCTCAATCCTCCCGGCCAGACTGAAAGGTGCTGCTTCCAGGTTGATGGGGCGGCAGTAGTATCCCGGCAGGTTCTCGTCACCGCCGTCGAGCGGGCAACTCGCGTCGTTGGGTGCGCCGGGGTAGTGAGTTGCCGCCAGGTAGCGACTGCCGCTGGCCTTGAACTTCTCCAACACAAGAGTGATGCACTCGTTCGGGAGATGAATCATGAAGTCGCGGCACAGGATCAGGTCCACCTTCGGCACGGAATCGACGGTCAGCAGGTTGACGACAGAAAGGTTGCAGTCGGGGAAGCGTGCGCGGTTGTGGTCGATGATAAAGGGTTCGACATCCCAGCCGGTGTAGTCGATACCCGTCAGGTCGACGTGCTGAATCCAGTTGCGGTCTCCGCATGGCGCATCCAGCATCGTCTTGATGCCGTACCGCTCAAAAATAGAGGGCAGCCAGTCGCGGATGGGCTTGGTCAGCCCTACCTTGGAACCCCACCCGCTGTAGGTCTCGCTGCCATGGACCTCAAAGCGGTCGAGGTATGTCGTCCATGCCGTCGCCTGCCGTTCGATGAATCCTTTATCCATTGTCTGTCCTCCAACTGTGGTGCCAGAGGTGGACTCCGAACGCCCACGGGTTCGATCCCCTGATCCGGTCGAGGTCGGTGATCAACGCTTTGTGGGTGTAATGCACGGGGTAGAACACACCCGGTGGCAGCAGCAGCATGTCGTCGCGGCCCTTGAAGACCTCGGTGGTGACGCCGACACCGGCCTCCCAGGTGCCCAGCGACTGGCGTGCGACCGCCAGTCCGAGTACCTGAGCCAGTGCGGGGTGTCCCGGCGCGAAGCCCATGACGGCGTTGGGGATGGCGCGATCGTCCTCCCAGGCGGCGAAGGCCCCGCAGGAGACCAGCGTGTCGAATGACTTCCAGCACAGGTAGTCCGAGTCGATGTAGACGCCGCCGTTGTGGTAGAGGTATTCAGCGCGTACAAGGTCGGCGAGCTGTGCTCCGGTCTGGCAGTTGTCCCAGTGCGGTGAGGTGATCGGGAAGCCGTCACGGTCGATGGGATCGCGCAGCGTCACCCACTCCCACTCGGGGTGCAGACCAGTGGCGATGCGCCAGAGTTCTTCGGTCTCCTCGCTGGTGTGCTCGGGCACAGTGCGGACCAGGGTGCGAGGGATCATTGTGCGGTCCCGTAGTTGATGACCGGAATGCCTGCGCGCTTGGCCTCTCTCATGCAATGACGGGTGCCACGACTAGGCCCTAAAGGGAACGCAAGGCAGACATCAGCGCCCAGCTCAACCATGGCCTTGTTGCGCAAACGACCAGCCGCCCGCCCGTACTTCTCCCACTGCGCCGGGTATGCCTCAGTGGGCAAGTCCAGCTCCTCACACACACGATCGGCTATGTCGTCCGCACCACGAGCACCGCCATGAATGATTACAACATCGTCGGCGTCTTGGATGGCCTCGCGAATAGCTTGAAGCACCGCGTCGTAGTCAGGCCAGTCGCGGCTTCCAGTCACCAGGATTCGCTTCGTCACGTTAACGCCCACTTTTCCGATGCTGATCCACTGCCTCCGCGCAGTGGTTGCAAAACCAGTCGGGGGAGCCGTTGACGACGCGCAGCATGGTGCCCACACGCGGGCAGTCACGCCCGGCGCAACTAGCTTTGCGCTTCTTGTCGGAGTAGCGGGACACTAGGGAGTGGAGTTGCTGTTCAAGGCGGCCAGCGCTTCGTTGGCCAGCTCGACGATCTTGGCCTCGAATACTTCTTCGGCGATGCGCCGGACGTCGGCAGACGTCAGCGGCGACATCTGGACGGTGGGGATGGCGGGCGGCACAGCACTCTTGAGGTACTTGTCCCAGTCCTCGGCGGGGTCCGACAGATCAACCTCACCCATCGAGCAGTCCAGGCACTCATGTTCCTGCTCGTAGAGCGCCAGCAAGTCCTCGGAAGTGAGGGATGCAGGCTGCATGTCGCGGTAGGGCGAATACATCCACCCGGTCAGCACGTCGGCACACCGATCCACGAACTGCGATAAACGCGACACCATTCTCCTATGTGCAGGGTTTTGTGAACTTGCGCCACTGCTCGAAGACGCTGGCGAATCCGAAGGCGGCGGCACGTTGGTGAAGAACCTCATTGATGTAGGGCGGAAGCGGCGGATTCTCACCGAGAGGTTGGTCTTCATCTGCGAGCGCCATGGCTGCCTCCGCTGTGAGAGTTCCTACTCATTAGGGCTAGATGATTAGCTTCTTTATAGGGTCGTCCCGCTTGGAACCATCCTCGCGGATGAAGCCTCCATCGCCGTTGAGCAGACCCGAGGTGATCTCGTGCTTCTGACGTTCGTGGTCGTATTCGGGGAGCTTGTCGGTGCGCGCTACCACAACGACTTTGGGGTTCCAGTAGAGGTTCTTGTCGTCGGGATCATCGCTGACGTTGGGACTGAAATTGTCCGGGTTGTTCTCGTCCTCCCAGGTCCACAGAACATCCACCACCAAGCCGATCTCGGCGCAGCGCTCGCGTGCCTCCTCGGCGAAGGTGCGTTTGACTGCGTCCTCCTGGTCGACAGTGAGCACACCCCTGAACGAATGGCGCTGCATGAGCGCGGCGACGATGCCGCGAAGCGCCTTCTTCTCGCTGTCATAAAGCTCGGCTACCTCGTGCCCGATAGGCGGCGGCGTTCCCATTATTCTCCATCCTCCAAAAGATGTCGCGGGACAATGGTCATCTCGGCTTGTTCTGCCGCTGTGTATTTGTGCATCTCCATGGATGCGCGCTCGTAACGATCTGTCACGCACACGATTTGGGGGAAGCGTCCTGACTCGCGTGTGAACATCAGGACGTAGACATTTCTCATGCCTCCGTCAGCTGCTTGAGGCGTTCGACGGCGTGGTCGACCACGCGAAGGGCGTGCGTGCTGTCGAATCCTCCCGAAGTGATGGGAGGCTCCCAACACATCGAGCCAGCGCCAACGACCTGTGCCATCAGCGACTCAATGCTTTCCGCGTCATGGAAAAGGTTCTGCTCTGTCATGAGACGAGCAGCTGTTCGCACGTCTGGCAACGGCGGATGGTCTCGGCGGTGTCGAAACTCAGCCGACCGCCGAGCTGCTGCAAGGCCAGCTGGGTGCTGTACTTGACGCCCTGGTTGGCGACCGTGGTGAAGCACTGGGTGACGTCGTAGACGCTGGCGTTCGACGGCAACTGGTTGATCAGATCCATGATCGTGTTGCGTACCCGCACAGGCAGACCGACTTCGCGAGCCAACTGCATAGCGAAGGCCAGCGGCGAGCCGGGCGGAGCGATCTCGGCAGTGGCCGCATAGCTTTCCAGCTGCCTGTCGAGGGTGCCGAGCACCTGCTCTGCGGCGCACTCCATCTCGTCAAGCACTTCTTCGATCGTGCGGCCCTTGAGCTTGATCTGGCCCTGCTTGAGGTCAGTGGTCATGCCGTTGGTGCACGCCAGGCGGCACAGATAGGTCGAAACCACCGGTGCCTTGACCTGGTTGGGATAAACCAGGAAGCGCACGCCTCCGGCGGTGATGTCACCGACCTCAGGCCGTCCAGGGATGCCGTTGGGGTTGGGTACGTCGACCTGGTAGCGGTCGCTGGAGACGTCGAGGTGGAATGTCTTGTCGTCGCGGCGGAAGTCGCGAACGTCGTCCTCGGGCAAAAACACTCGGGTGACCATGTCGACAACCTCATCGAGCGGCAGCATCAGCAGACCGCGTGGGTAGATGCTGACGAGGTTGTTGCCGATGCCTTCGACGACGGTCTCGGCCTCCGACCATTTGTCACGCCAGTAGCGCATGGTGGTGGCCCGAAAGTCGACCGGGCAGGACTTGAGGTAGGGGGTCGGGATCTTGAGATACTTGCCGAACAGCGAGGTGGCCTGCTCGTCGAGCATGAACGGCTGGTCGTTGACGGTGATGGAGCTGGCATCGTCAGCGATGTCGATCTCGCCGAGCGTGGTAGCGATGCGCAATTCGTTGCGCCCCATCATCGATGCTTCGAGTTCCTTGACCTTCATGCAGCGAGACTCCCTGGTCGGATGCTAGACAGTTAACGGATGAAAGCTATATTAGCACTAGCCATGTGCCCCACGCCACCGTCAGTTTCGACGACGTGCCAACGGACTTGACAGTAGTTGTGTAGGGGATGGCTATCGTCGTGTCGGTGCAGCGGAGGTTGGGTTGAAACTCCAGCGTGCCCCCGGCGTAGCTGCCGTCGGCGGTCGAGCCGAGCGGCACCGAGTCGGCCTGCTTCGTCCAGGGAGTCTTGCCCGGCCTGCGTGCCCACACCCGCGCGCTGGCCGCGCCCGTGTCGGCGTCGATCTCCACTGTGGAGATCATCAGCGAATCACGGTAGGTGGCAGTCGACACCGGGCCGTGGGTGGTGATGTCCAGTGGTGCCATCTCGCCGGGGTCCGCACTCCAGGCCGACTCTCCCACGCCGTAGCGCCAAGTGGGATCGGTGATCTGGCCAGGCGTGTCTGAGGCTGTGCGGTTGACGCCGATGCGACTCCAGTGCTTCTTGCGAAGGTACAGCTGGTTGGTATCGGCTCCTGAACCGATGACGACGATGGAGTCGTTGGTGAGATAGACGCCGCGATGAAACGACACGGACTCTCCGGTCGAAGAGGTCACCGGCTGCATTGGCTCAGCTTGCGCAGACAGCATCTGAACGCGCTGCGGGTCGTAGCGCAAATGTTGGATCAGTCCGGTATCGCCTGTGGCCGACAGGGCATATAGGTAGGTGGTATCGCGACTGCATGCCGCGACCAGTGTGCCGCTGGCGTGGGGGATGGCGTACGACTGTCCGATCATGGTGCTGTAGCCTGCGCTGTCGATTTGTGTCCAGCCGGGCGTGGCGTCTTCGGTGTAGGTGCTGTAGCTGCCGACGTCAGAAGCTGACAGCGTGGCGTCATGCCAACGTCGGGAGAACAGCATCACGAACACACCGGGCCGTGTGGGATGGAAGTGCACTGGCTGCGCCGCAGCGAAGTTGTCCAGGTCGTAGATGCTGCCCGCCGACAGATCGTCGGTGGATCTGTTGGTGGTGATGACCGAAATGCCGTCAGCGTCGAGCGCCTCCGCTGGGCGGGGCGTACGGACGGTGCCCATCAGAAGCCGTGCTTTTCGAGCAGTGCACGCAGATCATGCGCAACAGCTGGCAGATGGTCGGGCTGATCCAACTCTGCGATGTAACCGCGCAGTTCTGACATGAAGTTGTCGCGGTGGTGCAGCTGAAACTTTGGGGGAGTGAAAGACCCACGCTTAGTACTCATCGTCGTCATCGTCCTCGTCGTCGAAGTCCGGCTCGTCGGTGGTGACCTCGCTGACCTCTGCCTCGATGACAGTGCCGGGCGCGGCGTCGATGCGTGCGAGCATCGCTGGTATTTGTTCTTGAGGAACGAACTCTTGCACCGCTGCAATGATGCGGTTCTGGCGAGCGATCAGCTCAGCGATCTGCTGCGAGCCAGCGTCTTTGCGAGTCATCTCGTGCAGTTGTACTGCCGCTTTGGCCCCGACGTCGAACGGGACGACGGTGTTCTCGTCGATGAGGTTCGACCAGCCTTTGAGCATCACCACTTCCAGGTAGCTCATGGCATTGACGGCTGCACCGGTGCGCTCGACGACGTCGGGATCGTTGTCGATGGCGCGCTGCTGCACGATGCTCTCGTAGATCATGCCTGCCGCGCGAGAGGTATCGAAGTGCTTCTGCTGGTGCAGTCGCAGGTTGTGGTAGGTGATCTTGTCGTTGCCCTCGCGCTCGACATTGACTGTGCTGTCGAGGATTTCCATGATAGAGGGACGAGTCAATCCCATGCCAAGAAGCTTGTTGACGAACTGGCGCAGCCCTTCGTCCTTGCACACCTTACAGCGAGGCTCAATGTGCTTGATCTTGGCAAGCTCGGCCCGGACTTCCTTTTGCAGTTCGGGGTCAAGTTCGTCGCTGGTAATGGTGCTCAGTCCTCACTGTGGCCGCTGCTGCGTTTGCCTGGTCGGGTGCCCGCCAGGGGATTGTGTACGCGGTTGTAGATCCCGCAAACCAATGACGAGTCCGCCACGCCAAGGTGGTTGCCGATCTCGCGTTCCTGACGCAGCTTCATCTGGTCGTTGGACAGCCAGCTACTGCCCGGTGCCCGCCGCCCCAGCCACTTGGCTGCTTCTTCTTCCAGCTTGTAGTCCAAGCCGCTCTTGAGCGGCATGGGCTTATCCTTGGCTGCCACTTCGCACCGCCGGAGTGTCGGACACAGTCTTGGTGGACTCAATCAGCTGATCCGTTTGAGACAGAGCGTCTTTGAGGTCGTCCATCTTGGCAAGCAACTCCTGCCTAGCTGCCTGCGCTGCCTTGGCAACGTGGCCTTGCAGAATGGGGTGAAGACTCATAAATATCCTCCAGTGGTCGGCTACTGCTGCACGCACGTGGTCGTACGTGTCTACGAGCTTTTGCAATGCAGCGGCATAGGCGGACTGCAATTCGTCTGGACTAGAGAAGATGTCTTGGCCCCCGGCGGCGAAACCTGACTCTGCGTCATGGCCGTCGATACCCATGAGGTCAAAAGCCGCCGTGCTGTGCTCGTCAAGTGTCCCTAACGTGTTGAGGAGATCGTAATAGCCGAACTCCTCGCCGTCGTAGATCAGCACATCGGAGGCAGTGCCCAACACGATCTGTTCACGCCACTGAGTGATGTGCAGATAGAGCTGACGAAAAATATCGACGCGCGTGGCAGGCGGCTCCGGCAGGGACTTGGGCGGCATGGCTACTGACTTCTGGTCTGTCGATAGCGGACATTCTCCAACCGCCTGATGAACTGCTGGACCTCCTTGTGGAACGAATCCGCCGCAGAGTACAGGCAGTAACGAAAGTAGGCGTGATAACGGTCAATTCGGCTGGCCTGGTTCGACCGGGCAGTGCGGTCACCCTGGGTGCCCTCGATGCTGCTGAACCAGGCGTCGTCGTGAGTGTCGCGAGAGACGTGGTGTGCGTAGACGGCTTCGCGCATCAGTTCATCGATTCGCGGCGCGATCTCCAACATGAGCCGTTGCAGTCGCAGGATGGCGGTCTCGATGTCTTGGCCGGTCAGCTGCGAGATGTCTTCGACAGGGTGATCATGCTCATCGAGTTTCCAGACGATTCGTCCGCTTGAGTCGATCCTGGTTGTGCCGTGCTCGGTGACGTCAGGAACTCTCATGCTGGCGTAGAAGTCATCGATGACGGCGATGACGTCGCCATACAGCTCGAAGAACACACTGTTGGCTGCCGCGCTGACCCGGTCGAGAATCGCCTTGTCCTGCGCGCCCCAGGCGAATCGGATCTTGGTGAAAATACCGATGCGTTCTTGGGCTAGCACGTCCTGCGGGAGCTGTTCGTCGATGGGAGCAACGAACTCGTCGCCCATCTCACTGACCACCTTCTCGGCCAGATCGCCCAGCATCGTCACTCGGAGACTAGTCCTTTCCTAGACACTGATGCAGCACATGCCATAATAACATAAGAGTAATTGGCATTTACGAAGTTTGACGCCACCCTGGATCTTGTGCCGCACGGAGTATGTTCAGTAAGTCTCCAAGCGTCGTCACGACGTACTGCTGATCGGGCGCACCCTTGCCGTGGCGCTTCTTCACCAGGACTCCCGCCAGCGCACCGGCGTTGAGCGCCTCACGCTGCGCCTCGCCGAGAGCGCCGGACAGATCAGCGGCCTTGACGTTCTTGCACTCGATGACGACCTCATGGTCGTGGATGTAGAAGTTGGCAATGTCGCCCTGGTCATGCGCGCCGGTCTTGACCCTGCGATCGATGTAACGACTCCAGTTGTCTTTGAGGTAGTCCGCGATCGAGCGCTCAAACGTCGCGCCCTTCTTACCGTTGGGGTTAGCCATCAGGGGCACTCTCCTGTGTGTATTAGCCAGCACTCGGTACACGGCTTCTCATCAGTGGACGCCAGCTCGGGGCAGTCGACGTGCACGACCTCATCGTCCTCGTCGTATCGGGCCTGGTCTCCAGGCTGGATGTCGATGCCGCAGTTGGCGCACTCACTGGTGTAGCGTGCGGCGAACGTCGGGATGTGGCTGAAGCCGATCTTCATGTTTTGTCCTTAAGCCAGCAGGCGTATCGCATTCTGCAACTGCGCATTTCCTTGGAGTTGTACGCGCAGCACAGCGGCGGGGGAGTCTCGGTAGCCACGGCTTCGCGTACCTGGTCGAACTTGGCGTAAATCTCCCTCAACAGTTCATCGTTGCGGGGAACCCGAATCTCACGCAGTCGGTAGGGCCAACCGCTCTCCATCATGATGACGATGCCGTAGGTGAAGTCGGTGTCGTAGCGCTCGCCGAGGTTATCGCAAGCCAGCGACACCTGCGCTTCCCAGCTGGGCATGTCGGCCAGGGTGGTTTCGTCGAACTTGCGCGAAGTGCGAGTCTTCAATTCCAGCAGGACCGGCCCCTCGGTGGGGTGGTGCGCCACGGCGTCGGCCCGGCCGCGCACATGGTGCTCGACGTTGATGTATTCGACTTCGGTGTCGTCCTTGGTGAGAAGCTCTGCCATCTCCATCTGCGTCTGCACGACCCCATGGACCGCAGTGCCCACCGACAGCGTCATCTCTCGCTGGATGCTGAACGGCTCCTCCTCGACGAGGTGGCGCGTCTTGGGGTTGAACAGATAGTAGAGCTGGCGTGCTGTCATCAAAGGATGCGTGCTGGGGTGGAAGTATCCATCGCCCTTGCCGTAGTACTCACCGCTGTCAATCGTGATCTGATAGCTCTTGGGCCATCTGTCTGCGCGCATCTGGTTTTCGAGGATGGGCAGGATGAGTTCTTTTGACTCAAGGCTTTTGAGGATGTTGTCCCACGCAGGCACTACTTGGACCTCGCTTCCGTGGCCTCTGCCATGGTGTCGTAGTACTCAAGGTGGTACCCCGGATGAACAGTCAGCGAGATATTTCCGGCGACCCCCAGGCGTGCTACCAAATCGCCGTCGTCGGTGAAGATGTCCACCTCGTGCGCCATCATTTTGCCTGACTTACGAAAGCTGTCCGGCAGGTCAACGAGCGTGGTGAACTCGTGCCCCGGAAACAGCGTGTCATCGCGCATCAGACATTGCCTCTCGCCATTTCTACCAACTCCACAAAATCATCGAGACCGACCACCACAACGTCGGTGGGCTTAGCCTCGCCTCGCGGCCACATGCGGATGGGCATGATGAAACGCTTACCTGCCTCAGCGGCTTTGGCCTGCCACTGATTCCAGAACTTTCGTCCGATGCTGTAGCTGATCTTCTCGGTGAGCTTGGCGTCGAGCAGCAAGGCGAACGAGCTGTCCTGGGGATGACTGTTGTCCACGGCATCGCCGGGGGCCTGCCACCGCGCGCCGGAGGCCGGAGTGGAGTCCAGGCCAAGACGTTCTTGGAGGTCGCGCTCCCACTGCTCCCACGTGGGTATCCTGATCGTCACTCCTGAACCCCCAGGGGGCCGGGCTGCCATTCCTTGATCTCAGCAAGTGACTCCGAAGCCAGGTCAAGGTGCCGCAATGCGGCGTTAGCCGAGCGTGGCAGATCCAAGTTGCGTGCTAGTCGCTGAAGTCGTGGTCGCAAACGGACCAGCTCACGCACCAGCTCAGCTGCCTCGGCATCGCGGTTGTACGGGAGCCTAGTCATTCGGCACCTTTCCGCTGCCTTTGCAATGCGAACAGTCACGGGTGTTGTTGAGGAGGTCTTCGATGCGGGCCAGAGGAGGACGACGCGGATCGTATGGGGGAGCCACGACGATGCCTGACCAGTGAAGGTCTCCTTTGCGCAGGCTGACCCACCAGGCCATAGCCAGGGGATCGTAGCCCTGGTTCGCGAGTTCTGTCGGCGACAGTTTTTCGGCCCACTCGATCTCATTGAATCGGACGCCGGTCCAGTAGACGATCTCTTTGTACTGGGTGGGGACGCTACTCATCGGCAGCCTCTTTGAAGACGTTGCCGTAGCCAGCCGAAGGCTCGTCGGGGATGTCGGTGTCAGGATCGCTGATGGGCGCGACCTGATCGGCAACGTCGCCCAGTCGGGCCATGACTTCACTGCGCAGCGTGGCGAACAGACTGTCGTCGTCGCGGATCGTGTCTTGCAATCGATCTTTCGACTGGATCTTGCCGTCCGGCAGCGCCGGATGGAAATACCAGGCTCCCTTGCGTTCAATGACGTTGGTCAGCAGCGACAGACGCACGATCTCATCCATGGTGTCAATGCCGAAGGCGTACCTGTCAGTCGGGATATTGAAGAACCACCAGCTGGCAGTGCGTCCAGGCGGCGCGCAGCCGTTTTTGATGACCTTGCCTTTGATTTCCTGACCGACCTGAACATCCTCGCCGTTGATCTTGTCGTGGACTTTGCCCTGGCCTCGCTTGAGCACGACCGACTGCGTGACAGCATGCTTCCAGGCCATGCCGCCAGGCCGGATGGTGCGATGCAGTCCAGCCATATCCTCACGGACCTGATTGACGCCAATTGTCAAGCAATTGAAGACATTACTGTGGCTCGCAGCCAGACGTGCAAAGCGCCCCACTCCAATGGCATTGCCGCCCATGACGCCGATCTCAGCTGACTTGTTGACTGCCTGCATACTTGGCGCACCACCGATGGAATCAAGCACCGCGATGCACACCGTGCCCGTGGAAACCGCCGAAACATACATGTCCGAGGCGGACTCGATGTGCAGCGGCTGCATCAAAACGATGCGATCCATCAACTCCTCACCGATCATCTGCGCGGCCCACGTCATGTCGATCTTGTGCTCCAAGTCGAGGTAGACCGCGCATCGATCAGGCTGCGCCAGTAGGAAGGTGCGCACCGTAAGCATGGCAAGGGTGCTCTTGCCGACGTGTTCTCCTCCGGCAATCTCCACCACGCGATTGGTCGGCCAGCCGCCGTTGCCTAGTGCGAAGTCCAGCGCCAGCGAGCCGGATGACTCAAAGCTACGAGAGTCTTGAAGGTCTGATGCCATGCCGATCTTGGCATCATCGCCGAACTGCTTCTTGAGTCCAGCCAGCAGCTTATCTGCGGTAGCAGTCATTGCATGTTCTCCCGTACGTCAGCTAGCCTGCGCAAACAGTAAATCGAGCCGCTCCAACGATGCCAGATGCACACCGCGTGAGTCGCGGATGCAGGTACAGGCCACTGGAACGCCTTCCTTGACAAGAGATTTAACTCCCACCCATGTATCGTTAAATATTGTGACGTCGAAATCTGCACCGTTGTAGGTGATTCCGATGAACGCCATCTCTTGACCTTTACTGCGCCCGTTTTTGACGATGTGGCGTTTCACCTTGCTGACCTGTCCGCCGACGATCACGATGTCTCCGGTGGTGTAGCTGTCGATGTCGGAGGGGTCTTTGATGGCCACGGCTTCAATAGCAGGTATGTACGGCTCCATGGGGTCGACCAGGATGAAGTTCCCGGCCAGCTCCTGCTCGATGCCGAACACCACGTCGGGATTGGAGAAATCAGGAACTCCGAACTCGGCATCAAACCACTTCCTGCCTTTCTGCTCAAGGCGTTTGGCGTAGAGCATGGCGATGTGATCTGCACGTTGCTGGTCGTCCATCTTGGCGCGCTTGCCTTCGGCAACGTCCATCCACAGTCGGTAATCGTTGTGCTGCTGCATCAACCGGCTACGACAGCCTGGCACCCAGTCGCCGTCGCGGGCGGGATCGTATTCAATCGAGTCGAACGCACCGATGCTGATGAGGTTGCGCACCACTGTCTTGTTGACCGCCCATCCCGTGGCGCGGTTCAGGTAGTCGGTGAAGTCGGTGTAGGGGCGCGTCTTGAGGATCGCCTTGACCGCAGCGTTGCCGACACTGCGGATCGAGTCAATGCCGTACCGGATGGCGTCACCATCGATAGTGAACTTCTGGCCGCTCTTGTTGATGTCAGGCGGCAACACCTTGATGCCACGGCGGCGGGCTTCGCGGATATAGCGGGTGAGTTGCTTGGCGTCGGTAGCCATGAGCGCGACCAGATATTCCTGCGGGTAGTAGTGCTTGACCCATACCTCCCAAGTGGATAACACTGCATATCCAACAGCGTGACTTTTATTGAATGCGTACCTTCCGCTGGCATTAATTGATGCCCAAATTTTAGTGATTACCTTGCTGGCCTTTTTGTCGTCGCCACCAAGCGGGTCCATGAACGCCGGATTGTTCAGACATCCCTGCCGAAACTTGTCGGCGGTGCCGTCGATCTGCTCCTGGAGCTTCTTGCCCAGCGCCTTACGGAGATCGTCGGCCTCGGCCCCGGTGAACCCGGCGAGCGACTGCGCGGCAAACATCAGCTGTTCCTGGTAAACGAGGACGCCGTAGGTCTCGTCGGTGATTGGCTCCATCAGTGGGTGGTCATAGATCACCGGTGTTTGTCCGGCGCGACGCAGCAGGTATTCGTCCATGAGTCCTGCGTCCTTGACGCCGGGCCGGATGATCGAGATGAGCGCGGCGACGTCGACTTCGTTGCGGGGCTTGAGGACTTCGGCGGTCTTGGAGGCCAGTGGGGATTCGACTTGGAAGATGCCGGTGGTCTGTCCACGGTCGATCTGATCCCAAATAGCAGGGTCGGACATCTGCTCGTCACCGAAGGTCGAGAAGTCCAGCATGACGCCGTGCCGTTCGTGAATGAGCCGCCGGGCATGATCGAGAGTGTCGAGATGCCGGATACCCAAGAGGTCGAACTTGCAGCCGCCGAGCGCTTCGATGTCCCACATGTCGAACTGGGTGGTGGTGACCTCATTGCGGCGGCGCATCGGCACCAGACCTTGCAACGGGGTGCCGTTGATGAGGATGCCGGAGGGATGCACGCCGGATTGACGTGCCAGTCCGATCATCTCACCGAGTTTCTCGAACAGCGGCGGGTAGCGCTTGGCCCACGGAGCCAGGTCGCCGCCCTTCTCGGACAACACTTCATCCCAGCTCATGTCATCGACGTCGTCGTCATCGCCGACAACCTCACCAGCTGCCTCACGTTCGGCAGCCACCAACGCAGCAGCCTGCTCGACGATCTTGCTCATCGCTTCGATGTCAGCATGCGGAATATCCTGGCCGGTGCCGGACCACTCTTTGTACTTGCGCGCTAGGTCTTTGAGCATCCCCTTGGGGCCGTTGCGGCTGACGGTTCCCAGCGTGCAGACATGATCTGCTCCCCAACGCGCCTCCAGATAACCCTTGAGATCCGGGCGAAGTGACTGCGGGAAGTCGACATCGATGTCGGGCATAGACTTTCGTGCCGGGTTCATAAACCGCTCGAAGATCAGCCCGTAGCGGATGGGGTCGACGGTGGTGATGCCCAGCAGATAGGAGATCAGGCATCCGCCCGCGCTGCCACGGCTGGGGCCGGTGATCATGGGGTGCGATGGAGCACCGGGGTCCACGTAGTGCTTCCAGCTGCCGTCATGTGCTGCTCGGACGTAGTCCTGCACCACCAGAAAGTAACCCGCGTAGGAACGCTCCACGATGAGTTGCGCTTCGGTCTCCATACGCTGGTAGTAGGCTTCAGCATCCAGTCCGGCGTCGATCACCTTGGATTTGAAGCCGGACTCGATGAGCGAGATGAATGCGGCGATGTCGTCGTGGTCTGAACCGGAGTAGGTGGGCAGTTCCAGGGAGGGCTTGACTTCGGCGGTGCACGACATGGCGATGTCGTGGGAGTTCTTGATCGCTTCCGCGACAACGTCGTCGGCAACGCCGTGACGGCGCATCCAGTAGTACAGCTCGTCATCACCCATGAGGTGGTCGGCCTTCTGGCCGTAGTCCTGCTGATCGTTGTTCTTCTTAGTGCCGAGCTGCCACATCAGCTCCTTGTTGACCCAGTCCTCCGGGCGTGCGTGATGGGAATCGTTGACGACGACCAGCGGAACTCCCAGCTCATTGGCGATGCGTACTTTGGCCTGGTTGATGTCGGTCATCAGCGCGTTGAGTCGGCGTTGCTCAGTGGTTTGCGCGTCGATGTACTGCCAGGTATGCAACTCCACATAGAAGTTGTCGCCGAAGATGTCGAGCAACGTGGCAACGAACCGACGTGCAGCCTCGTCATCGCCCGCCTCGACGGCGCGCCCCAGGCCGGTCATCATGCACCCATCGCTGGCGAAAACCCCCTCGGAGTGCTCGCGCATCAACGCGGGGTCGAGCATGGGTCGGTGGTAGAAGTGCTTGGCGTCGTAAGCAATCGACGACATGGCCCACAAATTCTCCAGGCCGCGCTGGTCCTTGGCGAGCAGACAAATGTGGGACAGGTCTTTGGGGTACTTCTTCGCCGCGCGGGCCGCAGCAATGTCGTGATGCCAGTAGCTTTCTATACCTAGCACCGACTTCACGCCGTGCTCGTTGCACGCCTTCTGGAAGGCCAGGTGTTGGTTGCATTCGCCGTGGTCTGTGATGGCCGCAGCGTCCTGTCCCAGTTCTTTGGCGCGTGTGGCGATCTCGTCGACTTTAGCGTAGCCGTCGAGGTGGCTGCCTTCGCTGTGCTGGTGAAGATTACATTGCCTACTCACGCTAGCGAACTGCTTCCGGTTTCAGCGAGCCGTGCTCAGAGATGTGTTTGATGATTCGTCGCCAGGCATAATCCTGCCCTCGCGCAGTCAGCTTGCCCGTTGCGTAAGCATGACCGTTCTCAGAGACGCCCTTGGGGGTTCGTGCGAGACCACGTTTCTCTGCCTGCGCGGTGGCGTGGCCAGAATCAGACCGTGCACCGCGAACGAACAGGCCGATGCGTCCAAGAAAGTCATAGACATCCTCGTGGAGGATGCTGATGCCCTGCTCCCTGCCCCACGCCTGGACCTCCCGTGCGAACTGCTGGCGATGGATCAAAGAGTCCGAATCAGCGTGCGCTCTTGCCTTAGCCACCAGCGGTGCATCGTGCTCAATGGTTTCGGTGAGGCAGAGATTGATCGCCTCAGCGGCCTCGATCTGCTTGTCCTTCTCGGCCAACATCTCTGCGGCATCCTGCAAAGCAAGAGCGAAGCGCTCCTCGCGAGTCTGCGGCGCAACGGCGGCAACTTCTGCTTGACGAGTGCGAACCGCAAAGTAAGTCTTTCCCGCTGCAACCTCAGGCTTCTTGCCGTCGCACGACATAACCACCATGTAGCAGGCGTACCGAGTCAGATGGACGTCAAGCACATGACGCTTGGCTCCCTTGCCTGCGCCGATCTCCTTACTGCTCTCGGTAAATTGATCCTGAGCTGCGACGATCTCGGCAGCACGCATCGCCTCAAAGATGCACCGACTGAAATTCTGCCACTTGTCGTAGCCCAGCGGCCCCATCAGATCACGCGCCGACCAGTACTCCGTGCCGTCTTCGCGCAGTCTGCGGATGCTGTCAAAAGGAGAACCCGCATTCGCCGTCAGTGCAAGCTCTCGTGCGACGCCCTCACATGCCGCACACCATTCGCGTGGCGACAGAGCGGAGGTCTCTCCATGACACTGCTGACAGACAAACTCAGGCACTGCTGCCCCCTCTTGGTGAGCACGGTTCATCCGCTTGAGTCGTGCAAGTTCGTTCTTGCGAGAACGCCAGTCCGAAGGCGAAAACGAAATGGTGCTGTGGTCGCCGGTCTCAGGATTGTGCAGTCTGATGTGTCCGTTGGCGCAGTGAGAGTCGAATTGGAATCCCAGCTTCTCGGCCTCTTGCAGGAACTCACGCAGCGGCCCTTTAATGCGTTTGGTCGTCATTGTGTGATCGCTTTCGGGAAGTAGTCCGGCAGCATGGGCGGGACGGTGTTGTTTTCGTAGGCTTCAGCGATGCGGGGCACAACGGTGTCCCCGACTGTCTGGCCGTTGGGTAGCACGATGTGGCTCAAGAACTCGCTGTCGAACTGCGAGATACCGGATTCGACGGCTTCGAGCTTAGCCTTGATGACCAGCGCCAGTGCGCGCCAACGCTGCCGCACCGCCTTCTCGTAGGCGTCTTCTTGTTGCGCTGCGGTGCGCCGGGTGCCGCGTGCGGGTGTGTGGGTGAACTCCCGTGCATTGCGGTCGGGCATAGAGACCACGAACCGGACCTGCCTGCTTCGCATCTGAAAGTTGACGATGGCCTGGTTCGTGGTCTCTCCCCAGATAAGCTGGTCGGCTCCCCAACGCTGAAGTATGCGTCGGATCTCTGCCATCGACTTATCCGTGCTGACCGTTGTGTCGGCAGCGTAGGTTGCCACGGCGGCTGTTAAGCCTTCTGCGCCTGCGGGGCGTGCGGCATCAACTTCGCACGGAGACTGGCGAAGTCAGTGCCGGTCGGCGGTGCGACCTGCGGAGCAGCCTGAGCCTCGTCGGGAGTCGAAGTGTCACTGAAGGCGGGTGCCGACGGGGACGACTGAGCGAAAGCCGGAGCATCAGCGGGGTTGCCGTTGACCGGCGGCTCGTCGGCCTTGGGGAGCAACCAGAACTTGGCACGCTCCTCGCTGGAATGATAGTCGGCCCACTCGTGAAGTGTCTGCGGGCAGAACAGGAACCGCTCGGGATCGTCGTCGTTCCATTCCCGACCGTAGCCGTAGAACTCCTGAACGACCTTGAGGTCGCGCAGCTCGTCGACGGGGTCGACCGGCACGATGCGGTACTCGGTGTGCTTGTCGGCCCCGACGCGCTCGATCGAGTAGTCGCGATCGCAGATGGTGCCGTAGAGACCGTGGTATCCGATCAGGCTGTTCCAGAAGTTCTTGAGTCCCTGGGTGATCAGCCCAAAATTGCGGGACTTGAAAGATTCGCCTTTGAAGTCGATGTCCTCGATCAGGTCCACGACGTCGAATCCGCCACCCTGACGGGGAACCAGTTGCCGCTCGACGGCGACGACAACGCCCTTCTTGACGGGCTTGTGTTCGGAGGGCTGCTTGGTGCGGTAGTCCATGCGCCAGCCCAGGCCGCCGCCGACCTCCGGCGAGGGGGTGGCGTACTTGGTGACGAAGTCGCCCTTGTCGGGGTCGATGATGAACGACTTGGTCTTGCCGTCGTTGGTGACGATGAACTCGTGGAAGTCCGCGATGATCGGGTCATCGGTCAGGAACCGGACGATCTTGCGGTCCTTGTCTTTCCAGCTGAGGTAACCCAGAGAGCCGCCGGAGAAGTCGCCGCGATTCTTGGCGTCGTCGATCGTCTGCTTGAGGTGCGCGAATCCGCTTTGCATGTCACGTCTTTCGTCAGAGAGTTTCTAATTACGTTAGCCCGATTCTCGTGTGTGGCTACCTCTGAGGCTACCCGCGACGCCAGCAATACGCAAGCAAGTGACTAAACGAATAGAAGATGTCTAATCAAAGGGGGAGACGTTCGGGGGGCACGCCGCCAGCAGTGAGCCGGGCACGGACCTGCTGCACGCGGGCGCGGTGTTCGCGTTCGCGATCTTCGCGAGCGGCACGATGCTCGGACATTGCTGCGGCCATCGCATCGCCGACACGATCGACGCAGATCAGCTGTGAATGTCCCTGGGGAAACCGGTCGCACGGCGGGTGATGCACCAACCGGTCACCGTTGTCGAGCACAGTCTCGGTGATCTCTGTGGCAGCCTTCTTGCGTCGGCTGCCGCGCTTGGTTGCCATTATCGCCTCCTACCTTTTGGGGGCAACACCAGCGATGCGGGCCATGCCTGGGCGAGTTTGGCCAGCACTTCGTCTTGCGTGATGCAATCGCCAAGGTCGTGATTCTCATCAGGAGGGACCACTCGGACATCGACGTGGCGACGATAGAGCGCCTCGGTGATCTTGCGAGAGCCAGCGTATCCAGCCGGGTCGGCGTCGAACCAGACGTAGACCGAATCGAAGTTCGCGAGCAGGTCGATCTGGCGTTTAGACACCTTGGCACCGAAGGTGGCCACCACATTGGTGAACCCCATCGACACGGCCTTGGCCACCGACATCGGCGACTCGACGACGACCGCGTGGCGCTGCTGGCGCACAGCGTCATAGTGATACAGCGTCACCGATTTGGGCAGGCCGGGAGAGTTGCGGTACTTGGGCCAGTCGGGCACGGTGCCGGGCCAGCCGTGTCTGGCGGGGATGGTGCGTTTCTGCCAGCCCAGCAGCTGACCGTCGGCGTAGTGGGGGAATACGACGCGGTTCTCTGCGGGGTCGTAGCCGATCTGAAGTTCGTTGATGGCCTCCAGACTGATGCCGCGTTCTTCGTAGAGGTAGGGGTGAGCTACAGCCCACGGCTTGAGCACGCGGGGATGGTAGGTGGGAGGGTCGAAAACCTCCCCGGTGTCACTGCTGAACAGAGTCTCCAGCTCGGACAGGAAAGCAGTCTTCTCGACGGTCGTGCCGACGAGAAAGTTGCTGATGACGGGCAGAGCTTCGGCGACGTCCTCTTTGTGCTCCAGCAAGGCGATGAGGTGCATGAGATCCCCGGCCCAGCCCATGGCGTAGCAGCAGTAGAGCTTCTTTTCGACGTTGAGGCACGCGCTAGGCGAAGCATCTCCATTGGTGTGGTGTGGATGCACCCGGTCGATGAGGCAGGAGTGCACGATCTCGGTAGTGCCCTCCGAACCGGCGATCTCGCTGCGATTCTCGGCGTCGTAATAGTCCAGCACCGCACGCGGGTCCAGGCGTCGGCGGTACTCACGGTAGAGCTGCTGGTTGGCTAGCTCCGCTAACCCGACCTTCATCGCAATTCTTCGAGCACGCTGATCTCGGTTCGTTCGCTGAGTTGCCAGTTGAGCAGCCAGTTTTTGATGTCGGAGCGTCGGGAACCGAGCATCCGCAGCTTCATGGCGTTGTTCTGGCGCTCCTGGCCGGTGCGCGAAAGACCCAACGCCAGATCAACCTCGCGCTCGGTCTCAGCGGCGTCGGCGAAGTGATGCAGTTCGATATCGCCGCTGGCCTTGGAGTCCTTGTCAGGGCGGCGCAGCTGCACAGCCAGCAGGCACGGCAGCTCCTGGCGTGGACGTGACAGCTCGATCGACAGCTGCTTGAGCACAGTACCGCGATGATCCTTGAGGTCACGTGTGCGTCTGCCTGCCTCCATGTGGGAGAGCTGGTCGATGATGACCAGGTCGGCCCCGGCCTGACGGGCGCGGGCCAGCATGGAGGCCACGGTGCGGTCGCCCTCCTCGGGACTTTCGACCAGGATGCCGCCCATCTCAGCAAGACTGTCTTGTGCTTGCGTCAGCCGCTGCATCTGCTCGTGGTTGAGGTCGCCGTGCGACAGACTGCTGTAGCTGACGCCGGAGAACATGGCATCGATACGGTCTTCGATTTCGGCGATGCTCATCTCCAGGGTGAAGAAGATCGGGGTGTACCCAGCCTTGCGCAGCGACACCGCAGCATTGACCAAGAACCAGGTCTTGCCGGTCTTGGCGAAGGCTCCGAGGGCCACCAGTTCGCCCGGCATGATGCCGCCGATGTGTGCGTCTAGCTCAGGTATACCCAGCGTCAATCCGATGCCGCCGGGGCGCTGGTTGCGTTCAACGTAACGCTGGCGGCGTTCCTGCGGGTCGGTCATGTCTGAGCGCAGCAGTCGCGGGGAGACACGCTCGACGGCCTGGTAGGCGCTGGCATGCAGTTTGCGCAGCGCGGCGATGGGGTCTTCGTGCAGTGAGGCAGCGGCCTCGCGCAGCATCTCCTGTGCGTCGTTGACGGCGCAGCTGCGTTGCAGTGACTCGGCTAGCCACAGCGGCGACTCCTCAACGTCAGGCAGTAGCGCGAAGCCTGGGAACTCCTGCTCGATGACGAACGGGGTGGGAGCCATCTTCATCTGGCTGTCGAGCCAGTACTCGATGGTGAAGGCGTAGGCCGCTCTGGTGATCGGCTCCTCGAACGCCTCCGGGCGCAATCCGCTGTCATAAACGCGGGCGATCTCTGCCGGGTCGGTCAGGCATGACAGCAGACGACGTTCAATGTCAGACATCTAGATTATCGGCCTTATCTCGCCGCGCTCGATCTCATCGACGGTGCGCCGACGCGCTTTGGGTCGGTAGTCCTCACCAGTGAACTCGAATACCAGCGACTGCTCAGATAATTGTGACAACACCTGTGCTCCGTATCCGGTGCTCAGTTCACCCAGTGTGCAGTTGGTGGTCAAGATGGTGGGTCTGCCCTCGGCCACCCGAGTACGCAGGATCATGTCGAAGGTCGACTGCGGCAGGTTGGTGCTGGTGCGCAGCTCCCGGCCAAGATCGTCGAGCAGCAGCACCTTGCTGTACATGAATTTGTCGGCGAACCACTCTTTGCGTTCACTGCTGCGCCAAGATGCGGTGAACGCCTCAACGGCATTGGCGAAGGTGGTGGCAAAACAGGTGTAGCCGCGCTTGATCAACTCCTTGAGAATCAAGTTGGCGACGAGAGTCTTGCCCAAACCGATGCCGCCGTGGAGCAGCAGTCCGACGCCTCGCGCGATGTAGTCGTCGTGACGTTCCAAGTATTTCAGCACGTGAGGCAGCAGTGCGGGGTCGCCTTCGTAGTCGGCCCAGTCCAGACGTTGATACGTCACACCGATGCCGGAAGCGGCATAATGCAAAGCCAGCTGAAGCTGGCGCTGACAGTTGCAGTCGCACTCGTTTCCTTGCCAGCGGTAGGTCTTGGCTCCCCGGCAGGTCGGGCAGACGCCAAGCATCAGCTCGGGATGGCTTCGATCGATGCGTTCGGCCTCATCGTCATCCAGAAAGGCCGTCTCGATGTTGAAGGTCACACATCTTCCTTGGTCAGAACGATAACGGCGTTCTCTAGACAGTCCCTGTTGTCGGCGAGTCCCTGAATGTGCGTGGGTTTGCCGGTGACGTTGTGCCGCAACGCGGTGTAGGCGTGGTGGTAGTGACCGTGGTAGAGCAGATCGGGAACAACCGCATCGCAGATGCCGCCCAGCACCATGCGGTGACGTTCTGATGCGTGAATGGCTTCTATGGGGAACAGGCCCGGTTTCAGGCCGGGGATCTCCACCGCGTCAGGGCAGTCGTGGCTCAGCACGACATCGACGTCGCCAGAACGACAGCAATGACGAACATCGACACTAGACAGCTCCTCCTCGACGAACCAGTCGAGCATTGGAGTCCGCGACTTCTTGTCAACGCTGACGCCGCCGCCGACACCCATCCAGGTCTTGTTCCACCACTGCCAGCGATGGCCGCGAGGGACGTGCTGGACGTGCTTGCCCCACCTGTCGCCCGGCACCAAGGCGCTGAACTCCTCGTGGTTGCCGTCGATCCAGTAGAAGCGAATGTCGTTACCGTCGACCAGTCGGTCAACGTCGTCCATGAATGTGCCGTCGTCGCCGGTCGGCCAGAAGCCGAAGTCTCCGAGCTGGAAGATGACGTCGACTCCCTCTGCCACGGCCTTGGCGACCACGCGCTTCAGAAAGCGGTAGTCGCGGTGTGTATCGCCGACAAGCATGAGTTTCTGCGGGTCCGGCCCCATGTCGACACGGCATTCAGGCATGGCGTTAGAGACGTCCTTTGTCGTGGAGGGCTAGGCACTTTCAACAACTCAAGAAAACACCCAGCCAGTCTTCGGATTCCCCTACTCTCCCCGGATCGTGGCCACTCCCCGGTTCCCCTCAAGTACTAAGTCCAACTGTTCTCCTGCTTCACTCGCGGCGGATTTCGCCCTCCACAGCCCTTCGTTCAGGGATCGCCTGATCTTCGTGCGGCTCGTCGTCCGCTGTCCCGATCAGGTCGTGGTCGTTAACCGTCAGGGGCTGCTTCGCTGGGGTACTTGCACGGTACCTCGCAGGTCTGGATGCTTTCTTGAGTTGTCAAAGTGCGTTGACTCCAGTATAGCAGAGTGTCTAATGTCTGTCTAGTGTCTGCAACTCCTTGATGCGGTGCAGACCCCATTTGCCGTTCTCCCACTTGACCCAGCAGTACCCCTCGATGACTGCTGGGCCTTCGACTACACCACGCAGGCTGCCTTCCTGTGTGTGGATGACCGTCGCGCCGTCGATGTCGGTGGTGCCCTCACCCATCGTGGGCTTGCCGTTGATCAACAGCGCCATCCACTGGCCGGTGAAGGCATCGGCGTCAACGCAGTCAGGGTGTGTCTTGGCCATCAGATGTCCGAGAGCTGCCCGAAGTCGAATTGCGCCTTGGCATCAGCGCAGTGGCGCTGCTGTTCGTCGTAGAGATGCTGTTGTAGCTCACGATCCAGGATGTCGGTAAACCATTTGCGGCCCTTGGAAAAAGACATGTGGCCGATCACCTCGTTGCGGTACTGACCCTGGTGCCACACGCAGGCCCATTTAACGATCTGTCCGGCGCGACCACCGTAGGTGCGCTTGAGTCCAGCCATCACAGCACGCTCGGGGTAGCCGTCAACGGCCAGGTCGATACCTCGCAGCTGCTTGATCGCGAGCTTGAGGTAGGTCACCAGTTCAGTGTCGCTCATCGCGGTAACCGGCTTGCCGAGAGCAGCCTCGGCGGGATCGAGTTCAGCGAAGGCCACTCGATACGACTCCTGTCAGCGAATGGACGTGGTCTTGCGCTCCGCGTCCTTGATCTTGGTGACGATCTCGTCGAGTTCCTGGTCATCGATCAGGCCGCGACGGTAGATCGAGGCAGCCATGCCCTTCATGTGGCTGAGCGTGTACCTGCTCTTGCGCACACCCATCTTGATGGGTTCGATCCTCTCGCCCTTCTCGTCAACGAAAATCCCGTTGGACTGCGCCCAGTAGACCCACTGCGGGCTCCGGTCGAAGAACTCGGCTGTTTCCCGAGCGCTGAAGCCCCGCTCGAACCTCACCGGCTTGCTGGCCGTCGGCTTCTTCTGGCGCGCGGGCTTAGGCTGCGGTTCAGGCTCGGGCTTGGGTTCAGGGTCAGGCTCCAGAACTGTGGCCTCATCGAAGTCCAGCGCAACCGAGGCTCCCGCTGGGGGAGCCTCGGGCGCTTCGGGGTCTTCCTGCGACACAGCGGACGACTCGACGGCATCGACGGCATCGACGTTGGTGTCGCTGAACAGTGGTGACTCGAACAGCAACCGTTCTGCATCTGTCGTCATCGTGTTCGTCCTCCTAGTACGCTATCGTCTACGATTAACGATAGCACACGTCCAATGATTCGCAGATCGACCCTCACAGGTCACGGACGACGAATCGCGGCGTCTTGGCCTTGCCAGGCACCAGGCAGGTCCGCAGCGCTTCAAGCACCGCGTGGTCGTTCTGCGCCAGGTCGAGAACCTTTTCGACCGACAGCTGGTATTCGATGCGCTCAGGGATGATCTCGGCGGGGATGATCACCTCGTCGCAGGCTTCCAGCCAGCGGTCACCCAACAGGGCCTGCAGGCGCTGCTCGTCGACCTGCGGCACGCCGGTGCCCGCGCCCTCGCGGCAGAACTTCTTGCCGAGCGCCTTGACCTCCAGCGCGCCGTTCTGGCCGGGGACGTCGGCGACCTCGTCAAGGTGAGCGAACACCTCGTCGCGGATCATGTCGCGGCGAACCTTGATGAACTCATCGACCTCACGCTCGTCGAGGAACTCGCTCATCAGCTCCTCGGCCTGCTGGTCGTTGAGCGCCGCGCTCTCACGCAGCTCGCCGGAGCCGATGTTGGTGCTCATCTTGTCGATGATGTTGTTCATCTTGTCGCGCAGCGCCAGCAGCTGATCGAGGTCGAAGTCTTCGATGGCCTGCCTCTGCGCCTCCATGCGGGTGGCGACAGTGGAGCGCGTCGACTTCTCGGTCTTGTTCGGCACCGTAGCCAGCAGCGCCTCGAACACGGCGATCTCGTTGCCGGAAGCGGCGCTCGCGGCCAGGGCGGGAAAGTCGATGACGGTCATTGCGTTCTCCTCACGTCGGATGTTTCTAGTCTAGCAGATGTCTAGAACAACAGCAAGTGTCTAAACGCAGCCGCCGTATCCGCCGCCGTAGCAAGCCGTGGGTGCCGCGCGGGTCGAAGTCGGCGTCGATCTTGCCGCAGCCCTGGCAGCAACCGCAGTCGGTGCACCAGCGCAGTTATTGCAGACACCGAGTTCGTCGCGCACCGCATCGAAGATGGGGTTCAGTCGCATGAAGCTAACGCCCACGACGGGCCTCGATCAGTCGCTGCTGCGCGGTAGCGATGATGTCGTCGAGCGTGGGGCCGAGCACCGAATGCTGAATGAACTGGGTGGCCAGCTTGACCTGATCTTCGCTGGGAATGCCCTTCCATTTGGTGCTGAAGCTGGCAGCGGGTTTGATGAAATCGCTGAAGCCGTTGGCGGTTGTGGTCACCGACAGCGTGGCCCCGAAATGCAGGGTCAGCTGCGTCTCGACGATCTCTGGTTCACTGCTCATCGGATGGTCCTCTCGGTGGGTTGGGACGAGGCGCAGCAACGATCTCGCCGGAGAAAAGAAGGTAAAATTCGGGTCATGGACCGTGCTTGGCGGGTGATGGAATTGAAACCGCTTTGACGCCTCGCCCCAGGCTCTTTCAGATGCTCAAGGTCGCAAACGGGTCACGACAGAACGCATCACGCATCGCACGCAGGAAGCGCGGCGCGAAATCGATGCGACTCCAAGCATCATCTCGGGACTCGAACTTGTTGCGCAGGAACTCCTCATCGTCCTCCAGCTGGCGCAGTGCCGAAGCCAGCCGGGGCAGCATCTCGATGCCGGTCTTGCTCTTCCAACTTTCGACCTTGCCCAGTCCCAGATGCTCGAACAGCGCGTTGAACCCGTAAGGCAAGCTGGTGAATGCGTGGTTGAGCGATTCCCCGCAGGTGTGACAGTGCACGCCGACGTCGTAGCTCACGAGACCGCCTCCAGCAGTGCCGGATAGGTGGCCTTGCTGTGGACGTCCGCGCCGTAGCGCACATAGGCGTAGCTGTCGCTGACCGAGGTGATCACACCCTCCTCGCCCGGTGAGTCTGACGCGAGGTGCGGGGCACGATAGACCACCTTGTGACCGACTTGTTCACGGGCTTCATCGATGGTCATGCCTGGACCTCACTGACATCGGTGTTCTCCTCATCGGTCGCATCAGCGGCTTGTGTTTGCAAGGCTTCGATCTTGGCGCGCAACGAATCCTGGGCCAGACGCATCTCGATGTGGGTCATGGTGGATGCCAGCTCGTCGGCATACTTCCAGTAGGCCAGGAACAGGATCAGCATGTCGCCGATCATCGTGGCAGGAACCTTGCCCAGCCTGCTCTCTGTGGCAGCCAGTGCGATGCTGACGGCGGTGGCGGGCATCCCGCGCGGGTCGTCGGAGTCCAAACGGCGTTCTGCCTCGGAGGCCCACTGCTCCAGGTATTCCAGGAACTTCTTGCCGACCTCGCCTTCGTCTAGCAGCTCAGCACGCTGCTGCTGCCACAGTGCTTCGTCGCTGACCAGCATCACGCCACCGCGCCGTCGAGCGGGCGGAACCCGGCGAGGTCGATGCCCAACTCCTCGGCCAGGCGGGCGAAGATCGGGGTCTCGTCGTGGTGGATCTGGCGCAGCCGCTCGACCAATGCGCCGGGCGGACGTTCGGACTTGTACTGCGTGTGGCGTGGCTTGCGACTCGGGGCGGCGACCGCAACAGGTCCGGTGACGATGAGAAAGTTGATGGCAAAGAACGCAAGGCATCCCACCATCAAGACCAATGCGTCGTTCATGCTGAATCCTTAGTGTTGTAGGGCTCTCTGAGTTGTCGGCCACGGACGCTGACGCTGATGCCCCAACGCCAGATGACGATGTAGAAACTGTGGTCGTCATAGAGCGGCTGCGACGTCGAGTGGCCCTCGAACCAGCCGTCGAACTGTCCGGTGAGATCGCCGAAGCTCATGTCGATACAGAACTGCGGTCCCTGGTGACTACCAGACTCGGATTCGCAGCAGCTCGCGAGATCGCCGTAGGTCACGCGCCAGCGTTTGGTCATCGTGTCGCGGTAGCGGTTGTACCAGGGCAGCTTGCCGTCCCACCAGTCGTCGTCGCGCAACGGCATGGTCGATAACCATTGACTGACCGGCTTCACCGGCTGGCCCGACTTCCCAACGCCATGAGCGCAGCGCCGACGATCAGCGCAGTAAAGATGTGCGCCAGGTAGGCCACGGGATTGTTGCTCAGCCCGGCGGCGATGCCGAAGCCGATTCCGGCTGAAACAGCGACGAATCCGGCGGTGGTCATACGATCACTCCTGTTCCCTTGGCGCGCTTTCCGGGTGGCGGCTGACTTGACTGCTTGCTTTCGGGATGGAGGAGCACGCCGTACTGAGGGCAGTAGGCGCTGATGGCAGCGGTGATGATGACCGTTGACGCCTGCGCGTCGAGGGTCGAATGCACCATGCGCTGGACGATCTCGGCGATGGCGAAGCCCGAGTCGATGTTGCGGCACAGCTGGTGTCCCAACGTGATCGCGTATTCGCGGCTGCGGTATCCGATCTTGTTGGAATCCAACGTCTGAAGGTAGGTCGTGTCGGCGCTGTTGTCTGCGTGCGCGTCAGCGGTCGGTGCGACCAGTGGCGACAGGAGCACTGCTCCGATCAATGCGAAGCCCGGAAGTCTAGTCATCGTCCAGTGGATTCCCTTCAGTAGGGCAGGTGTCTCCAACGAGTGTATAGCACTTGACTAGAGGGCGCAAGTCTTGTCCTGGGTGATCCTTGGTCGACCGTCTTCCTGATTTTGGGCAGAGTTCTCGCAAGGATTAGGCAATAAGTCCAGGTCAATTCATGTTCAGTTGTTGTCTATCCAGACACCACACTCAGTACCTGGCCCGCCGAAGGCGGGATGAAAGTACACCGAAGTGAGGTGTACTTTCCGGCCGAAGGCCGGTGCCCCCCAAACCCCCCACGACCGAAAATTTCGGCCGCCGAGGCGGGCGGCAAACCCCTCTAGCCCCTTGTCTTCGAGAGACAAGGAGCTTTCCCGTTGCCACCCAGGTCGTAGTACTCCGAACAAGGATGGTCGCTGCCCGCGACAGCGAGAGTTACGCGGGGATGTGTCCTTTCGTTGGGAAGCGAGGGGTGGAGCAGGACTCAGCTTGTTTACGGCATCTGCGGCATGTCTACGGCGTCATTACGTCATTGCGTCATTACGTCATTGCGTCATTACGTTTTGCCCGAAGGCCATCTCTGTGCCTGGCACACCTATACACCAGGAGTTACTTTGGGTACTGCCTCGACAGCTGATGCACTGGAGGCTTCGGACTTGACATCATCAGTGGATGTTCAGTACCGTTACGACCAGCGTGCTAGCTTGTCGAAGGCCCCTGTAGGAGAAATCCTCGGGGGCCTTCGTCATTTCTAGCACTCCTCGCGCCGGAACGCAACGCTTGCCAAGTGTGAGGCATTTGCGTGTAGACTATGTCTAACATGCGACTAGTTGATGACCTCGAAGAAGCTCTCACTGACTACCGGCCCGACGTTCTGTCCCGCTGTGTTGTCGTGGAGGCATCACCGGAATGGCCAGGCCAGCTGGTGTTCCAGCCATTCGTTGGCGAACAGGACTTCCTGGCGCGCTACAGCGACTGGATCAGCAGGCACCTCACCCTCAACGAGTTGTACAACCTCACAGCGTTCATCGAACTGCTGGAGGCCGACAGCCACACCGTGTTCTGTGCGCCGAGTGCACAACCAATCCTTGATGACTACGCCCGGCTGAGTGAGCCGCTGACGATCGAAGGCTATAGTCTGCGTCCCTTCCAGACCTTCGGCCTCAATCAGGCGTTGGAGCGGGCGCTGAGCGGCAAAACAACCGGCGACAGGATGTTCTTCTGGAACTGGTCAGCCGGAGCTGGAAAGAGCCATGTCAGCGGAGCCGGTGCCAAAGCGCTGTTTGACCGCAACGCCATCGACTTGGTCATTGCCTGCACGCTGTCGAAACTCAAAATCAACTTGAGTAGGACGTACTGCGACGACGCCAAACTTAAGTCCGTGGTCAACGACCATGTGCGTCCAAACATTCGGCGTGAGGGCTATCTCAACCCAGACACGCAGGTGTTCGTGATGAACTATGAGAAGCTGTGGGTTGATGAGGATGCACTGCGTGAGGTGACTGCGAATAAGCGAGTGCTGTTCATCGCAGATGAGGCGCATCGTTTGATCTCCGATGGTGCACACAACAAGGCGCGCAAAGCTCTTGACCGTCTCACCAAAGACTGCCACGCCATCGTCTGGCCGATGAGCGCCACCGTAGTCGACGGTAACCCATTGCGGTTCCGTGACGTGTTTTCGCTCGACGGCAGGCCCGCCAAGAACCCGTTGGGCACCAAGAAAGACTTCACCGCACGCTACGCACACGAGGTGCGCGAGATCCCCGTCAAGACACGCAGCGGTGGACGGTATACCTTCACCGCCTACGACTGGAACCTGGCCGCACTCCAGGACATCCGGCATCGTGTTGCTGACCGCACGATGACCGCGCGCAAGACCGACCCTGGCATTCGTGAGCAGTTCAAGGGCATTGAGTGCATTCCAGTCATGGTGCAGCCCACCGCGCAGCAGCAGAAACTGTTCGACGTCATCACCGATCTTGCCAAGGAGGCCCAGCAGCGCGAGGAGGCGCTGACGCAGCACTACCTGGCATTGCGGATCGCGGCTACCAACCCCGGCGCGTTGTGGTTCGGTACCGGCCAGCTCGTCATCGACATCTCAGAGCGCGTGCCGGATCTGCTCGACGCCAAGCACTCGGCCAAGATCGAGGTGCTCAACGGGATGTTGGAGTCCATTCGCGAAGCGCAGGACAAGGCCGTGCTGTTCTGTCACTGGACGAATCTCGGGCTGCTGCCGCTCGTCAAGCACATCGAAGTGCCTCACGTGCTGCACTACGGCACCGGTCAGACCACGTCGGAATCACAGGCCGCGCAGGACCGGTTCAAAAGCGATCCCGACATCACGCTGTTCGCCAGCTCTGATGCGGGCACCTACGGACTGAATCTTCAGTGCGCGCGTTACGTCATCAGCGCCGACCCCACCTACTCCTACGACGCGCTGGCGCAACGCAACGCCCGCATCGATCGCGTCGACAGTCACCTCGACGGCTTGACAGCCTACGTGCTCATCACCGAGGGCAGCGTCGAGGAGCGTGTATGGCAGGTCTGCAACGAACGCCGGATGCTTGCCGCTGCGGTCCAGGGCACTTCCGAAGAACTCACCTACGGTGACGGCGAAGTGTCCAAGTCAGAGATGAACGACCTGAGTTGGTTGGTGTTCGGAGACAAGGAGAAGTAGATGCTCGACGACGAATGGATTTGGCCATTGCTGGCAGCGGTCGGCTCGCTGCTTCTCGTTGCGCTGATCTGCCTTCCGGTGCGTCAGGTCTACCATCACTACGAGGTCAAGCAGTGCCACCAGTTCTCGGAGCAGGCTGGCTACACAACGAAGTTCGTGGACTACAACTTCCTCAGCTGGGACTGCCTGGCACAGACTAAGACCGGTAAGTGGGTCGGCTACGAAAAGCTGCGCGACGTTGACTAGCTTTCACGCCGAGCGATCTGCTGGTCGTAGATGTCGACGATTTCACGCAGCTGAGCAACAGGGTCGTCTGTATCGAGGATCTCCTGGTATGCCTGGCGGCTCTTCTTGGCGTGCTGAAGCCAGCCTCTCTCTACCCACTTCAGTGCAGCATCAGGCGTAAGCGACATACCGGCTCCCACCACAGCACCGTCTTCGCCGCGCTCGGGCCAGAACAACTGCGGCGCACCTTGTTCGTCAAGAAACATGATCCAGCGCCGACCGTCGTCGGTCTCACCCTCGATGAGTCCAGCTGATCCGGTCTCGGCAGGGTTCTTGTAACGCTCAATGCTGATTCGCTTCATGGGAATGCCTTTCGGTGAGGGGATAAATCCGCGCCCCACCTGGGCACTCATCAAGTATAGCAGCTCAGGCAGACAGTGTCCCATCACCGGCAGTCGCACGCTCGATGGTCTGCCACGAGTACTCCTCGTGCCACCCGTAGAAGGGATGCTCACGGTCAGAGATGGTCGCTGTAGCGAAGTCGTTTCGAGAGCCACTGATTTGCACCCGAAAACCGTTGACGAGCAGTCCACGGGAGTTCGCCTCTTGCATGATTGCGCCTTTGTTCATACCTAAACTATATCATGAGTGTCTAGGTAATGTCTAATGGCTGGGGTGTCAGGACTCGAACCTGAATCGCCCGGACCAAAACCGGGAATCATACCTTTAGACCACGCCCCAGGGAGCTGGGATGCAAGGACTCGAACCTCGATTACCGGAACCAGACTCCGGTGTCTTGCCTTTAGACGACATCCCATCGGTGCCAGCAGCAGGAGTCGAACCTGCACAGCCGAAGCCACGGAGTTACAGTCCGCTTCCCTCGCCACATGGGGGTGTGCTGGCTTCGTCGGGGTGACAGGATTTGAACCTGCGGCCTTCCGCTCCCAAAGCGGATGCTCTTGCCAAGCTGAGCTACACCCCGTAGGTACGGGGCATCGCCCCGAGGTCAGCGATAACGCTGTCGGGGTGGTTGCGGTCGAAACTCAGCGGCCATGACGAAAACAGTATCAGCGCAAGTACATCGGCGTCAACGTCATGCCGTAGGCGTACGCCTTGGGTGACAGGATGCTGGTGGTGACAGCAACTTCGTTGGTCGGTGTGGTGGCCGTAACCTGCGCGCTGCCGTGAGCGTAACGCAGCGCGGTAACGTCCAGTGACGCTTGGCTGCCCAGCTGTACGGCGTAGCGGATCAGTGCCAGTTCGCAGTAGCAGTCGTTGATGTAGATTTCATCGGCGTCATCGCCGGAGACGGTGACCTCCAGAAAGTATTCCTGGTCGTCGCTGTCGGGCACGACAACGAACTGGCCTTGGTGTGTGTACCAGTAACCTGAGGCAGGCTTGGTAATGATCTCCTGGGAGATGTAGGCCCCGTCAGAGATTCGCTTGATGCGCAACGTGATCTGGTTGTTGGACTGCGTTGGCTTATAGAACACGACGCAGGGACGAACCATGGCGTTGGCGATGAAGTTCGTCCACTGCGCGATGATCAGACCGGCTTCTCCGGCCCCGGCGGCGCGAGTGAAGTGCACGCTGCGCAAACCGTTGTAGACCATGTTGGGGTCGATGGTCATCGCAACCAGCGACACATCCGCGCCCCATTTGGTGGTGGAGTCGCTCCAGGTGGCGAAAGTGTCGCCCCACATGCCTGTCGGCACATTGTCGGAGGTGGTGGTGACGTAGTACGCCAGCTGCAGGGGATCGATGTTGGTGTCGAGCGGATCGGCTTGCGCCCACATGGAATCCGAGCGCACCAGACCGGAGTCATTGAAGGTGCAATTGACTTTGGCGAAGGTGCTGCGGGTGGTGAAGCTGTTAGCCAGGACGGCTTGGGTTTCCACCTTCGGTCCCACAGTTACGCTGTCGAACCAAGGCTGCCCGGCAGTCATCGATTCATCGATAAACGGTCGGATGTGCACTTTGTTGACGCCTGTGGGCACGGTCCAGGTGTAGTCCAGGTGTACCCAGCTCGTTGTGGTGGCGGCGTAGTTTGCGGGATCGATGCCAGCGAACACGATGGACGAATCCACTTCGGTGTCATCGAGATAGCTGGCACCGCCGATGCCGAAGGCGGGAGTGCCGTCGGTCCCGACAAGGTCTTTCCACCACACCCAGCAGCCGAACCGGATCTCGTCGCCGGGTGTGACGTCGATGTAGCTCGACAGCGCATCCATGGAAGTGCCGTCGGCGACTGCGGTCAGTGCCCCGAGCTTCCATCGACCGACAGAACCGTCGCGACTCCACTTGTCAGCAGGATTCAGGGTCCAGTTGTCGAGGTTGTGATCGAAGCCGGGGTTGATGATCGAATACGTTCTGCCTGTCGTGGTGACCGGGCCGGTGTCGAGTTGCGCTGCTTGACCGTCGCTGTTCGACCAGTGACTGGAACCGATCTGGTAGACGTTGAAATCGAAGCTGGCAGGGTCTTGCCCGCTGATGTAGGTGGTTGATAGCGCCATGACCTCGCGGACTCCGGCGAAATACGCCAGAGCGGCGTCGCGAGTCACGGTCTTGATGTCGTAGCGATGCACCGACGTGGTGACGAATCGTGTGCGCGTGACAGTGCTCGGCGCACGCCCGAAGACGGTATCGGTCAGTGCGGTCAGACCATTCATCACCGCAGCAGGCATGGCGAAGGTGCCGCCGGGGAACTTCCACCAGTCGCTGCCCTGTACGGGAGCCGCCCCGGTGGGATTTCGTGCCCAGCTGACCAGTGGGGTGAAAGCGTCGTTGATGGCTTCAGCGATGCCGTTGCTGATGGTGGTGATGTTTTCGATCGTGTCGTTGATCAACGTGGTGATTGCGTTGCCCGCCAGCACCTGCGAGTTAGGGGTGGCGCGTTTGTAGACGTAGGGATTGGCTGATTCTGTGCGAGGGGTGTTCGTGACCACAGTCGAGGACGTCGCGGTGCTGGGCAGCTCGGAGCTGATCGTCGACGCGCCGGTGATGACGGTGACCGGTGAGACAGTGGTGCCGTAGATTCTGTCCACCGCAGCGCTAACCGAAGCCGGGTTAAGCCAGTTCACGCTGCCGATGCCGTTGGCTCCTTGGAACAACTCGGTGCCCAGTTCCATCAGTCCGCCGTTAAGCAGTCCTGGATGCTGTGTGGTGGCGGTCTGCTGAACTGAGATCGGGAAGGTCTGATAGACGGTTTTGATACCCGAGTCATAGACGGGGTACGGCTCTTGTGTGAGGTTGGTGAACTCCAGCTTGAGGTACTTGGCTGAAATCTTCTGGGGAAAGTAGAGTTTGCCCGGCCCGGTCAGGAAGTTCTTCCACACCGGGGTCCAGGTCTTGTTGGAGAAGAAGCTCTCGTCAGTACCGCCCGAACCGTGCGTTTGCAGTGTCCAGTTGGCTGCATAGACCGCGTTGTCGAGCGTGGTGGAAGGTAGCTTGCCGTTCTCGTGGGCTAGCAGCTTGTCGGGAGAGACGTAGACGTTGGGGTTGGCCAGAAACGCTGAAGCGTGGCCGGTGTAGTCCTCCAACTTGACGATGTGACTGGTAAATCGGCCGCGAAAATTCGTGAAGCCGTCCTCGCCGTCTACCGTCACCTGCGCGGGGAGGTCTGGGTTCTCGTCAAGCAGGTGCGCGATGACGGTGCCGTTTTGCAGGCAGACCTTGATGTAAACGCTTTGCGACTCGTAGGTCCATCCCACAGCGATGCGCAGCGGATGACCGGGCACCAACGCTGGCGACAGTGTCGCCGAGTAGGTTTTAGTGTCGGTGCCGTCGGTGAATGCCAGAGCAATAGCCCCGGCCACCACGTCGTAGTAGATCGTGGGCCACCACTGCGTGCCGCTGTTGTTGCTCGGTGTCACCGTGAACAGGTTTGGGTTGTTGGCCAGGTGGTCGTTGACCGGATCGAAGTCAGGTATCCATTCGATGCCGATCCACATGTCTTGGTTAACCAGCGGCCCAATCGACATCGGGAACAGGTAACTGCTGGTGCCAGTTGGCGCTAGCGAGGTGTCCCAGCGGCCTGTGTCGACCTTCCAGCTGGTGTTTTCGTCGGTGTCGGGCGGCAGCGTGACGGGGTTGAGCTGACGAGTGCCGACGGTGTCGTCGATGCTGTAGTAGATGTTCAGGATCTGGTTGTTGTACAGCGGCTGCATGTCGAGAGCGTCGACGTATTGTGGCGAATTGTCGTCGCCCCGAAGATCCAAAAACAGATTAACCACGGCGTTGGGGTCGGGCTGTGGTGCCGACTTCCAGTAGCTGGTGTAGTTGTTGTCAATGGCGCGTGGTGCGTCCCAGTCTTTGATGTATTTGCTGATGACGTTGCCGATGGCATCTTGTTCGCTGCTGATGGGTAGGCGTCCGGCGTTGCGGTCGTAGATGTTGCGACGTAACAGCGCATTACGGATACCGATGACGTAGGACGTGTCACCGAGTACCGAGCTGGGCATCCGGGTGGCACGGATTTGCAGCGCCTTGGCGACGATGGGATAGATGTCGCCCTGCCACTTGTACCAGCTGTCGGGAACGCCAGTGGGGGTGAGAATCAGCGACAGAGGGATGCGGTTATTGTCGAAGACTTGTGCCCAGTTGTTGAGTCGATCTTGGTACCAGACCTCGACGCGCACCGAGACACGCTTGATCTCCATGCTGAAAGCGCTGATGGCCGAAGGTGATTTGAAGTTGATCTGGATGACTTCGGTAGTGTCGTCGGTGCTGGCGCGCGGCTGCGAGAACCATTCACGTACGCTGGGTGCGCCGATGCTCGGTGTGTTCGGGGATGTCTGCTGCTGCTTGAGGGCACCGTCCACCAGCTTCTTGAGGCCCAGCGGCCAGGTGAAGTTCCAGTAGAGGCCGTCGAGCGCACTGGGATCAGTGGCGGCGGGTTGTGTCACGATGTGCTCCGAACGAAAACAGCCGGATCGCGTTGAGTCTGCGAAGTGGACACGATGCGGTTCTGCGTCATCGAGGCGCTCACTGTCGAGTCACGTGCCGGTGCGGTGTAGGCAATAGCATACTGCGGCAGGTAGACGGTCTTGCTCTGTGAATCTCCGACGATCGGCAGCCGGTAACGCGAGCCGGTGGCGATGCCGCCCATGGCGGTAACCTGTGCGCCGTAGGTGTCGATGTAGTCTGCTTGCGAGGAGTAAGGGAAGACATAGTCGGTGCCGTCAGGGTTGATTGCGGGCGCACTGGCGGGGTGTTGACCGTACTTGCCGCCGGGGTAGTTGTCGGGGGAATCAGCTTTGCTATAGGGCATCCAGTCGGTGTACTGGGTGTTGGATTCGTACTGCACGAAGTTCGTCTCGGGCAGCACGCTGCCGTCGTCGCGCAGCGTGCCGTAGATGACTGAGTCGATGGAGCTACTGGTGCCGCCGTCCATGAGGTAGAAGTCCGAGGATTCCTGCGTCATGTTGAAGGCTGCGTAAGGCGCTTTGGTCGGCGTGCCGTCGTTGAACATCCACTGCTCCGAAGACGACAAATTGACTGGCAGCAGTTCTGGCGAAGGCAGTTTGTCTAGGACTGGGGTGGAGATGACAGTCTGTTCCACCTGGTAGTAGGTGGAGTCCGATCCAGCCGCAGCGATCGGCACCGGGGTAGCTACTGAAAGTCCGTCAGTGTCGATGGTGACGATGGTGTCGACAGAGATGACCCGCATAAGCATGTCGCGGATCAGTCGTAGTTCTGCTGGCGCAAGCGAATCCTTGAGTGGCTGAACAACAATTTCGTTGCGGGACGACTCGCGGCCCAGGAACGCTGTCAACCCCCACGAGTCGAGGTAGCGCCATACCTCGTAGATGTTGGCCTCTACGGACAGTGCGGCGTTCACGCAGGCGCTGACACCCAGAGGGGTGCTGCCAAGACTGCACGCCTTGAAGAAGCCTGTGATGCGGGCGCGAAATGCTGCGTCCTTGACTCGGACCTCGTCCCACTGGTCGCTGGTGAGCATGTCCGAGGACGGGTTGTAGTTGTAACTCTCCGAAGGTGAGCGAGCCAGGAAGCTGAGTTTGCCGAAGATGTAGTCCAGTTCGTTGAAGTACATCGTGTCGATGGCAGCGTTGAGTCGTGCCAGCAGTGACTGGTTGACCAGTGCTCCTGCACCGGAGCTTCCGCACAATGAGTCAACGAGCTTGTAGAGGATCGTCGAAGTGTCACCACGGTAGATGTTTCGATCAAAATGTGCCATGCGCAGTTCGGTGGAACGTGGCGCGATGAGCGGAAATGCTTGAGAGACAGCCACCCTAAGGAGCCGCCTTCCGAATGATGACAGTCTTGACGAAGACCGGCAATGTGTTGTCTAGGAACTTGAAGTCGTCGGTCTTGCTGTCGTGCGGTGTCGGATCTGAGGAGCTGTTGCGCAGCTGCACACCGTAGTCGGTCGCGTTGTCCGATGAGGTCGTCAGCTCTACGCTGGCGACGCCGAGCACCTGCTGCACAGCACCGGTCAACGACGAAACTTTGAACTGTGCACCGTATCCCAGACTGGAGAAGTACACCTTGAGCGCGCTATCGATCGCGGTGTTGACGGTGGCGATCGAGTACGAGGTCTCGTATTCGACGTTCAGGCATGGGGTGACGTACTGGAAGTTCGCCTGATGCACCATGACATCAGTGGCGACCTGCTTGGAGCTGCTCATAATGTGAGCCAGCAGTTCCGGCGTCTGGTTGTAGATGTAGGTCAGCGTCAATGCCTGGCCTGTACTCGGGCCGTCGTCGGTCCATTCGATGCCTGAGACTTCCAGGGAGCTGCCCCCGTTGGTGGTGATGTCTTTGAGCAGATGATAGTGCTGGCCGCGCGTGTAGATGGTCTCGCCCACCGCAATGGTGGATGGGAAGCTGACGATGGGGACTGAACCCAGGCGCATGAAGCGGTTGTTGGCTGATGGGGTTCCATCGCTTCCGATACGCTCGAAATTGCCGGTGTAGTACGGCGAGGTGGAACTACTCGACAACTGCACCGCTTGAATGACAGTCTGTTCTGTCACCGATACAGGGTCGATGCCGTCGACGAAGACATCCACCTTATTGGTGATCGGCGGGTTCTGGGTGGGATCGTTGCGGGAGCATTTCGTGGTGTACTGAAATTCGAGCCCGACGATATCGCCATCAGCGATCTGGCCGCTGTCGATGCGGGTGAACACCGGAGAGGCCCCTGAAGACAGGTTGTAGTCGTAGGTGTCAGAGTAGAACACCTCGTCTTCCTGACCGATGTTGGAGTAGCACGACGTCATCTTCGGGAAGACGTATTTCACGTCTTGACTGAGGTTGAGCGCCAGAGTGGTGGTCGGTGCCTGGATCTGCGTGCGATACAGGCTGGTGATGCCATAGACGGCTACCCGTGATACCGAGTTGTTTTGCAAGCACAGGGATTTGTACCAGTCGGCGGTCCCGGCGATGTTGCGCAGCAGAGTGTCCCGAAACCGTTGACGCAACTCGGCGTCGGTCTCGACATCCACGCCGCCGGTCAGTGCGGTGAGGTTGGTTGCAGAGCCGGAGCCGATGACGCTGCCGAGGTAGGTGATGGTGTCCGGTGGCACGTTTCCGACGGTGCCGACCACTGAGCACTTCACCGGCACGTCGATGGTCAGTGATCCGGCGGGCAGTACTTCGGCCTGTGTACTGGAGAAGTACAGCTGAGTCATGCCGGTGTTGCTGTTGGTGTTGACTCCGCTGCGGGTGAAGAACTGGCTGCCCAGTGGGATCTGGTAGTCCTGCGGTGCAACGTTGCTCAATGTCACCCGGACAACGCCGGTGGCTGCCTTGCCCTGGAGCCGCCCAAAGCCGTAGATGCCGACGAACTCCTCCAACTGCAATCCGGTCATGGAGTCGATGTCGAACATGGCACCACACAGGTACTGGTTAACCGATGCTTCGCTGATGGTCTCGGCGACGGCGTCGATGATGCCGCGCTCGGGAGTTCCCGGCTCGCAGGACAAACCGGGCGCTACGACGGCGAGCTTGGCGAGAATCTTCGCACTGATCTGCGGAGGACTTGAAGGCATGGGTTTACAGACTCTGTGTCACATTCACGGTCCCGCTACTGCTGCCAGCGCTGGTGACTTTGACTGCGGCGCTGACGGTGTCGTAGTTGATCGAAACCGTGACGTCATCGATGGAATAAAGGATTTCAGTGAGGGACAACTTCTTAGGGGTTTCCTTGAGGACTTTTCGTTGAAGTCGTTGATAGTTGTCGAGTACGCGATTGATCTCGCGTCTGACGCGCTCGGCGGTGGCGTTGCCGACAACCCCGCCGATCATGTCAGGCAGGATCGAACCCATGTCGACATGAAACCGGTCGCTCTGGTAAGTCTGGAGCATCCACATCTGAAGGTCTTGGGCCAGCTTGTCCCAGCCGTAGACGATGCCTAGAGCGGACCCGGCCTGCACGAGATCGCCGTTCTTGACGGCAAGACTGTAGGACACGACCACCTCCTACCCTTTAGGGCGGTGAATCGGCGTTGCTATTCGACCGGCGACGCTGGAACGATGTGTTCTACGACTTCAGGAACAGTTTCGGACGACTCGACCGAAGCACGAGCGGATACCTCACGATGCGCGCCGGACTCTCCGGGGCCAGGTTGTGAAGGTAGTTCGACCCATGGCGGGCGTCCGCCGCTGGGGAAACCTGCCGGAGTGGTCATAGATATACCCCCGATGCCATTGAGAGCCAGCGAGCCGAGGCGGCCTGCTGGGCGGTACAGGTGAGCTGCGCTCCGACGCCGACCCCGTCCCACAGCGTCATACCGTTAGTTGAGTAGCGGGTTTTGATCGACGTCGATGTTGATGTTATCGGTGTGGAGATTGACGCGCCAGAGTACAAACAGCCTGCCACCAAGTTGGGTGCTTGTAGGCCAGAGGAGTTAATGAATGAGATGTCATCAGAGGAGTTGGTGTTCCAGTAGTAGGCATGTAGATGGAGGCTCGAACCGATTGCGGCATAAGCAACGCTTGCCACATGCACCTCGGAGATGGTGTCGCTGGATTCGGTTGAGCTGGCTTCACCGATGATCGCGTGATCGCCTGGCGGCACTCCGGTGATCTCGTAGACCGCCATGCCGCCAAGGCTGGGGGCGCTGGGGGCGTACGGCTGCCACCAGCGTCGAACACCGGTGTTGCACCAGAACTGCAAACTGCCGCTGAGCTGACTGGCATTGAGCGCCATGATGTAGATGAGCAAAGTGCTGGACTCTGCGGTTGTGGTGTGGGTGTAGTTGACGTCGATGTAATGGGAACTCGGTGTGGTCACCTCGCTTCCGGCTGCTGAGTCAAATGGATCGGCGGGCACCGCTCGTCCCCACCACCCCAGCGACTCCTTGCGTACCGGCCATGCGTCATTGAGCCACGGCTGTGTCATGTCGCACTCTCCACAATCCAAACCCGACCTTTTGCACCGGAACTGTAGGTGTCGCTGCCCCAGTAGTTAACTGCACCACCACCACCGCCGCCCGGCTCCAGGCCGTCCTGCCCCGCGCCAACCGAGCTACCACCGGAATAGTTCTGACCGTCAGGACCGCGATATATCTGGCTCGGATGAGGTGCTAGGCCCTGAATGGTGTTGTTGGAGTAGCCAGGCGGATAGGGGGTTTTCGAGGAACTACCGATCAGTCCACCACCGCCGCTGCCGCCGTTGGCGGTAACCAGTCGTGTTGAGCCGACTTCCACATACGAACTGCTAGCGTTTCCGATGTTGCCGCCTTGGGTGTATGTCCTGGGGACACCGCCAGCTCCAACAACAACACTTAGCGTAGAGCCTGCAGGAATATCACCAGGCACGGAAAAAGTTCCCGATGCCCAGGCCCCACCGACCCCACCGAGGTTGGTCGCATAGCCTTTGCCCGACGCGCCCCCTCCTCCGACAGCGATGATATAGACCGTCTTTGTCCATGACTGCAATTGGAGATTGGACGAGATGTTAAACGGGGTGGTCTTGTTTGCGTGAGTCACCGGCGGCGGCGGCTCGTTAACCTTTTCCTGCAATGCGGTGATCTGCGACTGCAAGGAGACCGCTTCGTCTCTGAGGATCACGACGTCGTTGTAGAGTGCCTGAATCGCATTGAACATATCAACTACTGTGGGAGGGATCGGATCGCCGTTCGTATCTTGCTGAAGTGCGACGCCGAGTGCGGTCGTGATGTTCGTCCAGGTGCCCTGCATTGAATCATTGATGTTGTCAAAAGCCGGTGTGCTGACCTGATTGCCGGGGACTGTGCCCACTGAGGCGGACGGGATGCCGGTCACCTGCTGGCAGGAGCCAACGCTAAATTTCACTTGTCCGACAGTGCCACTGGCAACAGCCAGTCTGACTGCCATGGCGTCCACACCGGTGCCCCAGTGGATTCGTGAACTCATCGTCCAGACCACGCCAGGATCAGAAGCCACCGTAGTGTTGGGAGTATCGCTAGACGATGATGAAACCGAAGACACGGTTTGCGACTGCACGCCCATGCCCTGGTAGTAGCCAATGAAATCTAGGCGGATCGGATAACTTTCGGTGGCGGTCAACACAGACCAGGTGAGTCGAATGCTGATGTCGACGTCCTGGGTTTCTGAGATGGGAATAGCGTTGGAGTAGACCTCATAGTTGGCTTCACCGTCAGCGTTGATGATGACGCACTTGTCACCCTGGATGATTTGCGGGGTGTTGGATGACACCGTGCCGGGCTGAAAGGTCGGCGCGTTGAGTAGTTCAACGGCGACGTCAGCGACGTGCCCAGAGGGCAGCGCCTGGACGACCGAGGGACTGACCGCATTGATGAGATTGCTCGCCGGGAAAGCCGTCAGCGCGGCATGTACGTCGTCAGCGGTGTTGGTTGTGCCCGATCCGCCAGCGCTTGCAACGATCGCATTGTTGGTCTTTTGAATATCGTCTTGCGCCGTCTTTGCAGTGTCGTGAATGGTCGACACGGCGCTGCCCGCCACCTGTGCAGGACTGGGCGGTCCCGAGGGCTTGGAGTTCCAGGTGGTAGCCATTTAGTCTCCGGTGTCCGTCCAGGTGGTCACGTTGCCCACGTCTGTGTATTCGGTCAGTGCAGGTTCAGAAGGGAAGATGACGAATGGGTCTGATGCGACGCCGCGATAGACCCAGTACTTGGTGGCACCTGCCGACGCCTGCCACGTCAACTTCACTGCGATAGGCCCTAGCCAAGCATGGGCGTATACAGCATTGGATGCGATGGATTCGCCCGCAGCGTTTACGGCGGTGACGCGATACCAGATGTCGTCGCCTGCCGCACCGACGCCAGGATGCCCGGAGGGAATGGTGACTTCTGAAGCCCATAGCCATGTGGGTGCAGCCGGAATCGAGGGCGACACAACTGATGAAACCTGGGAGGCAATAGCGGCGGCATCGTTGCCCGCGCTGGTGGCCGCGCCCATAGCATTGGACACGTCTGCGCCGAGATTCGGTCCCGAACCAGTCGAAGCGACGTTGGTTGGCGGTATCTGGCCGGGCGTGATCGAGTGTTGAGTGGAATTACCGCCTAGGATGTCGTCGATCAACTTCTTGAGGTCGGCCCCGATGTCATCCCAGCCACGCCCGTTGGCAAAAATGACGTCGTTGAACAAGTTCAAGAAGTCTTGGTTGATGTTGGCGAAGCTCGATGGCAGGACGCTGTTCTGAAGATTCGCTCCCGACGACCAGCCACCCGAACCGAATAGGTCTTGCATGACCGGGTTCCAGTCACCGGTCTTGATGGCGTCACCGAGATCGGTGGTGAGGTCTTGGATGTAGTTCTGGGGGATGTTCTGCGGGAGTGCAGGAACCTGGATGGTTGCACCAGACGACCAGCCGCCAGATCCGAACAGGTCTTCCATGACCGGGTTCCAGTCACCTGTTGTTATGGCGTTGCCAAGATCGGTGGTCAAGTCCTGAATGTAGTTCTGGGGGATGTTTTGCGGCAGTGCCGGGACTTGGATGGTGGCACCGGATGACCATCCGCCCGAGCCGAACAAGTCCTCCATGACCGGGTTCCAGTCACCGGTCTTGATGGCGTCACCAAGATCGTCTACCAGGTCGGTGATGTAGTTCTGGGGGATGTTCTGCGGGAGTGCAGGAACCTGGATGGTGCCCCCGCTAGGAACGCTGGTTGTCCCGTCGCCGAACAGCAGATTCAGCAGTGGCGTCCAGTCGCCGGTGCTAACCAGATCGCTTAGCGCTGTGGTCAGACCGCTGATGAAGTCTTGTGGAATGTTGGTCGGCAGTGCGGGCACCTGGATGGTGGAGCCGGAAACGTCGTCGGGGTCGGTGAGCAGACGGTTCTTGAGGTCGACCAGTTCCTGCTCGTCAGCTTTGGTTGCCAGTGCTGCGATGTCCGCATTGGACAGCGGCTTGTCAGCATCGGAGGTATTGTCCACGTTGCCGAGTCCGATGACACTGGAATCGATAACGACATCGCCGGTCTGGCCGCCGACAGACTGCACAGGAGCGGCAGCTGCGGCTCGTGCGTCAGTAAAGTAGAGGTTCTCGGCCCCCTCGGGGACAGCGTCTGTGTCACCGGGTGTCACCGATGTCCAGTTGGGGTCGTCGGTGGTGCCGGTGTTTTGTTGCAGCGCCCCGCCAGAGCTACGCAACTGCGACTGTCCAAGCTGAAGCACACCTGAATTGACGTTGACCTGCGCGCCATCGAGTTCTAGTGGACCGCTGGAGCCGACACGGACCTGGCCCTCGCTGACCTGGGTGTTGAGGTTGGCTGAATTGGCAGGCAGTTTGGAGACCAGCCGGTAGTTCATGCTGTTTTCCAGCGTGACGAACCACTGCTCGCCGACAGCCGGGGTGACGTGGACGGCTCCGGCGGCATAGTTCAGATCAACCATGATGGTGCTGCCACGTCGTGTCATGGCGGTGGCGGTGCGCTTAACGGTGTCGACCGACGTGATGGCCACAGGCTGCGTGGAATTGCCGCCTGACAGACTCGAAGTGCCGTAGGCCATTAGATGCGTCCTTGCTTGAGCAAGTCAACGCCGATCGATCCGGCACTCAGTGACGCCGCCGAAGTCGTAGTCTTGGCCATCATGTCGGCAGCGCTCGGGTTTGACGGCGCACAGATCGTCGCCGTGGTGGTGTATCCATGCTCCATGTCGATGTCGTGGACGACCCGCGAGACGTAGACCTGAAGTTTGTGGTCGGAGAACACGATCCGCATGCTGGGGAGCAGTTCTGGCAGGAAGGTGAAGCTCACCGAGGTCTGGTATTGCTGCGCCCACTTCTGCATGAAAATTTGACAGGCCATCATGAACTCCAGCTCGCGGCTGCCAGTCAGGTTGGTGCTGATCTGATACGGACGAACACCGTACTTCTGCAACAGCATTTGCCCGGTTAGCGAGGAGTTCTGATCGATGGCGACGTTGCGCAGGCGCTGAAACAGCCACTCGTCCTCGACCGTGGCCACGCCTGCGCTGGTGATCCATGACGAGACCTGATCCATGTTGCCGACGGTGGTGGTCTGGCCATTGACGTAGACGTGCGTGGTGAGCTGGTCGTCGGAGATGTCAATGTGGACATCTTTGAGTTCGATGTCTTCGAGTTTCATCACGGCGGGCTTGTGATCTAGCCCGAAGTAGTCGGGGTAGTAGGCACAGAAGTCCCCGTTGGGTGCCGACTGGAAGTTGCGCAAGGATGCCTTGCACAGTGATTGCACCATCTGGATCAATGGCTGTGAATCAATAAATTCTTTGTGCCCGCCAGAGTTCGCGATGAAATCCGCTGTAGGACTCAAGAACTCGCCGGGGTAGTACATGTAGGCGAACAGGTTTCGGGCGATCGGTTCGTCGTGAGTACCGCCAGTGCCCTGGTCGACGCCGGTGCTGGTGCTGGTGCCCGGCGGCATTCCCGGTCCAAGAGATGAGGGATCAGGGATAGGCAACGATGGGTCAGCGCCCCCGTTAGCGCATATGTGCAGCACTGCGTCAATTTCGGTGGGCATCGGCACGAACCCGATGGGAATGCCGTAGTCGCTGGCGGCGAAGCAGACACCTGGCGCGATGTACATGACTACGTGATCGAGACCGTTGGTGATGATCAGGTCACCGCGTTGGATATTGGATGGCGGTACGTGCTGCAGTGTGCTGTACATGGCCTGCGTCGTGCGTGGCAAGGTGATGCCGCTGGCGCGGTAAGCGAAGACCATCAGGCCCGAACAGTCGAAGGCCGCAGGTCCAGTTGCGCCGTACTGGTAGGGTTTGCCCGCCTGCGCCAGCGCCAGCATGACAGCGAGTTCGGAGTCAGGCACCGGACGACCGGCCACCGCGCTGACTGATGCTGCGCTGGGAGATTGAGTTACCTGTTCGACGGCGGCATCGGCCATGTCCGCGAGATTGATGCCTGCTACTCCGGCGACGTTGCTGACGGTTCCACTCAGCGGGTTGCTGGCTATCACCTGCGCGGCGGCGTCCGTTGCGCCACGTGCGGCTTTGACGGCATCAGTTGCGGCGGTGACGAAACCGTCGAACAGCACTGACGACCCGGCCTGCAATGCACGCTGGATGGCTTCGCCTGGGTCCATGTTGCGCCAGCTGAGCTTCTTGAGCTGTTGGAAGAACAGCGTTGACGCCTGGTAGGGATTCATGCGCTGACCGGCGCTGCCCCACTGCGCGAAGTTTTGCATCTGGAAGATACCCAGTGCGGTGCCGGTATTGCCGGGGCCGTCGTTGGGGATGTATTGGAGGCTGTCGGGTACCGCAGGGTTGGTTCTGTTGAGGATCACACCATTGCCCATGGCCATGGCGGCAGCGACACCGAGGATTGCGCCGTCTTGGTTCCGGGTGGCGCTCTGAATGTTCTGCGCGGCCTGGCCGAGCTGTTCCCAGGCAGCCTTCTGATTGCTGTCGCTGCCTAAAGCCGCAGCGTTGCCCTCCTGGCCCAAAGCAGCAGCCTCTTCGAGAGTTTGTGACGTCTGGAGGTCTAGTGCGACCGGCCCCATGCCCATGTCGTCACATGCTGCGATGATCTGGTTGACGTAGAACGGCATCCCGATGCCGACCGCGCCGCGCTGCGCTGCACCAGGGTTGTAGCTGGCGTAGTTGGGGTGGCCGATTGCGGTGTCATCGCCAAGCAGTAGGCGTTTGAAGTTGTACATCTGCGTTTGGCTGGCTGCGGAGTTCTTGGCGATTTCATCGGCCAGGAAGTTGTAGAACGTGACCGGGAAGTTCGCGATATGAATGTTGGCGGGATTCCAGTTGCCGACATCCATCATCAACCGGGCCAGCAGCGAGCCGAGACCGCTGTCGTATTGCGGCTGGCCACTGCCTGCACTGCCTGCGGCGAAGTTGGGCTGGGTGAACAGCGATTGCGAGGCGATGAAGTTGGGATTCCACCAGGTGTGCAGCAGACGCTTGAGTGTGCAGGTGGCCTTGATGGTGATGACGCCCGGATAGAGTTGGCTGTGTGGCCCAGTGTCGACGTAGCCGGAAAACACCTGCTGCCATTCGAGACGCTTGAGCCAGATTTCGATGCGGTCCATCGGAGAGATGACCTTCGAGTAGCGTCCGCCCTTGTTGGTCAGCGTCACGAAGGCTGTCGATGCGCTGTTCTCCTCTTTGATGATTCGCGCACGCACGATGTCTGATGAGACGTCGATCTGTTCGGCGTTGTGGGCGATCCGCACCTTGATCTCCGGCGCATAGATCAGCGTCTTCATCGGGGGCGGGTTGTATGGATCGATGTCGATCCGCGACGAGAAGTCGTAAAGCCGACTCTGCTCGGAGGTGTTGGTTGTCGTCGAGTAGGGCAGCGCTCCGGTCATCGAGAGTCCTGTCCTCTCTGCGTGCCGTCATCACTGGTGACGTATTGCCCGTCGGTGGGGTGCTGTACGGGGCGCAGGCTCGCCGCAGAGGGAAGATTCATCACGCCGGTTGACCCGTACCCCACGACAGACAGCCAGGTCGCGCCAACGCTGGCAGCGGCAGCGCCCTGCGAGAAGACTGAATCGATAAGGTCGACCGACAGCTGTGCTCGGGGGGCAGGGTTGAAGCGCATGCCGCCGCCCTTGAAATTGGTAATCAGCCCGGTCCAGTTGTTGATGTCACGCTCGGGCCACCACAGGGTTACCGCCGCTGTTGTCGTCGGCACCGTCGACAGCGCGGACAGATGGTGCATTCGCACGAAGGTCTGGAATTGCTGAAATAGCAGTTCGTTGGTGAACTGCAGATCGAACGTCACCTGCGGCTGTTCCTGCTTGGTGGGGAAGTGCTGTTGCATCCACCTGGTCTGGACACTCGACATGTCGCTGTACAGCAGCGTGGAGATACGTACGCAGTTCAGCTTGAAACTGCCCAGCGTGCTACTGAGTGTGAGTTGCGACATCTACTGCGTCGGCTGCGGCGGTGGGAGTTCCATCTGCATCGGTTCGCTAGACGGGTCGTAGACAAACCCCCACTGATAGGAGAACATCACACCGCCGAGATTGACCTCGGGGTGCAGGTTAGGGAACTTGACCGGCCAGCTCACGGGAGCATTGCTGACAAACGACAACCACCCACCTCCTCGCTAGATCCCTCTCCTATTACTGCGCGAAGGCGGCGCTTTCGACGTAGGACTTGAGCTGACTTGCCGCGCTGCCGCTGTTGTAGGGACTCTTGACGAATCCGATGCCTGCGGCGAGACGACTGAGTTCACTGGAGATCGTGGAAGTGCTTGCCATGCCGGAGACATCTTCTTGGACCTTGAATCTCAGTTCGATCTCGCGGGTGGTGGCATTGACCTTGTCCTCGAAAGGCACCGAGAGCGCATATATGCGGAACAGCCAGCCCCGTGTTGTGTAGCTGAAGATGCCAGGATTGCCTTTACGCTGATCGCCGATCATGTCGCGCATGAAGTGGATGATCTGGCGCAGGTACGGCCAGCCGCCGCGACCGCACTCGACGGTGACGATGAGATCCTCGATGCGGCAGCCGAGAACCTGGATGACGCGCCCACCGTAGGTGTTTTCGACTTTGGTCAAGAGCCGATAAGTCCACCAGATTTGGTTGGGGTTGGTGCGGAACTGAAGTGTGCGCCCCATGTGTTCGATGGTGCAGATCCCTTGCTGGAGACCAGGCGTGATGGGTGTTGCTGCGATCGGAATGGTCACGGGTCACATCCCTGGTGGTGCGTTGTTCGATGTCGCATCGCCCCAGCCAGCGTTGGCTTGCTGCTGGTGTGGGGTGAGTTGTATGGTGTTGCCGCCCTGCGGCTGGAGGAGTCGCTGCGCTTCTGGCGTCAGTCCCAACAGCACTTGGCCCGAGACCTCCTGCTTGGTCACCATCGGTGTTTGCGCGAGTGTTTGGCCAGAACCTTGTGTGCCTCGCATCCGCCACTTGTAGTCGCCGCTGGAGAGTTTCTCCATCATCTCCTCATTGCTGGCGTCATATTTAATAGATTTCCCTCGCTCATCAAGGATTTCAATATTCCGTTGTCCGTGCTGAGCAATGATGTTGTCCATCATCGGTATGTAATCCATTGAAGCCGCAGATGAAACTGTGTCATTGCGGTGAAGTATTCGTCCGCCAGCTTCCGCCCAGCGTCCGGCAACGCGGTTCCCCTTGCCCGTTGCGATGTCCGCGATCGAAGTACCGAGGGTCGCGGTGGCGTCTTTCGCAGTCGATGCAGTTGCTGCAAGAGCCGAAACAACACCACCGCCAATCGATGAAAAGAAGTTGCGATGGTGGACGGCGGTCTGTTCCTGTTTGGCTTCGTCGACCTTCTTCGTCGCCTCGCCCAGCGCATCCTCGCCGCCGATCAGACTGTGGTAAATCTGTGCGGCCTGCTGGTAGTCCATCGGCATACCCATCCGCGATAGCAGCAGCGAAAACATCTGTATCGCGTTGAGTTCGTCATCGGGGTACTGGTTGTGCGCCTGCTCGGCGAACTTGCGCAGGGCATCTTGTGTAACGCCGAGTCCGCCATCGGATTCGCGAGCGAACAGCGTGCCCGGAAGCGCCCCGGCGGGAGTTTTCCTACCCGCCATGCCGAAGATCATGGCCTGGCGCGATGGACTTGATGCGGCCCAGCCGGTGATGTCACCGAGCTTGCCCTTGATAGCCATGTTGTTGTTCCAGGAGTTGGCCCCGATCATGCCCGCACGCTCGGCCAGTGGAGCTGAAACGCCTGCGCCTTCCAGCGCGGATGCGGTGCCCATGACTTTTTCCAGCATCTCGGGCTGGCTCATGGCACCGGTTTTGGACAGCTCCTGAATGATGCCGAGATTGGCTGCCAGTCCAGCCATCGACTGCCCGCCCTCGTTGACCTCTTTCTGCACCATCTTGAACGAGTCGCCGATCGCGATGTTCATCTGCGTGAGGTTGTGCTTGACGAACTCGGTGACGTCGTCGAACTGCTTGCCCGAGTAGCCCTGGCTCAGTGCGCCCTGGATGATCTGGCGGCTTTGTTCGGTGGAGATGAATGGGTTCATGGCCATCATGCGTGTGGCGGCGTCGGCCTCCAGCCCTTCGCCGAATCCGCCGCCGCGAATCGAACCAAGATTGCGGTATCCCTGCGCTACCTCACCGCCACGCTGGAACGCCTCATATCCCAGCATGCCCGCACCCAGAACGCCTGCGCCCTTGCCGAGCTTGCCCAGCATTCCGCCCAATGCGTCTCGATCAGAGGCCCCGGCCATTGCGCCTATCCCCGACAGTGCAGCGCGGCCAATGCCTGCGACCGATCCGCCGACACGCATTTCGTTCATCACCTGGTTGGCCAACTTGGCACCACGGCCGATGTTTCCCATCGCGTCAAGGGTGTCGGTGGACCCCGGTTCGTGAGTCGCGCCGGGGTTCTCCTCGACTTGCTCGTCGACCGCGCGCTCGCGTTCGGCCACACGGTTGGCTGTTTCCTGGATCTGTTCGCGGCTCGCCGGAATGTCCTCCGGTCTCAGGTTGCCGCGAGCGCGCTGCATGTTGAGGTAAGTGTCAGGATCGCGCTGCGATAGGTCGTTGGTCCTGGAATGAAAGTCGCTGCCGGAGGCGCGGGTGCCGGTGCCAGCCACACCGGTGCTAAAGGGGTCCACATAGCCGTGTGGCACTGAAAGACCGCCTGCGGTGGCAGAACCCGACGCCATGCGTTGTTGTAGCTCAGTGACGCGCTCAAGCTGCGTAACAAGGTTCTGTTGCGCGGTGGCGGCACGGTTGGCGGCTTCGCTGGTTTGATTGAGGTAGCTGACGAAGTTGTCTTGCGCCCGCCCGGCCGCTTCGGCTCCGACTCGGAATCGTTCGATTTCCTGGGTCATTTCGCGTAGCGAGGCGATCCCTTCAGTGGGGACGTCGATGGATAGGCGCGCGGCAACGAAGTCGTCGCCTTGCGAGAAGCTCGTGCTTCCACCGCCAGCGGTTGTCATTTCCATTCTCCCCACAGCGGCTCACCGGGCATACGCACCTCACCGGCCCCGCTCATGGCGCGGCTGTTCTCGCGCTGTTCGTACCAGCGGTTGATGAGATCGATGTCGTTCACCGGCACCTCCATACTTTCTGCCGAGGGAGGGTCGATGACGCTGTTGAGACTGCCTTTATAGATCGCTTCCCAGCGCTCGTAGGACATGTTGAAGCACTGCATTTCGAGGTCGTCGCGGCGGGTTTCGTTGTAGACGCGCCGATCCATGTACAGCCAGTACAGCAGTGCCCAGTGCTGGAACTGATTGAGGTTAGGCTGATGGAGAATCCCCTGCTCGTGGGCTAGACGTATTTCAACCTCGGAGATGTCGTCTAGCCGCTGAGTTTTCCCAGTTTTGTCGCCAGCTCCACGAACTCCTGATCCAACGCCATGATCTCGCGATAGATCCTGGTAAGCACCACAGGGTAGTAGGCCGACAGCGCTGCGACCGTCTTGTCGAAGACCTCGTCGTCGGTCTCGTTCATGCTGAAGGCTTGGTACAGCGGCTTGCCGTCAACGGTTTTGATGCCTGCGGCACATACACCGAGCTGGAAGGCGCGGTGTTTCATCTCCGAGCCGTCGTGGGCCTTGCAGTACAGGCCGATGCGCAGTTCGTCGGAGACGCGCAGACTTTGAATGACGACGGTATGCCCCATGACGTCGATGGTCTTGGTGCGCTGCCCGACGGTGAGTAGCTGCGAGAACAGGAGCCGTTCTTCCAGGCTCAGTTCGGTGACTTCTTCCGGCTCAGGCACCTCGGCGGCATCTTCGGGTGACTGATCCGCGAAGGGGAAGTCTTCCGGTGGAACGAAGCCAGATTCCATCGTGGGAACGGGGCCGTAGTTCGGCTCAGGGAACGTCATACTCATCGCCCCACAAGGTGTTCTGGGATCATGTTGGGATCAGGCGGCGGACCCCAGTTGTAGCCGGACGCTTCGTCTTCGTCCAACTGGTTGTCGTAATCCTCGGCAGCCTGCTCTGCGCGCTCCTGGGCGCTGTTGTCCCAGTCGCGTCGCATCCGATTGAACTCTGTCTGGGTCCATCCCTCGTAGTCGCCGTCACCGGGGTCGAACTCCGGCTCGGCCGCATCGGGATGCACACCGCCGTAGGCGCTGTCGGGGATCTCGTCGAGCCGGGGCGCGGCAAAGCGATTCAGTCCGGCGGTGATGCGCGGTCCACGCAGCAAGTCGACGATGACGTCTGGGTCTGGTTGCACGTTGGCGTGACGTTCGGGCAGCCCGAACTGCTCTGCCTGTGTGGCGATCCTCATGGTGTCTCCTGCCGTTAAGTTTCGTGGGGCTAAACGATTTACACGGGAGTCGTGTATGTGTATTGCACAGTGATCGATTTCGGCAGAGTCATCGTCCCGATGTTGATGTTTTCACCCGCATCGATATCCGTGATGACGCATCCGTGATACACAAGCGCACGCATCAATCCGCTTGGCGAGGTGACGACTTTCTGCATGGTGACCGCGCCCAGCGCCAGCTGCGTCTGCAGCACTTCGAGCAGGTTGATCGCGCCACCAAAGCCGGGCAGCTGTTGCCACACCCAGCTGACCCACTGCTCGTAGAACGTCATCCGCAACGTGCCTACGCCCACTGCGGTGGCGGTGACGATCTCCAGCGGCACAGGAGAATCGATTGGCTGCACAGCCTGGGCCGTGGCAACAGGTGTGGGTGCGGTGTCCTGAATCACCTGCAGGTACGCAAGGCGCTGGCCTTGGTACAGAAGGGTGGTCCAACCAGACCCACCGAGCCGTGTAACCGAAGGTGCCATCTCTTATCTCTCCTGATCCGGGGTCAGCCCTTGAAAGGTCTTGGCTAGATCGACTGCAAGGTGTTCGCCGAGCCGCCGAAGTCGTTGGCCGCGCTGCTTGACGGCGTGGTGATCGTGGATGTCGAAGTGCTGTTGGCGGAGTTTCCGGTGGTTCCCACCGAGATGTCGCCGGTCGATAGGCTGATCGCAAACCGGACCACCAGATAGTTCAGCGGGTAAGCCGGACGCCAGCCGAAGCTGACTTCGATGACGTCAGGATTGGTCAGCAGCTGACGAACTTTCAGTCCGTTGTAGCCGACAAGCAAGCTGTCACGCAGCAGGCTTTGCAGCGCGGCCTCGGCGGTGGCCTTGACGTTGATCAGCGTGTAGCTGTAGATCGGCTGCCCGATGAGATTCGCGGCGTCGAGGTAGTCGCGCATCCGGTAGGCCAATGCGTCCTGCTGGCCGATCACCGACCACTCGCGTGTGTTCAGGTTGGTGAAATCCGTTGTGACGCCGTGACGAACCTGAATGAGCTGCTGTGGGTTCTTCTCGATGACGAGCAGGCCGTTGGCGGTCTCGTTGGTCTTCTGACCGTCAGGCTGCAGCTCGCCGACATCGCGCCAGCCGCTGAGACGTTTACGCGTCAAAGGCTGCGCGAAACTCATCGCCACCGTCATCCCGGCCAGCGATGCAGCCATGTACTGACCACCCAACGAAATGACCTTGGACAGTTCCGGCGCGTAGTACTTGAAGGTGTCCGGTGAGACCATCGCCACGCGCTCATCGGTGATCTCCTGGGCGTAAATGACCCGTTGAGCCGACGACACCGGCACTGTGGTGCCGTCCACCGCGACGATGCCGCGCCGCTCATAGCGTTGCGAGGACTGCGAATCCACGTGCTGCTGCACTGCGGCGTGCAGGTTCTGGTCTCCGCTGCAGGGGACCACGACCGCGACCGAGGGCTGGTAGGCGAGCTTGGCTAGTGCGCTACCCCATTCATCGTCGTCATCGGGGTTGATAGCGACGCACACGATCTTGTACGCGCCGTTGAGGAAGGCAAAGCGCGCGGCCAGGCTTAGCGGTGATTGGATATCGCCGTTGTCGTCGAAGGGCTTGCCATAAGCCGACTCGACGTCGTCGTACTCGTAGAAGGTGTAGGCGTTGTAGTAGGTGGTGTCGGTGTACTGGTAGGTCACCTGAACGGCATCGCCGGGAGCGATGTGCCCGCCGATGACTCGCTTGAGCGCATAACTGGCGTCGTCGGTTCCTTGGGTTCCTGACACCAGTGCGATGGTGTAGTCGGTGTTGACGGTGTAGCTCTGCCCGGAGTTGATGTTGGTGACCGTGAGCAGGTCGGTGTCGATACCCTGATGCGACAGCGTTCGAGTCAGCGAGGGCGTGGTGTCGTCGGTGTCGGGGTTGATGAGCACCGTTTCAACCTGGGTCTGGAAACCGACGCTTTCGCCGTAGAGGCCCACCGCGTTGGGCAGTGACGAGTTGACGGCGATCTGGGGACCGCTGTCGATGAGGGTGTAGATCCCCGGCGGCAGGTAGTTGGAAAAGTCCACCGCAGGCTGTACAGACGTCATCTCGTGCCCCTCTACTTAGGTCAGCGCCTTCACCTATTCCTGGTGCGACGCGAGTAGAGGAGCTAGAAGCGAGTTGGAGTGTCCGGTTCGTTGCGTTCGGCGATTTCGGGATCGACGTCGATGCGCGACAGCTCGTAGATGCCGTCATGGCTGAATGCTTTGGTGAAGTAGCCGAGGACATCGAAGGCGTAACTGTCTTCGTAGGCCAGCACATCAGGTTGCCAGGGCACACCCACGGTGGTGTTCTGTCCACCGGGGTACTGCACGTCGGTGTTGATCGAGATGGACATGTATGGGTTGCTGCACAGCGCATCGAGCAGTGTGCGGTTCTGTTTGACGTCGACCGTGGGGTCGGTGAGGACCATCTGCGGACCTCGGGCGAATCCCAGCAGTGAGGTCAGTTTGCCTGCGAGCCGGTCGCGGTCTTTGTTGTAGAGCGCAACGGTGGTCAAAGTGACACGACCACGAACCTCCTGCTCCTGCACGCTTGTCCAGACACCGTCGATTTTGACTGTCGTCTCTTGCGAGATCCCGGCCCGCTGCAGGCTGGTGATGGAAAACTGCACCCACACACCAGGATAGAAAATCTTTTTGAGGGGGTACTCCAGGTCGACGTAGACCGTGTTGTCGTCGGGTTTGGAGTCGGCCGCAGAGCCGATGACTGTGATGCCGCTGGCGGTCAGTGCTTCGCGCACCGCGACAACGACTGCGCGTTTGACGAACTCGATAACGCCGTCTTCGGTGCCGTCCGGCAGCGGCGGTGTGATCAGCGCCGAAGGGTCGGGTAGATCGTAGTCGCTCATAAACACCGAGGGCGCATACTGGCTGTCGTCGTCAGGCGGCATTGCCGCCCCGCAACACGTTCATCAGCATCTGCTGAAGCTGTGGTCGCGCCTCGCTGATCGCTTTCGTCAAGGCATCTTCCATAAAGTGTTTAGGCGCAAGCCCAGGATGTCTCCAACGTTGATTACGCCAGACCTGCCCGACGTGAGGAATGTTGACATAGCCCGGTTCGCCGACGTGCCCGCCGGTGCGGATATGCGGGCCGTCGCCCTGCTTGCATCCGATTGGTACCTTGCGTCCGACGACCCACCACATCAGAAACGGTTTGGTGCCACGGTTTTGGTGCATCAGATACTTGGCGGTGGTCTTCAGTCCGACTTGACCTTCAGCGGGCATGGCGCTGATGGACTCGATGGATTTCTCAGACCACCCGAGGGAGCGGATGCTTTCACGAGCGAGCTGCACGGCGCGCTGGTTGACCTGTTCGCAGATCACCAGAGGGGCAGCGACGACAGCCACGGTAGCTATCCGATGACGGTGACGCGGAACTCGCCAGTAGTCGGCGCGGTAGCGAAGGTCAGCGTCACGGTATTGAGGTCGGTGGCGGTGACGTCGGGGTAGACCTCATCATGCGAGGTCTTGTCCTTGACCGACACCACGACGTCATATGTCCCCAAGTTGTGAACGAACGCGATGGCGGTGGTGTTGCCGTCGCCGATGTCGGCGGACTTCACGCGGGCCACCGTGTTGTCGACCGATACGCCGGTGCTGTCGACGGTGATGCCGCCCTGCGGCTTGGCTTTGACGCTGAAGGTCGTACCGGTGAGGCTCAGGCCGTCGCCGTTGATGTAAGTATCGCCGCCGCCGCTTTTGACGAACGTCAGCGCGGTGGTGTCTAGGGTGATAGGCCCGTCGGTGCTCAGCGTGAATGAGGTGTCGTGGTTCTTGGTGCCTTCTTCGACCACAACCGTGGTGCCGGGCACCAGGTTCTCTGAGGAGTTGGCGTCAGCTCGGCGCACCAGCGCGGCACTGGCTCCGGCCCAAACGTAGATGCCGTTCTCGCTGCCGTCGGTCTGGTTCTTCAGCAGGATCGCGTCGCCAGCACTGAGTGTGACGTCATCGATGGTGCTGCCGGGGGCAGATAGGCTGATGTTCGTCGTGGAAGCGGCACGTACGGCCTCTTTCCAGACGTTGCCGTTGACCTTGGCGTCGACGTACGCCTTGTTGGCAGCATCGCTGGCCACCGATGGACTGCCCAGGTTGATGCCCTTTTGGCCAGTGAAGTCAATGCCGTTGAAGAATTTGCGGGCCACCGCGTGCCTCCCAGGTAAAAGTTCCCTCTACCTGTTCTGGTGTCAGATCAGCTCGGCCATGCCTGCCTGCGGACTGGCGAAGACCAGCACCGCTGTATTGGGGTCGGGGTACTCGACGTCGGTGTCGGCTTCTTCGCCGTCGACGAACAGTGTCACCGAAGGGTTGTAGCTGAAGGGGTGCTTGATCGTCCAGGTGGCCGCCGGGGCGTTCTGCGTGTGCCAGAAGACTTGCCGCCATTTCACGCCCGGCGTCGGCGGGGTGATCGGTTCATCGTCTTTGCAAGGCGGAATGACCGGAACGTAGACCACTTTGGTGTCGGGCTGCACGGGCACCGGGATCGCGCGAGACGGCACCGGCTCAATGACAGCGCGGTCGAATGACTGGCCTACGACGGGCATCTTGGTGATCGACACCGAGTCAGAGACCTGGGTGACGACAGCTTTCTGCCCGACCACGTCCCAGGTGTCCTGCCCGAAGCGGCTGCCGGTGCGCAATGAGTCGCGGGTAACTTTCTGGATGCCGTAGAAGCCGTCGACGACCGCAGGGGTGCCGTTGGCGTTCCAGCGGCTCACACGCACGACGTAGTCGTGTTCGATGAGAAGCGGGAAGGCTTCGGTCTGCATCTCGCGCTGGTTGGGTTGCCAGACACCCTGCTTGGTGTAGTCCTCCTGGGCTAGCTTGTCGGTGAACATCGTCCAGATTTTCACCGCAGCTTTGATCGGCTGCGCAAAACCGGTGGAGTAGCAGATCGAGCAGTCCCCGCTTCCAGCGTTGTAGATGTCGTCGTAGCAGTTGTGTACTAGGGTGTTCTGGACAACGTAGGTGTGATCATCTTCGATGCCCAGATTGTAAACAATTCCATCGTACTCGACCGGACGAATGGATTTCATCCGTACAAGCTCGTGCTCCTCTTGGAAGCGCCACCGATTCTTGACCTGCTTTTTGCCATTTGATCGCCATCCGGTGTTATAGCAACGCTTTCGTTTATTGCCGATTGGGGTGAGGGCCTTGGATTGGGTTGAGTGAATCGTGGGCTGTTCGCCCAGACGCTGGACTACTTCGGCAATCTGGAGTGCCAGGATTTCTGAGGTCTGTCCAATACGTTTGGTGTCTGGAGCGTCCCAAGTGGTGGAGGTGTAGGTTTCGTGCAGAGCCGTCTTGAAGCCATCCCCGCACCAAATCCCCTCGATTAGAGAGACCAACTTCTTAGCTGGGAGCTGCATCAACGGCTCAGGAATGATCTTTTTGTCGCACACAGAGCCGACGTTATACTTCAGGTACTTTGCCAGCTTTGCCGAGTAGATGTTGGCTACAAAGCCGTCACCCTTTTGGTGTTGCTCGGTCGAGATGAACCCAAGTTCTGATGCGACTCGCGCCACTCGGTCACGGTATGACTGTTCATTCCTGTGTGATGCAAACGTGATCGTCCTTGGCCATCTACCACCACCCACGGAGCCTTCGGCTATGTAGTAACCGATCAACCACAGAAAATCATCGGTTAGGTTCCACCCCTCATGCTGTTTGATGTCGACGTCGCGCGTCGGGACCATGGTCACGATCCAGGAACGATCATCTAGTTGTTCTAGGGGCACCTCTGCGATCTCGTGGGACTTTCCGCGCAGTTGTCCGTGACGAGTAGCCACAGAATGGTGCGCCTCACAAACCGACGGACCACAGAACGGCACACCGTCTCGCATGTATGCCTTCTGGTTATGCTGATGGTCGGACGTCATCGCAAAAATCGGGTGATTTCCTGTACCCACGACAGGGCTGGTCATGGCGTGTGTTTGCCATTCGTACGCCGTTCCCTTGAAGCGACTCCGATGGAGTTGCCTTACAGGATGAAATGTGCCGTCCGAAGTCAGAACCAAGTCGCCGACCTCAATCTTCTCGATGGGTCGATAACCTTCGCTGGTGCGAATCAGCGTCCCTGGCGCGAAGCAGCGTGGGCAGCGTTCGGCATCGGCGTCGGGGATCGGGTGACGCATCGACAGCAAGATGGCTTGTTCGCCAGCGGTAATCAGTGCGTCACGAAGATCGCGTCGCAGGTTATCTACCGCGAAGTCTTCTACGCTCTTGATAATCATGCGTGATGCTCCATCGGGGCATGGAGGACATCTCGCCACTGCGGCTGAGGGTTCTCGCCAAGGGGATCGGGGTCAGTGAGCATCTGAATCTGATGCAAGGTCACTGGCGTTCCGGGTCGCAAGTACCTCTCTCCTGCCCAGCCTTCCCAGCCTTCAGGGTTCCCGCCCCTTGAGAGATCGAGATCATCGGTATCGCCGCGCCACGTCGCGCGAAATCGGACGGGGAAGTCTCTCCCCTGTCTGTTGGGCAGTGCACCGGCAGTGTCATCCAGGTTTGGAGTCCACCAGTTTCCCAAGCCACCGGCGCTCCACTTGTATTTTGCAACATGATCAAGTATTGCGTCGCGGACTGCGTCATCGTCATCAGTGTCTGTGTATCTGTCCGGTCCAGGCGGCATGGTGAAATCACGAAGATTCATGCCCCGCCACAGCGATTCTTGAACAGCTGACACACGCCAAGGATACTGCTCAGCCTGTGTGAGCACCCGAATCATGCTCATGGGTTACCACCGTCCCGTGCCCGCAGGGAAGCTGACCGCCGGGGCAGCGGGGTAGAAGCGGAAGGCCCGAGTCATAGCGGCATAGCCACCGGCCATGAACAGGCCGTTCGCGCCGCCGCCGAAGATGCCGCCGGACACCAGCAGCGAGCCGCGTCCGAGCTGAAGCAGACTTCGCTTGGCCATCTTGATCATCGACTCGAACTGCGGCCACTCACTAGACAAGATCGCCTGCCAGCGTTGTGAATACGCGGTGCGGTCCAGGTAGGTGACCTGCATGTTGGCGCGCACCGGGACCTCGACATAGGAGCGGATCAAATGCCGCATCACTTCGTAGTAGGTGCCCATGGTGATCAAGCCGTTGAAGTTCTTAGGCGCGGTGGCGGTGCCTGGCCCGATGCCCCAGTCGACTACCGGGAAACCGGTGAGGTTGATGCGCGTGATCGCCATCTGCGCGATCTGTGCGATGCGCTCGTAGTCGTAGTGGGTCTGGAACGGTTCGATCAGGTAGGGGCCACCTTCGGTGGAGTCGAACAGGTCGCCGTACATGTAGGTGACTTGTTCGACCATGAGCCGCTGATCGTCAGACAGGCTGTCGTACAGCGGCATCTGGTCCTGGATCTGCAGGTTGTCCTGAAACGTGAAGTCGGTGCCGTTGACTCGGTAGGACCATTCGATGGCCAGGGTGCCACGGTTCTTGGTGTATTGCGGGCCGATGTCGTAGTAGTACTTGCCGACGTCTTCGCGGGTGATCTCGTCCGGGCCGATGGTGGCCACCAGCACACCGCGAGGATCGTCGCTGACGGGCTGTTGAGCGAGTACGTCGTTGAACCACACCTTCAGGCCCAGACTGTTCTCGTCGGGGTCGACTGAGCCGCTGGTGGATTTGATGTCGAGCGCGACGTAGCCGGTGCCGTTGAGGCCGACGAACTTCCGCGTGATCGACTGGTCTCGGATCTTGGGCGAGACGATGCTGATGCCTGATGGTTCGTTGCTCATCTCAGGGTCCAAGGTAGGTGATGCTCAGTCGCGACGTGGTGTTGGAGTCGCCGTCGAACCAGCTGAATATCTGGCTGCCCAAATCAGCTGGCGCGGTGTAGCTTACCCGCACTTGCAGGATGTCGTTGATGGCGAAACGCATCGGCCCACTGACCGCCAGCGTCTGACTGAAGCCGGGCGCGTAGCTGTTGCCGCGCATGAAGGTGGCGTTTTGATACATCGACGCTGTGCCGTTGACGACCAGCGCTACGTTAGCGATGTCGGGAGTAACCTGCGGGTTCCATTGCATCGCAGCGTCGATGTAGAACCGGCCCGGTTCTTTGAACACCACACCGCTGTTCGACGATGCGGCGTTGAAGAAGCCGAAGTTGTCGACGATCTCCTTGTTGAAGTTCAGGTAGGTGCCAGTAGAGGTAAGTTTCTGCTTGACCGTCTGCGACAGCTGCACTTCGGGCACCTTGCCGATCGGCAGCAATGTCCAACGGTTGACCGAGGTGTAGTACTGCTCGTCGGCGATGCGAACGTAGTTAATGTCAGCCGGGGTGGTTTGCCCGAGTAGGTTGATGGGTGCGGTCATGCCTACACCCCAGCCGCGATAATTCGCGCCCTTCATGCTGACGAGCCGGTTATCGACGATCGAGCCGACCAGCAGACCGGTCTGGTAAATCGACAGGGTGCGCTCGATCAGACTGGCGCGCCATTGCGTGTTGGCCAGCGCGGTGTTGACGTTGCTCAGACTGCCCAGCAGAGTCTCGCCGCCCCGCCCGGAAGTGGTGTACCAGGCGTTGATGATCCCATCGCCCACCGACAGTTTGACGTAGGACTGCCGGTCAGAGGACACCCGGAAGTAGAAATCATTGAAGGCGGTGGTGTACAGCGGCGGCGTTCGTTCGATGACCAGGCTGCCGGTCTCCCAGGTGATGATCTGGTCGTCGCTGTCGGTTTCCTTGTCGTCGGCGTCGGTACGCCAAGCAACTGCGGCGTTGCTGTTGGCCCCGCCACCGTCGACCCACGTCAATGTTCCTGCCGGGGTAGCCATCACGCCGTGGCTGGTGTCGCCGGAATCGTAAACCGTGGTTGCCCAGCCGCTGCCGCCGATGCTGTCGTTGTCGGCGGTGTTGAAGTCGACAATCGAATCCACGCCACTGACCGCGACGTTGTTGTCGTAGAGCGCCCACTGCCGAAAGCATTGTGTGTCGGTCTCGTAGATCATCATCCCGGTGGTGGGCATACCGGGTCGTGAGGTGGACGTGCAGATGCCGTAAGGGATTCCAGGCAGGTTGTTGTAGTTGTGGGTGTGGTTGCCCGCAGCAGCCTGAAACTCGCCGGTGCCCAGCGTGTGATGGATTGCTGTCAGCGAGCTGTCGGTGTCGGCGTCCTCGTGAGTATTGGCCTGAGATAGTTTGACGCCGCCGTCGCCGCCATCGTGGTCGTGCGTCTTCTTAGACGCATAAGTTTGCAGTGCGGTGACTGCATCACCGATGTCCCGATGACTTTCAACGTGATTCAACTGGCCACTCCCCGCAGAGGACAGGGGAGTCTCTGCGGGGAGCGACGGTACGGTGAACGAGTCGATGCCATCCGGGTATGAAGTTGGCACGCCGGTACCTCCTGCTGTGAGGGGGAACTAGGAGCCGTCGACCGAGTAACCCGAAAGAATCGAAGCGCTGTCGTAGAAGTTGCGCATCCAGTCGCGGCTCTGGTAGGCGCGCTCCAGCACCCCGTCCGGCGGGTCGATGACGCCCACTGACTCCGCTAGTGCCAGGTCGGCAGCGACGGCATCGACACCGCTTTGCGGCGGGAAAGCCAGCGCGTCGAAGACCGTGACATCCTGCTCGGTCGGAATGCCGGGGTTGGTGGTGCGCTTGACGTACTGATACTTGATGGCATCAGGCACGGCGTAGGTCATGTCTGTTCTCCCTATTCGTTGTTGGGCACAGCGGGCCAGTCGTCACTGCGACTGTCCGGTGGGCTTGCCATGCACTCGAAGACGTCCAGGTCCGGGTGATTCAGCTCGGTACGAGGCTCCCGCACCCAGGCCGCCTTCTTGTACTGCTCCAGCTCGGCCTCGGTGTAGGCGAGCTGGGTGTAGGGCAACATCAGATGCCCACCTCGTGGGCGGCGTCGATGTCGACCTGCTCGGCGGCCAGACCGGAAGCCGGAGGATGCGCCATCGCATCGAACACGCTGGTATCCGACATGATCGGCGGCGCAGCAACATCAGGCGTCCGCTTGAGGCCCAGGTTGCTGTACAGACTGGTGTCGGTACCGAGAACGAAAGTGCCTGCCATCGATCCTCCTAGATCGTCGTTTCCCGCACCGGTGCGGAAAGCTGAACGCGGTCAAACGTCCAGGTCTGGTTGCCGTCCTTGTCGAGCGTGGCGCGTGAGGTGAACTGGGACGCCAGCGAGAGGTGGTTGGGGCACAGCGGCGGCACGCCCTCGTTGACGTCCTGCATGGTCTGGATGACCCGGCCGCGTTCGATGACGCCGGTCTCGCGGTCGACGCTGCCGCACTGCAAGCACGGGCGCTCGGCGAGGCCCTTGGAGCTGGCGCTGCGGGTGTCGACCTCCAGCGTCTCGCCCTCGCCGCGTTCCATGATGTTGTTTAGACGCTGTTCGGGGGTCTGCGCTGCCTGGTTGAACAGCAGTGCGATCTGATCCGACATGGCCTCGTCGGTGCTGACGGTGACCTCGCCGTTGAGCCACATCTTCTGGATGCCACGGACATCGAGTGCGCCCTTGGGCAGGATCATCACCGAGTCGGGGTGTCCCTGCGCTTCCAGCTCGAAGTCCACGCGGGTGTCGCCGATGTTGTCGCGGCAGGTGATCTTGAACGGCGTGTTGTTGGCGATGTACAGCGGGCCGTCGTACTTCTTCAGCTCGTGGATGGTCCGAATGCTCGGAGCGGTAGCTGCGGTCATGGTGTGTCTCCTCGTCCGGTGGGTGTCCCCTTCACCTATTGAGGGACGAGAGACGCAGACAACAAGAAACCCCCGCCCTGGGAAGCCAGCGGCTTCGAGGCGGGGGCACTTCTTGGGTGTGATGGGCCGGGCCAAGGAGCGGCAGCCCGGTCCAGAGTCTCGCCGAGCGTTGTACACCGCTCACTCCGGGCAATAGACCGGGGTTCCACGGGCTATACCGGCCATCCGTTTAGCACCCTGCACAGGGCGGCCACGTTCCCGCAAACACCCTTGGCGTTCTTGGGCAAGTGTTAGTCTACAGCACGTTCAACGATCGGAACATGGCGGGCCGCACGTTCGTCGACGTCGATGACGACGGGGCAGGCGATGGAGAGCTGCCCCTTGGAGGCGAGGTCGTCGACGAATTGCTGCATCCCGTGCCCGCATTCGGACTGCACGACGATCTTGCACTCCTGGCCGGTAAGCCGGTCTAGCATCGTGACCAGATAGCTCTGCATGACTCACCTCCTACCCCTACAGTTGACATCATAGATCAACTAAGATAGTAGGTGCAATACCTCTGTATAGAGTGTGTCACATTCCGTGGGGGTCTTCTTCAAAATCTTCATCGTCAGGGTCATCGAAATGTGGTGCATAGAAGCTGACCCAAGCATCAAGAAGGTCGTTCCAGCTCGGAGCGTTACGGCTCATAAACATCTTGCGCCACAGCGGTGGGATGTCTTGATGACCTGCTGCGCGCTGGCGGTTACGCAGACCGGGCGCACGCGGTGGCCGCTGCTGATCGGCAGGGATATAGGGCATGTCGCCTTGCGTTTTCAAACCTAGATGCTTGTCGAAATAGTCGTTGTCGTCCTTGTGTTTGAGCCAGATGATAGCTTGCAGCTGCTTGGGCGTCAGGTGTTCAGCCGGGTTGGCGATCCCGCTGTTGACGCGGTGGGTCGCATCAAGCAGTGCGCGGTTAAACACGTCGTAGGTGTGTGGATCTGAGGGGTTCAGTCCGCCGTCTGGCAGGTAGCCCTTGCGGAACCAGCCGCCGTGCGGCATCGACGAGGCACGAATGTGATGACTGTCGATGGTGCCGCCGAGGTCTGCGTGCTGCGTCCAGTCACCGTTGGGGTGTTCGTAATAGCCCTGCTCGTTGATGGGGGTGTCATCGAGGATGTTGTTGGAGAAATGCTGGACTTTGGGACCGCCGAGGATCGCGTTGAACTGCCCAACGTCTTCGGGCGCGTCGAATATCTGTTTGGCTTTGTTGATGTTGCCACCGAGGGTGGGGATACCTGCATCACGCATGTGGAAGCGCGGCGAGTAGACGCCGCCGTTGGCGTTCTTCTTGTTACGCGCGCCCCTGACTTGACGCGCATGGTCTTCCATGACCTTATCGATTCCGTGATGCTGAATGTTGGCGATCCATTCCGCACGACGCTCGGGATCACGCAGCGTTGGCGAACTGGTGGCCTTAGCGCCTTTGCCGACCTTGGTCTGCCACAAGTCGTCGTGCATGTTGGCCAAGCGCCCCAGGTCGCGCTTGTTGGCTCGTGGTGAGCCACCGTACTGCTCGGCGTAGCGCCGCAGCGCTTCGGGGTGGACGTTGGCCATCTGCCAGTTATGCCGCTCGTCAGGATGCGGGTTGTAGTTCATCAAGAAGTTGGATGCGTTGCGGACGTTGGCATCCCAGTCGGTCTGCGGTGAGAAGGCCGACCCGATCGCCACGGCCCGCTGCGGACTCACTCCGGTGTTCTCGGCCATCTTGTTGAATAGGTCGTGCGCAGCTTTGTACCAGAATCTGCCTTTGGTGCGCTGCTGATCGTTTGCCCCGTGGTAGTGACTTACGAGGTTGTTGACCATGTCGTTGTAATTGAAGTCCGCTTTGTTCAATCGGCCCATCGGGTCGTTGTCCGGGTCTAGCGACGGGGTACGCGGAGCAGCGGCACGTCGTCTAGCGGCCCTCCAGAACTGCGGGTTGAGTGTGGCGACCTTCTGGGGGCCGAACTCGCCGTTGAGGATCAGGCTGCTGTTCTGGCCACGGGTTTCGCTAGCCAGTGCCGGGAGCGCCTGTGGGCTGAACATTTTGGAGTGCGTCAAAAATGATGCTTCTTCACCGTGACGGTCGAAGCTGCGTCCGGTGGCGGCATGGCCGAACAAGTCGTGCACGAAGCGGAACTTGTCGTTGTCGGCGTTGCTGAAATACGGGTGTCCGCCGGTGGCTGCGGTGGACAGCACCTTGAGCCGTCGGTTGTTGTTGAGGTCACCGACCATCTCGTGCACATCGGCGTAGGGGTCGTAGTCGACGAACTCCGGCCGGATACCCATGGTGTTGACGGCGTGATCGAACTGGTTGCCGACTTCACGGCGCATCGCATCCCAGTGAGGTGCGGCGGCCTGGTCGAACTCCGGCAGCGCGTCGTAGGCCCGTCCGACGTCGCGCACCGACTGCGGGGTGCGCGCGATGGTGCTGTAGTCCATGTCGTGGGGATCGCCCAGGCCGACTTTCGAGTTGTAGCCGCGAGCGCCTTGGATGGCGAACTGCACCGGCTGAAAGCTGTTGTGGATCTGCCAGCCGCGCGGGTCGGCTAGGCGTGCCTCCTGTTCAGCCCACGGCAGTGCCGCGAGACGGTGGTGATGCAGATGCCGTCCGCAGGCCGTGTGGGCGCAGCCGAACAATCGCAGCATCCAGTCAAGGTCGGGGTGACCGTCTTGGTCACGGTCGATCTCCGGCGGCAGCTCAGAGCCAACACGCAGATCGGATCGCCAGAAGGCTGCCAGTTCGACTTGTTCGCGCGCGGTGATGATGCGTCGTGCCATGGGCTACTCCGAGTTGGCGATGTCAGCGAGGTCTGCCTTGAGCTGGTTGATGTCGAAGCCCAGCGGCGACTCGCCGTCGGGGCCGAGGTAATCCTGGGAGACATAGGCCAGCGCCTCATCGCTGAACTGGCGGTATCCGGCCGGGGTGATCTCTTGCAGCTTCCCCCAGCTGACGCACACGAAGTTGCCGTTGGCGCGGCGACCGATAACCGGAACGTAGTGCCCGCCTTCAAGATGCGGACGGCGTACCGCGTCCCATGGCTGGCCGTTGTTGAAGGCGTCCATCCATTCGCTGGGGAACTGCACACCCACGCCGACGGCACCGAACAGGTAGGCGGCCTCGGCCAGTTCCTGGGTGTCGCCGGGGGTCAGCGCCAGGTATGCGCCGATCTTGTGCAGCGTACCCGCGTCGTCGGCGAAGCCGCTCTTTTGCCGGATCTTGGCGGCGGCCACCATGTCGGTGCCCTGGTCGGTGCTCGGATCGGCGGGGTTGTAGCCGGTCCACTGTTCGTAGTATTTGATGCCGTCGCTGTCGGCGAACGGGGCCTGCTTGCCGAAACCGTTGAGGGTCCACAGCAGGGTCTCGTGGATGGCCCCGGCGATGACGCAGTCACCGACGGTGTCGTTGCCGTACATGCCCCACGACTGGGGAATGTCGGTCAGACCGAACTCGGTCGGCACCGGCGGCAGGGGGTCCGGTCCCGGCGTCGGTTCGGGTTCGGGCGTCGGTTCGGGTTCGGGCGTCGGCTCCGGGTCGGGCTGTGGAGTTGGCTCAGGGGTCGGCGTGGGGTCTGGTTCCGGTGCCGGTGCGGGAACCGGGAACGGGCCGAAAATCTGTTCCAGCAGCTGGATCAGCCATTGGACGAGGGGGTCGTTGTAGAAGTTGCCGTTGCCGAGGTCGGCTGTGAAAGCGCCGATGGCGCGCTTCACGTCAGCTTCGTTGCCGAGCGCGGCCAGCAACAGTGCTTCGGGGCTGCGGTTGGTGGCGTAGTCGCGGAACCGCAGACTGACCGCGCCCGTACGTGCAGGCTTCTTGCCCAGCTTGTAGCTCATAGAAAGACCTCCCTGTCACCTATTCAGGCAGCAGGGAGGTCTTGTGCTCGAAGGTCTAAGCAGACGTCATGCGTCGCCTCCCTGCGGCATACCGCTGAGAAATTTTCAGGGGAGGTCCGCCAGGCTTGACTGGCGTCGAACTGACATTGGAGGTTTCACTGTGGGATTGCGACTGAATGAGATTAGAGTAACGGCGCTCGCCCACCTCTAGCCCGTATGCCTCGCTAAGGCAGATACCGGGGTAGCGGGCACGCCATTTTTCAAGAATGCGTTGTGCGTTCATTGGCGCGCACCTCCTTTTGCAATCTGATCGTGCACAAACGGAAAGCTCTTGTAGTACTTTTGCTCTGCGTTGTCGAACAGCCCGATTTGGTTTCGTTGGAGTGCTGCCCCACCGGCCTCCCACGGGTCGTCGAAGACCTCGGGGATGTCACTGTACCACTGCGGATGATGATCTGGGTGCTGTGCAACTTCGTCTTCGTCAGTGATCTTGGGGAACTCCCAGCCGCCGATGCCCTCCTCGTCGGGGTAAGTCTCCCGGTGGTTTCTCAATGAGTGCGGCGAGGGCAGTGTCGGAACCCTTTGCTCACCATAGTCCTTAGAGACCGTGTAGCCGGTTGTGGGCTTGTCGTCGTCAGAGAGAGTGTGGACCTTATTGCCGTCCTCGTCGTACTTGTCCAGCACGGTGAACCCAGGGCTGTCGTGGAAGACGGCCCTGTCGTATGCCTTGCGCGCCAGATCGGCGTAGTACTGAGCATCCAGATCGCCTGGGGCTGCTTGCCGTCTCGCAGCGACGCGCGCCCACCAGGGCACGAAGTGGAACGGCTGATCCGACTGAATCTCAACGGGACGCATGAGACCTCCTCGTTTATTCAGGCGTCAGGTAGCGGGTAGTTCAGCAGCTTTTCGACATCGCGCATCAGACGTCGACGACGCCAGTGCTCGGGTTCAGGGCAGGTGTCATGCTTGGTGCCCAGCCAGTTGCTCGTCGCGGTGTCGCCTTCGCGCCAGCGTTTTCTGCAAGCATCACAATGCGGCGGCAAGATGACCCAACCATGTGGACCGAGCATCCACAGTTCTTCGTGGGCCAGCTCTTTGGTCACCGCAGCGCTCTCCAGTCATCCATGTCAGCGCCGGTGAGTACTCGTACTCGGTCGGCACCGAATCGCGTTACAGCGACGGCCTGATCGAAGTCGAGACGCTGCTGATCGGTATACGTTTCTCGATCCCAGCCCTTGCTGAAGGGGCTGCGGATGCACAGTATGCCGACGCGCTCGGAGGTAGGGTGTTCGCGCTCCCAACGCTCCCGGCGTTCTTCTTCTTCACGATCACGACGCTTGCAGTAGTCGTGGAACTCTTTGCTCTCGCTGTCGATCAATCGCCCATCAGGGCACTCGATGCCGTGAAAGATGTGGCCGTCACCATTGCTCATGGCGCGAGCAAAACCAAGCGCCTCATCGAGACTGTCCTCCTCCTCACAGTAGGCGCAGCAGCCCCAGATTAGATACGCGCCGCTCACTAGTGTGCACACCAGCAGTCAAGACAAAGATCCGTCGCGCCGACAGCCCAATCGGTGCCGCAGCCTGAGCATGAACGCCAGCCGTGCGCAGTCATCGTCTTGTCGAACTCGGCATCCTCCCCCGGAGGCTTGCGTTCAAGGTCCAGGCTCATATGCGCTCCCTAGCTAGACCGCCGCTCATCAGTAGCGGCCCGCAGCGACGTCGATGCGGAACTGCTGACGGGAGTGACGACGCTCGGCGCGCTTCTGCGAAGCGTTCGCGCGCTTGGTGCGTTCGCCGCAGCACTTGCCGCACGGAGGCTGACGGGTCACGCCGAGCATGCCGGTGTGAGTTCCGGTGGTCATCGGTGCCCTCCTTGGGGTCGAAGTTCCGCTCGTGGAACAGCAAGATGTGCAGCTCGTTGGACAGGTCACGCCGGTAGGTGTGGGCATCGATCCTGGACCAGTCTTCCACCTCGCGCTCCCCTTGCTAGTGGCTATACAAATACTATACCGCAGCTAGTTAGGTGGGTCCATTCTCTCCCAGACGTAGACGGCGGTCCCTGCGTTGTGTACCTGCACGACGCTGCCGTTTGCGTATCCGGCCATGATCTCGGCATGTCGTTGTGGCTCACGATTACGCACCTCGTTTTCGCGGACATGCCAGTTCCAGAAGCTCGGCTGGTTCTTGATGAACCTTGCCCCAGGCAGGCCAGTCACACTCGACCCGTCGTAGTGATTCAGGTCGACGTAGTAGACGATGGAGTTGGTCTTCGGATTGTCGGCAATGATTGCCTTCCAGAGCTTGGTGGCACCCCCAGAAACGCTGTGCCCCAGACGGCACGCGCCCCGAGCTATCTCCATATCGTAACGACCTTTGCCGAAGTAGGCTTGTCCCACCGTGTAGCACATCAGATCCATCCCGGTGTTCTTGTCGACCAAAACATACGCCCACTTCGCTGGGCGATACCCCTGGATGTTGTTGGTCTCGAAGAATGACTTCATCTCAATGGCGGGCCGCTTCTCCACACGAGTCCCGCGTGCACCGACCCGATTCTCTGTGCGCCCCAGCGCGTGAGTGATCATGTTCTCGTAGATAGCGCGTTTATGCGGCTGGGACCACAAGTGCTCCCATACATGGATCAGCCGAACGCCGATGGCTTGGCAGCGAAGGGTCTTTTCGAGATGGTAGTTGCGATCTCTGAACTTTGCGGAGTGCCAGTAGGTTCCGTTGAACTCAATACCGAGCCTGTGCTCGGCGGAGTAGATGTCGATCTCGTGCGGAGGAATGACTGAGCGTGTCGTGATCGTTGGTATCTCCCACTCGCCCAGCAGGCTCCTGATCTCGGCTTCACAGTAGGAGACATAGTGATCCAGCTCGTCCCAGAGACCTAGCTGCCGGATCTTTGCGGCCAGGTAGAAGTCGCTGACACCGAGACTGACCTCTAACCCACGAATGGAGCGGATGCCTCGTTCGCGTATATAGGCCAACGCAGTTTCTCGGGTTGCGAAGATTGCACTGACCTCTGGCCCCACTTTCGTCAGGGAGATGGCGGTGTTGACTGTTTGGTTCTGTTCCGGTGTGCGTCGATGCTGCGAAGGGATGATCTCGACATTCTGCTGCTTCAGATACCGAGAGACGGTGCCGGTGGTCGTGTCCTCTATCTCAGCGATCTCGGCAATCGAATGGCCCTGTTCGTAAAGAGACTTCATGCGCTCTCCCCACTGCTTTCGACCAGGGCGATCAGCCAGTAATCCGGCGCGCTTGAGCCACTTGTTGGCCGTTCCCTGCGAAACACCGAAGTGCTCGCCCACCTTCTTGGCTGAGCCGCGACGTCGCACGCCTCCGGTCGACAGTGTGGTCTCAACGATCGTGCCCTCCCACACAGCGGGAAGTTGGTCTTTGATCTGCTCGTAGCGCGCATCCTTGTTGTAACGACCTCGCGCACCATCACTTTTGATGCCGATGCGCCTGCGCCGGATGTAGACCGTGTTTGCAGGAACGGCCTTCCCAAGCCTCTCGGAGAGGAATGCAGCGATCTCGTCGTCGGTCTTGCGCTCAACCTCATACATACGACGGATGTCATCGTCAAACGGCTCTAGCGTTGATCTAGGCGGCATCAAGCGAGTATATAGTCAGGCGGAATGCTCTGTCAACGGCCTGCCGGAAAAGCAAAACCCCCGCCTCTTGTGAAGACAGGGGTTTGCTGTACAGCTGAAAGCAGCTGGTCAGAGCCGTTAGCTGGTCTTGCGCAGGATGATGATGCCGCGAGGGTTGATCACCGCCATGCCGACCAATTCGTCCATCACCCAGCCCTTCATGAAGCGCTCGGTCTGGTTGTCCTCCTCGACGTCCAGCGAGTACATCACCGGGAAGACACCCAAGTACTCGGGGTCCGGGGTGAGGTAGACGGTGCCGCGCGGGATGATGATCGACTTGCCGATCTGGAACTCACCGAACTGCACGATCCGCTCGCCAGCGACGATCGAGTCCTTGAAGGCCCAACCGGCGTTGTTGATGTCGAACCGGTAGAAGTCCCGGTACTCGATCGGCCCACACAGCAGCCGGGAGCTTTCCAGCATGCGGCTGTCGGTGAAGGCCACGGCGGTGTACAGGTCACCCGGCTCGATGTAGGAACCGGCGATCTTGACCTCGTTCGGCAGGCTGCCGGTGCCGGGGTTGGCGGTGGCGTCGACCTTGCGGTACTCCTGCGCGGCGACTTCCAGCAGCGTGACCAGGCGGCTGTCTTCCTGCCGCATGATCGCCTGCTTGGAGAAGTCCTGGGTGTACTCGACGATGTTCGAGCGCAGCCAGTACAGGTCTTCCTTCTTGACCTGCGGGAAGGTCGCGATACGGAACAGGTCGACCATCATGCGCTTGCCCTCGAACGGGGTGATCTTGACTTCACCCTCGTTGCCGTGCAGGTAGTACGCCTGACCCAGCTGGTCGAGCACGTCGTACATGACGGGCACGCCGGGGGTCAGCGCGTCCTCCAGCAGGACGTTGCGCAGGATGCCCTGGTAGCGCAGCTGAAGCTGAATCGGGCCGATCATCGACTGGCCCAGACGCAGCATCCCGTTCTGGCGGTCAGCCAGGATGTGCGCCAGCTTCGTCTGCTTCTCAGCGGCGGTCAGCTTCCGGCCGAGGCGCTGCTGCGCCGCGACCATCTCGGTGACGTAGTCGTCGGACTTCTTGGCGTAACGACCGAAGCCCGAACCGATTGCGGTGGGAAGGCTCATTGTTGTTTCTCCTTGTCCTGTATCCGGGCCTAGCTCGCGCCCACAGCGACAGCGCTGGTGAGGTTGAAGCGGTTCAGGCGGACCAGAATCTTGTCGGTCGAGATGACGTCGATCAGCTCGGCGACCGCGTTGGCGTGCGTCGCGCCGGTCGGCGTCAGCAGACCGCTGGAGTTGCCGGTCAGCAGCACGAAGCCGCCGTCGGTGACCTGGCTGCCACTCCAGTCGGCGGTCTGGTCGAAGGCGGGGGCGAGGATCTCGAACACGGCCTGTTCGCCGCCGACCCAGACGGTGAAGTTGTTCGCGCCGGTCGAAACGACCTCGTCGATGCCCAGCTTGGGTGCGACGAACAAGGCCGACAGACCGAACGGCTTCTGGTTGCCTGCGCCGGTGTAGGGGGCGAACAGCTCGCCTTCCTTGCGGTACATGACCGTGCCGGGCAGGATGTCGGTGCTGCGGTCCCAGTCGGGGTCCAGGTAGCCAGCCCAGGCGGTGGCCTGGTGCTGTGCGTAGATTGGCCGCAACGTGCGCTGCTGCGCCGGGTTTGCGGGAGTCACGAGAAACATGACGTGTATTCCTTTCTATGCGCCGGTTGGCGATAGCGGGTTTAGAGGAAAAGCCCCACGTCGTTGGCGACGTCGTTGGCAGCGATGCGCTGCGTTGACGCCGTCCGCCGAGCGGAGGCGAAACCACGGGGGATCGGGTTGCGCGGCACCGGGGCCGAAGCCACCTTCTGCGCGTTGGCCGCAGTGACGGCCTCCAGCAGTCGCGTACGATCCACGACGAACGCTTTGCGCATGGTCTGTGCCTGGCTTGCGATCTTCCAGCGGTCGGAGGCAGGCGCAAGACCCGCACCGATCATGGCCTCGGCGTAACGAACCGCCGCAATGCCGTCGGCTTTCGCAGCCGTCTTGTCGCCTTCGCCCGGTGCCCAAATCTGGCTATCCGAACTGAGTTCGGGGTCGGCGATGTCATCTCCGGCGTTGTGGCCGAAGTCGCCCAGGTCGAACTGGCTCGCCTGAGCGTCAGCGTCGGTCTCGTTGGAGACCGGCTTCTCCACGTCGACGCGGCCCTGCGGCGCTGCGACTTCCAGCGACTCGGACTCGGCTTGACGCTTCATACTCTTTCTGGCTTGACGCAGTGCCACGCCCAGCGACGGGTAGAGCTGCTCGACAGGAACGCCGTTGGCGGCAGCCCAGCGAGCGGCCTGACGCCGCAGCCAGTTCGGGTTGTGCTGAGCCGCAGTGCGCCCGGTGGCGTTGCGCAACCAGGCGTCAAAGGCGGCGAACACCTTCTTGGAGGCGTCTTTGGGCTGCGTCTCCACGTCGTCGAGAGCGATGTTGTCGAAGTCATCGCCCCGCAGGCTCTGGTCGTCGGTGCCGCTCAACTCCGGGTTGACGGTGTCGGCCTGCTCAACGGCGTCGGCCAGCTTCAGTCCGACAGCGGCGAAGAACTTGCGCGGGCTGAACCGAGGGTTCTCGGCCTTGAACACCTGCGCGAATTTCTGTGCGGCGGCGGCACGCTCGCGCGCAGGCAGCGACGCGACGAAGTCGGCGGTCTGGCGATACGGACGACGGTTGCGTGCGGTCACCTGCTGGTAGGCGCGGATGTCACGCTGAAGGTCGGCGCTCTTGGCGCGGATCGAGGCCACCAAGTTGTTCTCGGTGTTACTGATCGTGCCGTCACCCGGCGAAGGTGCGACCAGCGACTCGGAGTCGGGGGTCTGCGAGATGTACAGCTCCTCGGCGTCGCCCTCGTTGTTCTCTCCGAACGGGCCGCCGTCGGTGTGTCCACTGTCGTCGGCGAAGTGCTTCCGGCCGCGCGCAGCCTTGGCAACCCGGTGACGCTCGCTGAGGCTCATTGGCTGTCCTTTCGTCTTTCCCTTATTCCGGTTGCGACGGCGGTTGCGCGCTGCGCGCCGCCGAGCCTCACGGTTGCCCTCCCACGGCGGGAGGTCGTCATCGCCGTCCTGATCGATCACGGCATCCGCGTCGCCGTCGCCGTCGGCGTCCACGACAACGTCGTCATCAGAACCCGAGTCGTCGTCGTCATCACTGTCGTCGTCGTCGGAATCCGAGTCGTCCGAGTCGTCGTCGTCAGCACCGGCGTAGTCGTCGTCGGTGTCGCCCTCGGGGTCCAGATCGTTGTCCCCGTCGTCGTCGGGATCGATCAGTTCCTCCAGCGCGTCCAGCTCGGCGTCGTCGGCTGCGCGCTTGCGCTGAGCGGTGCGAGTGCGGGCCATGGTCGTCCTCCTCGGTGGGGCGTCCTCGAAATCGGCGTCACCTTTTATGTCGCCAAGGTTTTCCACCAGGCGGTCCTGGTCTAGACCGTCCTGTTCTTGCTCGTCGTCGAACTGCTTCACACGACCGAGATCGGGGCCGGTAAATTCGTCCGGCGAGGGCAGGTAATGCTCGAATGGGTTTTCCTGCGGATTGCTGGGGGAGTTCAAGTCGACCGGCTCCACGAAGTCGTAGTCATCGATGCTGTCGTTCTCGTCGTTGCGCATCGTGTCGATGTCTTCGGGAATCTCTGTCTCCCCGTAGGCATGATGGGTCAGAACCCCGATTCGTCCCTTGCCGGTCGGACTCCAGCCGTGTCCCTGTCCAGGTGCCACCGACTCCCTGCCGGGAATAACGTTGCCGGAGGGGTCGATCTCACTGTTGATGACCGCAGGGATAAAAGCATCAAGCTGATCTTGCGGATTGTTGATGTTGCCGCTGGGGTTGTACCTGTTGAAGGTAGAGGGCACATATTGCAGCAGGCCCTGAGCCGGGGTGCCATTGGCCATGTTGGTGTCCCAGACCTCTTGAGTACGTGGCCTACCGCCTGTCTCCTGGTCGATCTGCTTGACCATGAGATCAGCCCAATTGCCGTAAGAGTCTTTCGGAATACCGAACTGGGGTCCGAGTCGTTCAAGGCTGTTCATCGCCTTGCCGCGCCACTGCTCGGCCCCTGCACTCGGGGAGTAGTCAGACGGCAGAGAGCTACTAGACGAACTGCCGCCGTTGACGCTGGGTGCATAGTGCAGGCCGCCACCGCCGACGCCTCCCCCGGCAAAGCCTTTATCCGCCATGGGGCCGGAGTGGAAAGCGTCATACATGTCTCGGTAGGGGTCACCAGTGGAGCCGCCGGTGCCCTTGTTGTTGTCGATGGTTCCCTGGCCGACCGTGACGTTGGGGGTCTTCGACGTTGAAGACGTTTCAGTGCAGCCAACCTCGCCGGGCGGGCAGTCTGCGGTACGTCTGTTATTGGCGACCATGATCCGGCTGACGACCGCAGTCTCGTCAGCGGGATCGAACACGTACGACAGCTCGAAGAACCCGAGTTTGTAGCAGTTATGGACCGCCATACCTTCGGCCACATAGGTGTGGGTGTCGGCGACCTCCATGTTGTACACAGGACCGCTGTAGGGAATGGTGTCGACCTCACTGACCCGAACGAAGGTCCAGGGGCCGTATGAAAGTCGCCCTATCTTCTTCTGGTCCGAGCTGCCATACCCAACAACGTGCTGAGGCAGCCATGTAGCCGGATTCTTGCCGGGGTATTCGTAGTCAGGACGTACCTGCTTTGTGCTGTGATAGGGGGTGTTCCCCAGCATGACGTGAATGGTGTAGATCTGCTCGGCCAGCTTGGGTGAGCAGGTGAAGTGTTTGTGCCCATGACGCTCGATGAACTTGGCAACGTGCAGGCCGTCACCGGCCTCGTGTCCCGTAACGACTCCGCGCAAGAACTCGATGGAGGCCGACATGAACTTGTCGGGCAGCGCCTTGTTAGCTGCCCCAACGCCGAAGTGCGCCAGCAGCTGGGCCAGCGGGGACGAGAAGATGGTGACAGTTCGCCCACCGTTATGCTCACGGTGGGTGATGGATGCCAGCCCCAAAGTGTTACGAGCGAACTTGTCGACGAACTCGGCCAGATCGGTCTCGTCCTCATGGAAAGCGAAGTCTGTTTGGGTGAGCGCCTTATTGGTCGACCCCTCAGCCAGGAACAGACCGATGAATTGCCCCAGGTTCTCGTCCAACTCCAAGGCGTCGGGCAGGGTATGGATCGGCTCAAAGCACGTCTCGTGCTGGCGGTCTTGTCGTGTGTAGTCGGCGGTGAGGATCTTGGCGAAGGAGCCATCGGTCGACGGACGTGTTTCGCAGACCCAGTCCCCGACCTGAAGTTCGCGCGCCTCGACGAACTCAGGCCGAAGTCCGCCTTCCAGGCGACCGATTCGCGTCCGCGTGTCCTTACCGAAGACTGCTCCTCGGATGGCCAGTACAGGGTGATTACCAGTCATCTGAGGTGCCTGGGTCTGGTTGCTCTGGCGGCGGATACGGAAGGTGTCCTCGTTGACCAGGCGGCTCATTTTCTGGGTGACGGTGCGGGGGGTACCCAGGTGGTCAAGGACGACCTCCCCGGCCTGAATGTCTTCGACAGGTCGGGTGGTCCCGTCCCCCATGGTGATGAGGGTTCCGGCGACTAAACAGTCCTCGTAGACCAGATGCTTCTTGCCGGTCTTGGGGTCCAGCAGCTTCTTGCCCTTGTGGTTGCGAACGTGGTCGCAGAACTCGGATTCGTCTTTGGCGAGCTTGCGGCACGACGGCATTGAGCAGCGCGTCTCCCCGGCCTCCACGCCCATAGACACGGCGTCGATTCCGCCGGTACGCAATTCGTGCGCCAGTTTGGGGAAACGCTGACCGTCGGTCTCCATGACCGTCTCGATGTACTTGTCATCGCCAGCCTCGACGTAGCGCGCCGCGATGACCTTGCCGCGAGCCTTGGTGGGATCGAGGTTGTTGTGGTTGACGAAGATCGGCTTGCCGATGAAGGTCTTGTATGCCTTCTTCAACTCGCCGGAGGGCCACGCATCGAAGTTCTGGTTGACCCGAGCGCTGATGGCTCGGCACACCGAGTAGATGAAGCCCGGCTTGGGTTTCCAGCCCTTCTCGGTGACACCGTTGGGGTCAGACCTGTAGGCAAGCATGATCTGCTTGACTGCCGAGTCGGAGAGATGACGCTGCGCCCCTACCACTTCGCGCACAGCACTCACAGCGTCAGTCCCTTCCCGTTATGTGTCTGCTACTTATTCACTGCACGACGTCAATCGACGTAGTGCGTGCCTGCCAGATCCGCTGCCGTGGGCATGTTCCGAGCACCCATGTGGTGGGTCTCGTCTTCCAGCTCACGCTGCTCTGCCGGAGAGAAATGCCGCCCGGCGGTGCGCAGCATCGATGCCGCCCGGCTGGCGATGTCGTCGTTGCTGTAGCTACCACCGGAGTTGTTGCCGCTGTCGGCCATGAATCCGCCGCCCTGCGCCTGCAACGAAGCGTGGAAGGCACGCACGACGTCGGAATGATCGTCGGTTGACTGTGCAGCCGGTGACTTGCCGGTGTAACCGAAGTCTTCCGGCGGACGATAGCCCGCCTTCTTGCGCTGCTGCGGCGGCTCACCGTATTTGGTGATGCCGTCGTCGTCGCCAAGGTCGGTGACGTCCACGAAGTTCGGACGCTCGTGTTTGTCGACATAGGCTTCCGAGGTCGACCACTGCGGCTTGGGGGCCGGACCAGAACCGTGGTACGGCTCGTCAAGATAGTTCTGGTACCAGTTGGTCTCCGGGCTGTTCCTTGCTGCACCGGTGATGTGGGCGACGATCTGGTCGGCGTCCACGCCACGGTCGCGCAGCTCCTCGACAACGTCGCGCACCTTGTCGTTGTGCTCTTTCATGTGACCCAAAGGCGGGTCATCGCACGACAGGTCGCGCAGTTCTTCCAGCAGGTCGGCCGTGTGAATGCTGCCGGTGTGCGGGGTCGAAGTCAGACCAGGCGGGCGTGGCACCTCACCGCCACTGCCGCCGAGCACGCCTGCGCCGATGCCTCCCCAGCCGGGGATCGCCTGCTGGATCAGTTCGGGGATCGCCGGGATGTGCAGACCGATACCAGCACCAGGATTGAAGCTGGTGCCGCCACCGAAGCCCGGAATCGAAGGTCCGCCACCGAAGCTCGGACGTCCAGTTCCCTGGTTAGCCGGAGAGCCTGGCGACGATGGATCGTTGGCCACGGTCTGCGAGTCAGGCATTCCGCCTGACGGTGCAGGACCGTCATCCTCGAAGTCCTCGGCGAAGAAGTAGCGACCGCTGGTCTTGCCGGGGTTCAGCGCGCTCGGCGCGGGAGGCAGATCCGGCGCTGTCAGGCCCGTGCCGCCAGCACTGTTTCCGGGTCCGGGACTGCCGCCCCCTGTGAGGTGTGGTGTTTCAGCAGACGAACCCGAACCCGAAGACTGGCCAGGGATCTGGATGGTGTCTCCGGCAAAAATCTTGTTGGGGTCAGAGATGATGTCTTTGTTGGCGTCAGCGAGCGCCTGGTAATTGTCGCCGAAGCCATGACTCTGAGCGATGCCGGAAAGTGTGTCGCCCGGCTGGATTTTGTACTTGTCGCCGCCTGCGCCGCCACCGGTCGGTGCGCCCAATCCAGCGCCAACACCAGACGCGCCGCCAGCATTCACATCAGGAGAGGTCTGTCCAACAGTCGATGCGGCAGCGCCACCAGCAGGGGTTCCCGACTTGGCCGGGTTGAAAGCGCCCGCGCCTCCGTCAGCGCCTCCAATACCCGGCTTCGCCGCCGGAGTCTCCATGCCGTCGATGGCTTGGGTGACATCGCTCAGCTCCGGTGTGAAGCGCGGAACGATGCTGCCCGACCCTTTGGGGCCTCCCGCGCCAGAATCGCCGCCTTGCGGCACGCTCATCTGATCAGATAGTCCGCGAAGGCCCTGCTCCATCCAGCCGCCAGTGGCACGATCGGCATCTTGCTGGGACATCTCAGGGCCAATGGTGCCGTTGGCTCGGTCCCGAGCTGCACGGTCTGCCTGGTTTTCTTCCGGGGTGTGGCTGTACCAGCCGGGTGCCGCGTGATGCTGCATCGCCATGATCTGGCCGGGGCCGGTGGTCTTGCGGTCGTCCTCGCAGACATCAACGAAGGTCTGCTTGTCGTCGTCATCGTCGGACGGCATGATCAGATCCGGGGTGATGCTGCCGCCGTCAGAGAACAGCGCATCCGGCCAGTTCTGTCCCATCGGGTCGGAGTAGTCGCGGATCTCCTTGCGCTCCGGGTTGTCGGCCAGGAAGGTGTAGAGCTTGGCGACGTCGGCGTCATCGAGTCCGGGGTTCTGATCAACGAACTCGGTGATCGAACCGATGTCGGTGACAGCCTTGTTGTCTTTGGCCCACTTCTTGTAGTCGTCAACAACGTCGGCGGTGTGGATGCTGGCGGCGCGCTGATGAACCGGACGGCCCCTGTGATGGCGTGCCTGGAGTTCCCAGTAGGACGCCAGCCCGTGGCTGCACAGACGTCCAACTTTGGTCTGGCGGTTGTAGGCCCATTTGCCCCACGGGCAGTCGCAGAACCACGAGGCGATTGACTGACCGCCCTTGTAGTTGCCGAACGAGCTGCCTTTTTTGATCAGGCAGTCGTAGGTGCCGTGGTCGCCGTCAACACTGGTGAAGATGCTGTCGGGACTGGCCTCTTTGACGTGCACGCGCCCCTCGCGACGCAGTCGCTTGGCCTTGGCCTGTACGTCATCCCACGCGGCCTCACGCAGCTGCTTATTGCCTTCGATGAGCAGTCCGTACTGCTCCATGTCAGGATCGTGACCTCCAGCATGGATGCTGGCCTGACGCTGGATCTCGCGGATGGGGTCATCGCGGAATCGTTGCACCGGGTCGTTGAAGTGATCGGCGCGGGCCTCCAGCATCCAGGTTGCATAGCGCGGGTCCATGTCTAGCGACGCGATCGACTGCAGCGATGCCCCTGCAGCGGTGGACGTGCCCGGCGAGGTGTCGAAATTGTCGGTGACTGCGGTGTCGCCCGCACCGGGAATGGTGGCCGAGGGACCACCGATCGACGCCGAGGCAGTGTCGGGCACCGCCGGGGTCGGCATCGAGATCGGCTGATTGTCGGCGCGACGATACGACGACAGGTGGTGCAGTTCGATGTCGTCGTCGTAATCGCGCTCGGGTGCTTCGTGGGCGTCGTGCTCCTCACGCAGCAGCGTGCGGTAATCCTCCGGCGACAGATACGGCGAGTGCTCGGCGCTTTTGGCGAACAGGTCCGGGTTCGGGCCTGGCTCATCCGATTCGGGGTGGCTGTCGAAGCTCAGCGAGTTGGCGTCGTTGTTGAGTCGTTCGTCGGCGTCGAGCGGGTACTCACCGGGCTGTTGGGTCTGTTCGGTGTTGAACATCTCGCTCGGGTACTGCGGCGTCGGGTCATAGGGCAGGGTGACCGAGTTGTCTTCGTCGATCTCCCGGTCGGCGTAGCGTGCACCCTCGCGGTAGTAGTCCGGTCCCAGCGGGTGCGCGATCTCCTGCTCGTTCTCGGTCTCTTTGCCCTCTTGGCCGTACGTCGGCTTCTGACCGGCCTCACGAACGTCGGTGGCGTCGAACCACGCCTTGAATCCGTTGCCCGCCACGAGCAGTTGGGTCCGGCCCCGAACACGGTCGCGCTCGACAACTTCGCCGATCCCATGTGCAGTGTGGACAAGCATGTGCCGCCTCCTATAGGTGCCTCTCCCTCTTTAGGGCGGCAGGAGACGCGGACTTCCTAGATGTTGTCGTCGAGCAGCGGGAAGTCCATGTGCTGACCGGCCCAGTCGATTGAGATGCGGTCGAACACGATCGGGCCGGTGTAGGTCAGCTTCTGGATGGCGTAGGCAGCGGTGCAGTGGGGGATGAAGGGTTCGTGTTGCTTGTGCATGTTGGGCAGTACCGAGCCGCAGGCTTCAACGATCTGCTGACGCAGTGGGCCGATCTCTTGCGAATCTCCAATGAGGTAGACGATGCAGGGATCGAATTTTCCGGTGGGTCCGCCATCGGGGTTGAAGATCGCATGGCCCATCACACGGGCCTCGATGGCGTGGGTGTACTGGTCGGCCACTGACGCCACAGCCCGAGCGACAGTGTCAGCGGGCAGATCGGAGACATCCTCACCGAAGTACGCCAACGTGACGTGCATATCCTCAACGGGCTCACCACCTTCAACAACCAGGGCTTCGGCGAAATCGCGGCGCGGATACAACGCGCACATGCCGCCGGTCTGCTTAGCCTGTTCGGCATCAGCGGTGATGAGCTGATATGCCGGGTGCACCCACGCCGACGTGGAGCCGTAAAGATCCTGACTCACCGTTCGACACCGCAGTACTCGGAGCCTTTGACGAAGATCGGCAGCGAGAACAGCTCGGAGTCCTCGTGTTGCCACCATTTGATCCAGTTGCGGCGCAGCTGGTGGATGTCGGCGGTGGTGACCGCCGGGTCGACTAGCAGAGGGCAGGTGACCTCGTTGAGTTCGGCTACGGCACTGTAGCCGTGGCGCTGAAGGTAGGTGGCTAGGCTGGTGGCCTGATCGGCACTGGTGACCGGAATGGTGAGATAGCAGACGTCGGTGTCGTTCACGAGCGGGCCTTTCGTAAGCAGTGAAGTGGATGTTCAGTACTTCACTGCTGGTGGCCCGGTCCTATTTCTTGATGACGGTGTATCCGGCGCGGTCCATGAGTTTGAGGCTCTCCTGCGCGTTGCGCATCTTGGTGAGCTTGGATTCTCGCGGTAAATCTTCCCACGACGGGAATCGCTGCTCGAAGTCTTCGGCGCTAAGTGAGCTGGCAAGCTCGGCACGGAGCTGTTCACGAGACGCCTCCCACATGTCCCTCGTGAACTGCTGCATCGTCACCGAGGCTTGCTTCTGCGACGTCTTCGCCATCCTTGATGTCTCCCGTCTGTGGCAGTCCCACAGCCGAAGGGTCATCGAGAGTGAGCGCTTCGGCCTGGGACACCACAATGGTGCGTTTGATCCAGGCGTAGTTGCCAAGGAAGGCAACTCTGTCGAAGTCTAGACCACCCGCAGTCTTCGTCAATGCAACGAATAGCGCGGTGCGTCCCCCAGCCGCATTGAGGTCGAAGTTCTTGTAGGTGTCCCAGGCGACGGTGCCGTTGGGCAGTTTCAGTCCGTACTGGACGTGCTCTACGCCCATATCGGCTCTCTCCCGGTGACGTCACTGTACTGTTGCAAGAGATCGTCTAGAAGCTGTTTAGACTCCGGCGCGCCACCGTTCTGGATCTCGGGCCAGTCGGCCTGGATGTCGCGTTCGTGAGGGCTGTTGAGCATCTGGTAGAACGCTGGGTCCATCACCAAGTCTTCGACACGCGCCACACGGTGGCGGTCGGTGACCTCACGACGGCGTACCGCGCGTTCCACGGTGTCTGCATCGACGTCGAACCGACTGCCGCGACTCGATGGTCCGGTTTCCAGCCAGGTCTTCTTGCGGATGGTGTCACCGCTGCGTTTAGCGGCCCGCTTGCCCGTCTTTTTGGCAGCACGCGGCGCTCCAGCACGCATCTCATCGGAGACTTCCGGTCGGGCGTAGTTCGACGGCAGATCAGCCGGGCCGAAAGAAGGCGCTTCTTGTTCTGGTTCGGGCATGGGCGGGGACGGGTCTAGAGATGCCGAGTCCGGTGCGGGCACCGACCCCTGGCCGGGTGGCAGTGGCGGCGGCAGCGCCCCGACCTGACCGGCCGGACTGGCGGCTTTGGCCTGATCTTCGAGCATCTTGGCTTGCGTTTCCGCCACCTCGGCAGCCGAGAGCTGCTGACGCAGCACCAGGGTCTCGTTGAGGTAGCTGATGAGATCCGGCGGGTAGGGCAGTTGACGTTCTGCGGGCAGGCGTCGATTCTTCTCGTCGATGACCTGCTTGGCCTTGCTCATCGCTTCGGCCTGCGCCACCAGCTTGTCGACGGTCTCCTCGGATTGACGCTTGAGTTCCATGTCGAAGTCAACCGGCAGGTTGATCGCCATCGACTTGTCCGAGACCGGAACGCCGGACTGCTTGAGTGTCATAATGAACTGCCGCTCGGTGGACTCGTCGCGCAGGTTCAGTGAATTGAACTTGACGTCGGGGATCAGCAGCTTGGGTGCGTTGACGACCTCATAGCGGCCGGTCATGGGGTTGTAACGCCGGACCTTGCGCCAGATCGGAACCCGAAGGCTCCCCTTCTTCTCGTAGGCGTAGAACTGCTGCGCCTCGGCGACGACCTCCATGCGCTTGCGGATGTGGCGAATCACCTTGCGCTGAAAGTCTTTCATGTTCAGCTCGCACACTTCGCGGTTCAGTGCGCTGGAGGCATAGGTACCTGCCGCTGAGGTGCCGCCCATGATGAGGGCCTGCCCGATGCCCCATGCCTGCATCAGTTGTGCCTGGATGCGGTCGTAGTCCTGATCCAGACGCGGCATCGCCTCACGTCCGAACACGTTCTGGATCTGTAGGCCCATGTGGTGGGTCATCAGCTTGAAGTCGGCCATGAGTGCGGACTGCATGTCATCGCGCAGATCTTGCAGATCGCTCATCGAGGGAATCCACGGTTCGCCGTCGCCCATGTTCTCGATGCCGAGCGTGGCCAGAATGAACGGCGCGTAGAGGCGGTCAGCGACAGCGTCTTGGGCGGCGTTGAGGCTTTCTTCGGACAGCAGCGTGCTGAAGCTGCGCATCAGTGGCGGCACGCCCCGGTTGTCCCACGGACTGACGCGGTTGACGATACGGCTCCACAGGCCCTCGTCGATGTCGATGCCGTCGTCTTGGGTGGCTGCTGCGATCAGCTCGGGGTAGTGCTCCTTGAGCTGTTCGTAGTCGTGCATGCGTTGCATCTGCTCAGACTTGCTCTCGTTGGAGCTAGTCGGATTTCGCAGGCCCTCGACCATGTCCTTGACGAGCAGCTGGACACGCACCTCGTCGACGAACGGACTCTTGGTCACCCGGATCATGTCCGGGTTGAGGATCTCCTCAGACGTCCAGGTGCCCAGCTCCTCATCGAAGTGACCCAGCGCGGTCACTTCGCCGGAGATGAAGTATTCGCGCGCAAGACTGTTCGGCAAAAAGTCTTCGTAGTCGAGATCATCAAAGAACAGGCTTGAAAAAAAGTCCTCCACGGATTTGTCTTCGCAAGAGAACTCAAGCCCTGTCAATGGGAACCGCGAGTAGATGTCAATGAGCAGCGGTACAAGGTTGTGCGTCGCGTAGTAGGCACGAGACCACATCCGCGCCTTGGACAGCTCCTCGTCGTCGGAGATGTTGAATGGAACGCCTTTGTCGGCCAGTGTGCCCAGCGGCTCGCGTATCTTGGGCATCGCCAGCTGAAGATCGGCCCCGGTGCGCTGCATGTTGGCCAGTCGTGAGCGGCGCATCTGCGCGGCAATGGATTTGGTGTCCTCAGCCAGCGACCCGTTGGTTACGGTGTCCTGCATTTTCTTGGCGGTCAGCCGTGCCTGTGTCGGCGACTTGGGCAGCGAAACACCGGCCTGACGCAGGCGATTCATCTCAGTCGTCAGGTTGGCAACCTGAAGTCCCGAGGCAGTGCGCCCACGCTTATCAACAATGCTGAAGCCAGGCTCTGATGAGGTCACGAAGCAACCGGCTCTCGCTCATTCACCTTGGCCAAACACACCTCGGTGTAATGACCAACGCGGGGTGATTCTTCGCTGGCGGGTTCGTCGATGACGACCGTGAAGGTGGGATATACCGGTGTACCGCCGTGCTGGAAGTCCATGTCGATCTCGGTCACTGTGCCGATGCCGTCATAGATTTCACCAACGGTACGTGCTTCAACGCGATCGCCGACCTTGAACGGCACGGTCAGTGACAGAAATTCCATGGCGCGGATCATCGAGCCGAGCGGGGTCTTGTCATCGACCACGCACTGTGCGCAGTAGCCGCGATCCAGTGATGGCTCGACGTAGAAGATTTCACGGATGCTCATGCACCCGAAGCACAACTTTGTGATGGTGTCTCCCATTGCATCCTCTACTTACGTCGCGGACCCTTGTTCCACTTACCGTCGGGGTTACGGCGTGCCCAGTCGTCCGGTTGCTGCTTCATGGTCGAACGACCGTCGTCCTCGCCGTCTTTGTCCTTGATCTCACCGGGCTTGGTGATGTCATGGATCGCCGACTCACGAGCGGTGTAGGCAACAGCGAACGCCTCGGCGAAGTCGCGCGACGACTCCTTCTCGTGCGAGCCGTCGTCGTTACCGTCCTCGCGGTCGGTCTCCTCCGGGTGATCGCAACCGCAGTCCTCGGCGCAGGCGTGACGGCTCGCCCCGAACTGACGCGGGTCGAAGGGATCAGTCTCGGGATTCCAATTCGCTCCCCTGTTGAAGTCTTCTTCTGGGACTCCAGCTGCCTCCAATAACTCGCCGTCCTGGGGGTGGATGTGTCCGGCTGCGGCAAGGCCTTGCAGGTCCGACAATTCGCCGTAGCTGATGTCCTCGTTGCGGAGCTTGCCTCTCAGGTGCTCCAAGTAGCCCGGAATTTGATGGTCCGGCATGTCACCGAAGCTGGCCTCTGCCTTGCGACCGGCCACGATCACGTTGTCGCGCACCGGAACCTCGCGCACCAGATACTTGTCGGCGCTGGCTTCATGGCGGTCCCCGCCGGTGCCGATCACGTAGGCGTTCCATGCCTTACCGCACTTGCAGCGGTGGTAGTTGGTCGGCGTGGAGAACTTGCTGCCGCACGTGCAGGCGAACTTGTGCGGCGCGCTGGCTACGTGTGCGTCGAGGTGGTCGTCCCACTCCCAGCCCGCCACCTTGTGGTGAAAGTTCGGCTGGTCGGCTCCCCAGCCCATCCAAGCCTGCTTCCGAGCGCTAGCCGACTTGCGCTTCGGATGCGGGTAAATCTCGCCGGTCTCCCAGTCCTGCACCATCCCATTGCCCACATCGCTGTAGCCCCGGTTGTTGCGCTCGTGTTCTTCGGGCGTGATGTGCTGGTTGTTGTAGGTGTGGAAGTCATCCGTGCTGTGGCGGTCAGCCCGTCGGGTGCCCGCCTTGCGGGCCTCAGCTTTTCCCTCGTTCTGTCCCGTCGTCAGGTGAGTCTTGAGCTTCTGTAGTGCTCGCGGCCCGACCTTGCGCTCATTGGCGAACTGGTCAAGATCAGCCTCCGAGCCAGTGGGCAGACCACCCATCTCGGGCAACTTTTTCTGCCAGTTTTCGTACTCGCTGATGACATCGGCTTTGCGGCGACGGGCCATCATCTGCTGACCTTGGTCCGGCGGCATCCCGCCACCGCCCATCATCGACGGGTCCATAGGAGGTGCGCCCCCACCCATCGACGGGTCACCGCCGCCCATGTTCGGGTCCATCGGCATTCCGCCACCGGAGGGATCACCACCGTCAGGTGCACCCTGCGGCTGACCGTCCGGTCCAGGAGGCATCACATTGATCGAGCCGCCCGGCATGACGTTGAACGGATTCGCGGCCTGCTGAGCCTGCTCGGCCTGCTGCACGATCTGAAGCGACTGCTGCAGCGGCGCGATCTGCTCCTGGAACTCCTCGGCGCGCTGGTTGAGCAAATTGGTCAGCGCCTCGTCGGCCTTCTGAAGGTAGTCGGGGGCGGCGATGCGATGCGCATTCGCTTCTCTGCCCGGATGATTCCAATCGTTGTCCATCCGAACTGCTTCATCATGACCAAGCCCGTATTGATGCTTGAGGTAATTGATGCGATCCTCTGGAGTTACGTCATCTCTACGCATCGCGTGTTCGTCGTACTTGCTTTCAGCCTTGCGCTGAATCGCCGAAACGATGGCGAAGTAGTCGTCATCGGAAACACGAGACCCCAACTTGTCCAGGGTTTTCAGCGTCGCGGGCTGGTTGTTCTTACGGCACCAGGAGGCGAACTTGGCCACGATCGGTGCAAGATTCTCCGATTCGTCGTAGAGTCCACCGCCGGTATAGGGGTTCACCGGGTTGTCGATGTGGTTGTCTTCTTCACCGATGCTGTGCTTGCCGAGGTCAAGAGGAGCGCCTCCCGGTGCGGCACTGCGCCGACGAGATTCGCGCACCGTGATGAAGTCGGTGTCGGCCGGGTCGCCGGTGTGCTCCTGTGGGTGCTCGCCCTCACTGAAGGCGTTGGAGTCGACCTTGGCCGGGCCGTCTTGATCCAGGCCGTCCTTGTAGCCGTGGAAGTCGCCCTCAGGGATCAGTGGCGCACCCTGGTCGGGCGAGAACGTAACGTCGTTGTCCATCGCCTTGACCGAGTCCTCGGCGGTGCGACGACGGGCGCTCTTGCTGCGGTGATCTTCGAGCCACTTCCTGGAGCGAGCAGCATCCTCAGCATCGACCGGTTCTCCATCATTAGGACTGGTACGCCAGCCCTCCTCGGAGGGCGTGGGCTTGCCCCCCAATGGGGTGTCGCCCTTGGCGGTCTTGAACTCACGCTCCAGGGTCTTGCAGACAAGGCGCATAGTGCCGGTGCGGGGGAACAGGTGCGGCTCGACGGTCTTGATCATGTCGTCTTTGCACAGCGCCACCCGGTCGCGGAAGTCAGCGACATCGGTGGCGGCGAACAGGAACGACCCCACCCGCTGTTTGACGTCATAGAGTGCCGCAGCCATCTTGTCGGCAGCAACGCGCTGTTGGCGCTCAGCCTCGCCGGTCGATCCTGCTGCTGCTTCGAACAAACCGAAGGCGCTATCGCCCATCATCGACTCCCTGGTTCCAGTCGGTAACGAGGCGCTGCGCCTCTACTGATTGGGGTTTGAGGCACATCAGCCACGACGAGACCTCTTCCAGCGCGCAGTGTTGTTTCGTTGATAGGCGCGTTTCAGCGGAGCGCACAGCTCACATCGGCAGTTCCGCTTGCCGGTCAAACCGCCGCCGTGCTCGACACTGCGCTCACGACGAGACTTCTCTATGTGGTGGGGTTCGCAGAGCAGCTGACACTTGGTCAGCTCGTTTCCATACCTCTCGATCGACACCGACCAGAGGTGGCCCAGATCGAATGACTTCGTGGCCGGGTCGATGTGGTCGATCTGAAGATTTTCAGTAGTGCCGCACTCAACGCATTGACCGCCGAGTTTGGCGATAGCGTTTGCGCGTCGCTCGCGGTAACGCCGACCCATGTAGTCGGCCATGTATTCGTTGTAGGAAGTGCCACCCTTGGTGCCCCCGGCAGGACTCGAACCTGCGACATCTCGATTAAAAGTCGAGAGTTCTACCAACTGAACTACAGGGGCGCTGTCGGTGCTCCCCAGACTACAGCCGTCGACATCACTTGACTGAGCTACGGAGGCAGCGACGACGCTACCAAACCTGCCGAGCTTGGCAGGCGTCGGCGGGGTCACTCAGTAGTCCTAGACCGTTGCCAGGCGTCGAAATCGACCCGGTTGATCACATAGGAACCGGTTGCTCCAGGGAGCTTGTGGGCCTTGAGCGCACCATGCGTAATCGCGTAACGGATGGTGCGCGCGGGACAACCCGATTCTTGTGAGGCTTGTGTGACTGAGAGGAGAGCGGGGGCGCTTGGCACACGCCAAGTCTATGGCAGACGTAACAACTTGGCAACACCCGAAGTACAGCACACATCTAGAGCTTTGCTAGTAATCCGCGTTTACTTCCGTATTGCATTGTTGCCGAGTTAGGCATAGTATTCGTGACATGACCGCTGTATTTGAGACAGGAACGGTGCCGCCAATCGAAATCCGGCACCGCCTTCGCATTGCGCGCGAGTTCGCCGGTTTGGATCAAGGGGAGCTTGCGGAACAGATGGGCATCTCCCGCACCAGTGTGGGCAACTCCGAGACCGGCGCGACCAAACCGCGCCGCATCACCCTTAACGCCTGGGCGTTGGCGTGCGGTGTGCCGGTGAGTTGGATCATTTACGGAGATGTTCCCTACGGCCCGAATAACGACGGTGTGTGTGTCTCGGTCTGTGACGACGCTGAGTCGAAAACCGCTGGTAGGCGCGGTATTTCGGAACTGCGGATTAAAAGTCCGTAGCTCTACCAACTGAGCTATAGGGGCCGTGCCGGGACAGAATACTGCCTCCCCGAACGGGCCCGCGTTTGAGGATTGGACCCGCCGTGCCCTAAGCTAGCGAAGCTCCCAACGTGACCACGTTGCGAGCCCCCGGAGAGATTCGGTTCTGGCCCCCTTCGTCTAGCGGCCTAGGACGCCGCCCTTTCAAGGCGGTAGCGCGGGTTCGAATCCCGTAGGGGGTACTCGCACCGTAGTGACTACGGAGCGACGAGCAAGGCCCTGTGGCGCAGTTGGTTAGCGCGCCGCCCTGTCACGGCGGAGGTCGCGGGTTCAAGTCCCGTCAGGGTCGCTTTATGCGGCGAGGCACACGTGCCTTCCGGCCAGGTAGCTCAGTTGGTACGAGCGTCCGCCTGAAAAGCGGAAGGTCGCCGGTTCGATCCCGGCCCTGGCCACCAGCGAAACCACCTGGTAGCAAGTGGTTTTTCTCGTTTCTGGAGCGCTTCGAGAGAAGGTCTCGATGACCCACGTGGGGCCTAGTCCCAATCGGCAAGGGTCGGTTGGTGAGACTTCCGGGAAGACGCGACAGGTGTATGGCGCCCCTCTCCCGGTCGAAGCGGACTCACGCCCGGCTCTTGGCATCTCGCAGCGGCATCGGCGCTTGCGCCTCGCCGCTCCGTACCGGTGGTCGGCAGAGCCGGTCATGGAACAATGTGTCTGGCATTCCCGACCTGACAGGAAGGGATCGGTATGCGACAGCACCCAGCCGTCCGGGTGCAAGAAGCCCTGAGCTCGGGCCCGCTGTTTTACCGCCGCATGACTCGCAGGCCGAACGGCAGCAAGCACTGGATCCGCCGCGACCCCGAGAAGCCCAGCCTCAAGCGATTCGTCGAGGGGGAGCGGCGGCGATGAGCGGAGCAGACGACGGGACAGCCTGGGTGGCCTCGGAGTGGGCATGGGTGGAGGAGCATCCGGTGTTCACCACCCGCGAGGAGAAGGGCGGCAACGTCACCAGGGTGCCGGTCGCAGCGGTCCTTGAGCCGCTGCGGTTCGGGTTCGGGCTCCTCGTGGTCGCGCTCGCCGTCAGCGTCGGGTGCACGATCGCGGGTGTGGGGTTTGCCCTCGCCGGCCTGTCGGAAGGCCCAGGGGCGCTCTCGTGGTGGTGGCTGCGCTCGGGATACCCGCAGCGGGGTTCGCACTCGTCTGCTTTTCGGGCGTCCATGTGCGTGGCATGGAGCTGACGATGCGCGAGCGTGCCCGCAACCTGGTTCTGCTGGCCGGCCTGCTCGGCGGCATCGCTATCGGCCTTGCTGCGCTGGGGATCTGGTGGGCATCGAGGTTTTTCGGCATCTCGGCCGCGGTCATGGCGATCGCCTATCTCATCACCGCGCTCATCCCCGCCCGCCGGGTGCGCTGTGCTCGACTCGACGTGGCTCGTATCCTCCGCCTGCGCACCACTGCGACCCGCTACCGGGGCGTGGTGGCAGCATTGCCCGACCCGGCGACCTGGAATCAGGGCGGGGACGTCCCGATCCGCTACCAGCATGAGACCGGGGAGCGTGTCGTCCCGGTGCGGGTGAACACGTATGCGCACAAGATCCCCGTGCCCGGAACGCGGGTGATCGTGTTCGCCGATCACAGCGGAGATCCCCTCGTCGAACTCGACCCGGCCCACCCGGTCGAATACCACCCCGGCAACCGACCGTACGAGTCGGACAGCAGCGGAGGCGGGTCATGA